ACGCTGTCGGGAGAATTACGGTAGGTTTTTATCAGCGAAAGAACGAAATCCTTACATTCAATAAGCTCTTTGTAGGTACGGACAAACTGGTCTTGCGTCGAGCCGCCATTGATTATAGCCGCTACAAATTTGGCATTACGGTTTAGGTTTTCGGCTATGCCCTGAAGGTCTCGGATGGCTTTTAGATCTTTGGGCTTGAGCCGTTCCACAACCTTGCAGTGCAGGGTTGACTGACGGATGTATTCCGAACGGTTGAGTCCGGCGACAATCGCTTTATCCATCATTATCTGATACTGGTCTATGTCAAATTTCACCGGCACTATGATGGACTTGCGTTCATCCGCCGGAAGTTTTGGGCGACCCTTCGAGGGTCTGGAATTGATTTTCTTCATAATTCTTTGTGTTTGGATTTGTGACCATCGGGAGCGGAGGGTAGCGAGTCGTTTGAGGATTACTTGTAATACGAAAACATAAACTCGCTCCCTCCAATTCCGAACCCTTACGATAGTTTCGAGCAGCGCGAAACTACAAGGGCTTAGCTGTTATAGTCAGCATAGTGGTGTACTGACTTTAATGTTATAGTTTGCGCCAGATTTCGATGTCGTCGGCATAGAGTTTGAGATGCTCGGCAAGCACGGCGTTGATGTAGCTGCCGACATTGGCGCCACGGTCGCCGAGGATTCTGGCGATGCGTTCAAGCTGCGCCCAGACCTCTTCCTCGATGTTGACCGGGTGGCGTTTCATCAGTTTTGCCGGAACGAGATATGTTGCCTTGAACTCGGCGAAATCGGATTTGCGCTGTTGCTTGCCGATACGCTGTTGCTTTGGCTGAACGGTATCGGGCTGTCCATCGTTGAACAGGTTGGTGTTGTCTGCGGTGTTATCGCTGTTGACAACAGGATTTGTGTTGTCGGAATTATCGGTAGTCATAGTTTTATCAGTGTTATTTGTTTTCATTGTCATTTTCGGTGATTTTAGAAATTTGATTTACAAGATAATGCTCTGCGAGCCGTTCTTGGCTGCACTCGGCATTACTCAAACCTTTGGTTTGGTACTGCCATTGTTGGCACAAGAAGTCGTTGAGGTCGTTAAACTCGGAGTAGAGCGATGAGCGGTCAATCACGGTTGTGCCATATATGGCTGTTAACTCTGATAATGCTGTTATTCCGGCATTGTCGTTGTCAAGATAGCAGTTGATTACGCTGTAATCGTTGAGATATGGTATCGCTTTGTTGACATTGACAACCGAATTGAGAATCACTACATCACAGCCGATGATTATGCCGAGTGTCAGAGCCGAGAGATAATCAATAAACCCCTCGAACACGGTACACTCTGTTGACGGGCCGTCTCTCGACCACGGCAGATATGAGATATCCTTGCGCCCTCGGCAACCTTTGAAATATTGGTTGCGCAGTTCCCAGCCGCCACTGACATTCTTGAACGCCACGGCAAAATAAGATTTACCATTGACGCTGTAATGCGCCTCTTGGCAGTTCGCTGTAGCGATATGTGCCGGAATACCACGCTGTTGGAGGTAGCCGACAAGTGCGCGGTGTTCCAATGGCACGACCTCAAAACTCTCCATACCCGGTGCGGAGTGTCGCTGAGGAAAAGAGAAAGCGACTGTCTGCGCCGATGGCACCGGACAACTATCGGCTATGCAACGCTTGAGATAATGCAAATCCGTTGACTTGTATATCTCGACTGCGAGGTCTATGATGTTACCTCCTTTGCCAAGTCCGAAATCATACCAACAGTTGAGCGATGTATCGACCTTGAACGATGGCGTATGTTCCTGTCGCAACGGCGACTTATACCAGAGCCTTGTTCCCCTTCTCGCTGCCGGCTCGTGTCCGAGTCTGGACAAGAAGGTGGCTAAAGGGATAGATTTTATCTCTTTGATCATATCGGAATATGTGTTGTGGAGTTTTTAGTTCGGGTTCAGCTTACATATATACACCCCGGACTGAACTGAACCTAATCAGTAGTAAAAATCGGGGTTGTATTTATAGACTCCGTTGGATCTCACTATCATCCGCTTGTTCATCAGGAAGGATTTGAGTTTTGTCACCTTACCGTCACCGAATGGGAAGCCGCAGGCGGCATAAGCCTTTTTTAGCCTGTCCTCGCAGTTCTGACAGCCTTTTATATCACCGTCGGCAAACGCTATCTCAAGAGCCTGACGGTGCTGTTCCGGCGTCAGCTCCGAGTAGGAGAATGTCTGAACCTTCTGCTGCCGGGCAAAAGTGTAATCGGCGGCTATCTCCGGCAAACCGTATTCATTGACGCTGAAAGCGAAGGGCGGGAAATCCATAGAGCGGATGCAGGATGCCGATACCTCGGTAACATCGCTGTCAGTCGTGCTTTTGCTGACTTGCAGCACAGTTTCAGCCTTGTTGTTAAGCTCCGTGCCCACATGACCGCGAACATTGTCGTCACTCTTGTTGAGATGTAGAACTGTGTGGATGTGGATTTGATACTTGTCAGTCCATTCCATCAGCTTGTTGATGAGCCTTGATGATTCTATGGCGTTGTTGATGTCAAACATCAGGTCGCGGATTCCGTCTATGATTACCAATCCGACATTCGGGGTCGTGGCAATGGCGTTGTCAATAAGTTCAAGCCTGATGTCGGGTGTCAATGCCCGGAGCTGGGCAAAGAACAGGTTATCGGGGTGGCTGTCAAGTGACAGTCCGGCAAGCTGCAAAGCGCGTTTCATCACACGCTGGCAATGATGGGGGCTTTGCTCGGTGTCGAAATAGAGGATGTTGCGCTTGTCGTCGGGAAACTCCGCTATGTAGCGCAGCACCTCCCCGTTGGTGAGTGCGGCGGCAAGTATGGCACTCACGTTGAAAGTCTTTTTGCTCTTTGCCTTTCCCGTAGATGCCGAAAAGTTGCCGAGTGTGCCGATAACCGAGCCGTTGCAGAAAAGAACCTCCGGGGCTTTAGCAATCTCGTCGGTGACTTTGAGCTGATGTGTTTTCCACAGCCTATTAAGTTCGGTCGCCTCCATCATTTGCCACGTTCAATGATTAGACGTTCGATGTCGTTTTGGCGATAGTGTACCTTGCGCCCGATTTTAACCGGAACAAGATACTTCTTGCGCTGCCAGTTCCATAGGGTGGTGTCGCATACCCCGAATTTCTCCATCACCTCTTTCTTGGTGAGCAACGCCTCCTGAGCCGCGCTCACCATAAGCGGGAGCAACTCCGCCTTTGAAGCGGCGATTGTCTGCTGAACGAGAAATAGGAGATCTTCGGGCGTTACGCTGAGCGTGATGCCGGTGACTCCGCTGTTGATTAACTCTAAAAGATTTTGCATAGGCAATTATAATGCCGCCGGATTGTTGACAGGCTAAGCGATTTTGGCGGCGTTAGAAACCGTTTAGCCACCGCTCCATTTGGAAACGGCGATGCAAAGATAATGGGCAATTGCCCGCTTTGCAATAGCTAAAACGCTTCATATCAGCTAAATAAATTCGTTTTATTTCGTTGGCGAAATTAAACGAATTAAACGAACTGAATCGGGATAAATCGACATGGCTGAAAACGACAAAAGCCACCCGACCGCGACGGTCAGATGGCTTTGTTTCGATATAAACCGGTGCGGTTTATGCCGCGAAATGAAGTCTTATGTTCTCAAAATTTTTCTTGTCCTGCCCCAGGTCAATCATGCGCTTGCCTCCCATCATCAGGGTGGTCAGCTGTTGGTGGGCTTTCTGAACTCCCCGCAGACCGACAAACCTGTGTTCGGGATAATGCTCCGAGAGGGCGTTGTGGAATGTCGTGATGTCGCAGCTGCAAATGTGGGATTCCTCCTGCAAGAAGATATAGAGCATGGCGATGTCGCTACCGCTCGACCGGAGTTTTATGAACTCCGAGATTTTTCCTTTCACCCGGTCGGTATCGTCGGGTATGAGGGTGTCGAGCGATGCCCGGATTTTCTTCCTGCCACGTTTAAGCGGCTCTTTTTTCTCGTCGCCGGTTTCATCATCGTTCACTTCGGGAACGGCAGGGGCTTCCTTCATTTCATCAATGGCGGAATCGGTGACGGGTATCACACTACCCATTGATTTCTGAACCTTTCGGAAATGTTCCCAGTCCTCTTTGGTGCGGTGTTCATTCTTTATGCTGCCCTTGATTGCAACATATATAACAAAGCGAGCTTTCAGCCGGTCTATGAAACTGCTTTTCTTGTCCTGTATGATTTCCTCGTTGTAGGCCACCATCATTTCCCAGCTGTTGCCGAAATACAGCCATGCCAACATTGAGGGTACTATGGATTCCGACCTCTGCGACTGGAATTCCTCTACCATCTTTGAGGCGACATCGGCATCCTCAAGGAACTTTTCAATGGAGCCTAAATCCTCGTCGTCTTTATCCGACAGTTTTGCCGTTACCACTTTTGCGTATCCCGGAGCCACGAACTGGGCGTACTGAAAGATTCGTAGCAACCCTGTACGGTCGCGCTTGCTCACTTCCTCGACAAAGGCGCAGTATTCCTCGCGGTGGTTGTCAAGCCACAGCCTGACCATTTCCTTGAATTTCTCGTGTTTGATTGTTTTGGGGAGTATCTTCATAATGTGTGGGTATATGTGCGGGCATACATAGACCCGCGACAATCAAAACTCCCTACCGCGCGATTTGGTTCACCGCAAGGCTTTATTAAAGAATGTTAAAGAATTTAATTTCGATTTATTGAGTTGGATTCAGCGTCATTCAGTACGCTCCAAACGGTATTGTCATAGGTAACTTTATAGGAAACTCGCCAAAATTCAGTTAAATGAAAAATCGCTAACAATCTGAAAGTTAGATTATTAGCGATTTTAGAGGTGGTGCCAACGGGCCACCACAAACTCTGACAATCTAACTGATTGATATATAGTGCAGTTTTAGACTTGTCTTGGGTAGTGAACGCACACTTTTAGCACACTCACTTGGCAAACGGCTCTCATTTGCTGTTGCAAAGATAGAACAATAATTGGAATTGACAAAATTGAGTCAATGCCAATCTGGTCAATTCTTTATACCTATCTTCTGATTATTTTCATCTTAACACGTTTATGTGTACACATATAACCTACAATACTCAACATATCTAAATAAAAACCTCCCGTTTCACAACGGGAGGAAAAACAACAATGAAAAAAAGAAATGCCTAAACCTAAAAATCAATCTTCGATTCTTACCTTAAAAATTGCCTTGATGTCACCATCTTTATGATGGCGTATAATGTCTTCATAGCTCACATCTGTAATCACAACCTTCCCTTCAGGGGTTACACATAAGAAGCGATAACCAAACAGATGAGATTCGATCAGCTTGCCTACTACTATCTCAGTGTTGGAGATAACAAACGTATGGCCTGGTTTGAGGTCAGATAAACCCTCAATTGGAGCTGTATATGTTCCTTCTGGCAACGGACTTGCTAAAGCCCGCTTATAACGCTGGGAGTTGAGATTTCCGTATCGGTCAACGGTATATACACGGAGCCCGAATCTGATAGCAAGATTATCGCCTCTATCGTCTCCCAGCCATTCAATTATGGTCGGAATGTCTTTCTTATTATTTGCTTCCATAATGATGTTAGAATATGCACTGTATGCCAAATCCGATGGCACCACCAATCATTGTTGCAGCAAAGTCGAGCCAGTCAAAACCATTACCTTTGACCCAGCCGAAGATACCGCCTTTCTGACCATTCCACAGCCAATCTTTAACTTCGGCTGTAGTGGCTGCCACAAAGGCACCAGTAATGCCCAATGCGAGCCCTATCAGGAAGCCGACTATGATATGCTTGGGACGGTTGCTTTCAGTAAGCCATTTGAAATATCGTGTCATAATCTGTCTTTTATTACGAATAGAGATTTTATTGGCCAGAAGTTTTATGATTGATGAAAAAAAGAGCGGATAATGCTCACGCACGCCGCTCTCAAATCTAAACACTTCTTGGAAAAAGTAAATTGTTGCGGAGGCGGTCGGGCTCGAACCGACGACCCGTGGAACCAAAATCCACTGTTCTACCACTGAACTACGCCTCAGTATATTATTTAGCGCTTCTTACGCTTGAACCCGGCCAGTTGCCTACGATAGCAGCCACAAGACTTTTTATGTCCATGTTTTAGATTCCCAGCTGTCGATTCGGTCATCTTTCCGCAATCACATAAACATTCATATCTCATTTGCCCATACTTGTTTGTTCCTAATTGCCTTTTGACTACCAAATACCCAAAACGCTGACCTGTTAAATTTTCTCCAATTTGGCGATGACTACATTGCACTCTTGCATAGCCTGGGTCATGTTTAATGCCTAACCTGTAAGCTGCGCATCGTACACCGCCAGGAGTCATTCCGACTTCTTTAGCGATAAGAGACGCAGACTTGTTGGGATAATGCTCTCTGATATACTCATCATGTGGAGTACGTGGATAATAACCCAATGTCTTTCGCACTCCTTGCAATTTTAATGCTCTGATGTGATACCGAACCGAACCTTTCTCCATTTGTAAATCATCAGCCAATTCTGCATTGGTCTTGTCAAGGTGGTCTTGAATGTATTGTCGTATGTATGCTGTTCTTTTCCTCATATTCTATATCAATTTGCGGCTCCGGCAGGACTCGAACCTGCGACCATTACGTTAACAGCGTACCGCTCTACCAACTGAGCTGCGAAGCCAATAGACATCCATGCCGGACTCGAACCGGCGTGTACGGTTTTGCAGACCGCCGCCTAACCACTCGGCCAAAGGATGTGTGGACAAGTCAGGAATCGAACCTGAGGCCATCGGCTTATGAGGCCGCTGCTCTGACCAACTGAGCTACAAGTCCATAAAGGGTGTTCTACCCAATATTGTCCTAAATAAATTTGTGGTGCATCGTAACTTGCAGCATCAAAAGATGTCGCAGATTTCGACAAGCAATAATCCCCCCTATGTAGGAACAGGGATGTCGGGCGGAGGGGTGAACGGTTCATCAAGCCACTTGAAAAGGTCAATTTTAGTAAATGTGTTCAGTCGTAGCGATACGACAAGGTTTGCGAGAGCCCATTTGTATTTGGCGATGTGTTTTAGCCAGCAGAGCAACAGCATTGTTGTCAGGGCAGTCCATATCTGCGTTTCCACGGCGTTGCGTGTCGTACCGATGAAGCTCTTGATGCGCAGCAGTTGCTTGAGGTTGCGGAAGAATATCTCAATCTCCCACCGAGCTTTATAAAGTGCGGCTATCGTTGACGCGGCCAGAGCGAAGTTGTTTGTAAGCAGCTCAACCGTATATCCGTGCTCATCGTTCCAGACGGCTATTCGCCGCAGCCGTTTGGTATATTTAGCCTTTGCCGCAGGTAACTCGAACTCTATCACCTCGTCAATCAACACATTCTGTGCCCGCTTTTCAGGCAGCCGGCGTTCTTCAATCGTGGTATAGCGAATGTTGTCCTTGTGGCGCACAACAAAGAACACATTGTTGCTGTCCCAATGGTTTAGCAGGGCGTAATCGCAGTAGCCACGGTCGGCAACGACGATGCCGAACGGCCGGATGTCAATATCAAAGGCCGCTCTGTTGTCAGAAACCTTGCCGTCTGTAATGTTCACAAACTCAGGCAGCAGGCAGTCGTAGTCAAGGAGAGTGTGCATCTTTACAGCCCCCTTTTTGGCAGTGTAGTGCGCCCAGTCATATACCGAAAGCGTCAGCGACACCAATGTCGAGTCCAACAGTTTTATCGGCATCTTGAAGCGGAAGCCCTTACGTTGCCATGCCGCCTGCTGTCCGAAATGCTGAAAGAGCATGTAGAATATCTCCCGGAAAACCGAACTGTCCCTATTGGCATTCTGATACGCCACGGTCGATTTCGATGGAGCCTTGCTGATACCGAGATGGTTAAGATTGCCCGTGGCCGATTTCAGTCCGTTGGATATGTCGCGCACGGAATCACAGCCCGAAAACTGACTGAAAACCATGCTCACAAAATGGCTCCACGTGTTATAGCCCTTGCAATGTTTGTCTGTCCCTGACTTCCTGATCAGGTGTCTTATCTTTTCTTTAGGAAGAAGTGAGATTATCTGCGCGAATAGTGTTATATTTGCCATGGGAAGTAGATGAGTTGGTCGCTCACTACTAAGGTAGTCTTTTGGACCCTTAGTTGCTACTTCCCTTTTCTTTTTTCTCAAATTTATTTAGGACAATATTGTGTTCTACCGCTAAACTATGCAGTCCTTGCGAACTCCAGGGAGACTCGAACTCCCACCACCCTTTCGTGGAACCACGCAGACTCGAACTGCGGACTTTCTGCTTGCAAAGCAGATGCTCTACCAACTGAGCTATGGCCCCAAATCCGCAAAGGCTCAAAGGATATTGCTTCTTTGCGGTTTCTTGTTTAATAGTGATTTCTAATTGCGGATTACTGTCATCGCTTGATATTCCACATGGTACTGGAAGCGCCTCCATCGAAGAGGACATCAATGTTTGCACCCTGCTTAGAGTTGATTACGTCCCATGCTTTCAAACTGATGAACTGTTCCGCAGTCAGACCCATTTCTCGCTGATAGGCTTTATCTGATACTGCGCGTTGTCGTTCAGCCTGCTCTCGTGCAACCTCCGTTTCGTATCGTCGCTCCTGAGTTTGCTTTGCCTGAATCTGAGCCGCAGTGTTGTTCATCTCCTTCAGCTGCGCTGCATTAGGAATCGCTCGACCGGTAATGACATTCTCGACAACAATGGGAAATTCTTTCTCCACAGATAGTCGGTCAATGTAACGGATCATGTCGGCTTTCACACAAGAATCAATATGAGCGACAACTTCTCGGTTACTGGTCAAATCAAATGGCGAATACTGGGAGACATAATGTCGAGTAAGGTTGTTGTAAACTTCTTTGACGTTGTTCTCATACCAGTTGACTCCGTAGTTCTGCAAAAGCACCGGACTCTTACCTTTCTTAATGCGCAGGATAATCTGCGTCTTGAAGTCGAGCGGAGTGTTTTCGTTAGAGATGATGTCATCGAGGGTTTCCTCATAACGCACAGGAGTAATCTTGAACGACTCTGAGGATGTGCTCCAGAAGCACCATGTGAGGCCAGTATTTACCGGCTCCAAGTCAACACCGCCATGCCCAAAGAACCACGGCTTTTTGATTAACACAGCTTCCTCGTCAGCTTCAGGCCGGACACCATGACAGCTGGAGACTGCAACGCACACAATCAGTGCGAGAAACAGTTTAATGAAATGTTTCATAATGTTTGGTGATTAAAATGTAAATGTTCTCTTGGTGGGCTAACCGGGAGTCGAACCCGGACGTCTTTCAACATCGGTGTTTGAGACCGACACGTCTACCAATTCCGTCATTAACCCTGTTGGCGCCTCAACTTAGATTTTGTCATTCTTTCGTTGAGGCTTATATGTTACTTGAGCCATCGGATAAGCAAGGACAGCAACCAGCCGCCTTTCATTTTAGTCTGCCTCAGCTCTTTCTGCTGGAGCTTGAGCTTTGCGATTTCATTCTTGTGGGCAGCAATCTTGGCTTCAATATCAGCGTTTAAGATTGCGATCTCGGATTGGTTCTCCTGAAGTGACTTCAGAACAGAGTCACGGCGGTTGTTGAAAATAGCTTCCATATTGTTTAATTTGAGTTTATGAGATTGGTCTCATCAAAGAATAGTCATTGGAACAATCGAAGGTGAATAAATCCGACATTTATTTTCTACCGAAGTCTGCCGGGGTTTCTCCCCAACGCTTGTTGTCCCAGTGAATAACTTCTATGGTATCAACATCTGCTGACAAAGCTCTAAGAAACATTTCAGCCCGCTGAAGGTCTTTGTTAGGTTTGGTAGATGATGTTTTCTTAGCCTTAAACCATGCTATTGCCGTCATAGAGTCTGTAAATATCACACGAGGCTGAAAATCATTCTCTATGATATATTTGACTGCTTCGACAACCGCCAGAAATTCACCGATATTTGTAGTTTGGTTCCCAAGATTACGGTAAAAGATTCGTTCTCTGGTGGCAAGGTTTATTGCTTGATACTCAGTCTTCCCATTCTTCATTGAATGAGCCGCGTCGGTTGCAATGCCCTCTGTCGGTCTTCTCATCGTTTACCTCTGCGCTTATTGTTGATGTCAGTCATATCCTTTTTCATCAGAGCAAGCAGATTGTTAGCTGCGATATTGAACTGCTCCACAACATCCAAAAGGTCTCGGATGTCACAACGCTTTTCCAGTACCGCCCGACAAGCCGGAAGTGATTTGGTTGTTTCTTTGACTCCACGGAACGGGTCAAAGCGGATGACCTTGTTGCCGAAACTTACTTCGACATTATATTTGACTCCGCGAATGTAGTTAGTCTGGATGGTTGCTTTGAACTGAACCGGATTCGCTTCTATTGCGATGAAGCCGGGAACGTGCATCTCTCCTGTCTTGGGATTTTTCACTTCAGTCATAGGGATGAGAGTGCAATCGTATAGCATATCTACAATGAGATTATGCGCAATCTCGCGATCGATGATTACAATCTTCTTGGGGTAAGGAGAGTCTTGACGTACCCCGCATACAATTTTGTTAACAGGGTTTTGAGAAACAAAGCTAATGAGCGCTCCATTCCGCTCAGACTTTATGAATTTAAGCTTCGTGTGGATTTTCTCCACAGGCGTCTTGGTGACGGTTTCGGAATTGTTGGTCTCTTGTACCATGATTATTCAATTGCGTTTTATTGATTATTCAAAATAAAGTACCACCGAGCCGACTAAAAGTGCGACCCGGTGGTACAAAGTTAATTCTAAAATGCCTAAAACCAGCAAGGAAAAGTGTTAAAATTTTCACATAACATACTGATTATCAGTGTATTTGCTGTCAGTTTGAATGTGTGGTATAAACTTATAATTTCCTACTGTATATAAGCATATTAAGACGATTATGTATTTCCTGATTCATGTTAAGACGAAAAAATTTTTAATAGTCCATCTCTTTTTCTTCAATCAAGCGTTTTACATCAGGAAAATCAAGCGTTCCAGCATCATTTCGGTAAGAAATGAGCTGTATTTCGGACCCATCTTCTCCTAATGTTGATAGTATAGTGATGTCATCTGGAAGGATGCCCACACCAGGCTCCGGCACTTGAATGGTCGGAAAGGATTTTGACGCTCGATCTACATCCTCACCCAGCAACACATATTGTCCTGGTAGATGATACAGTATGAGCGCTTCAGGGTGCTGTTGCTTGAAGTAGCTTTGCACCTCAATTTGTCTTGCGTTCATATTATCAAATATTAAAGGGTAATACTTTCAACTACGCATTGATCGCAGATACCGTTATTGCGTCGGAACTCCAAACTTGAAATTTCTTGTCGGCATTTCTCGCAATAATAAATTGGACTTTCCTTTGCGAACAAGTATTTTTTTACTCGTGCAACAGAAAGACCATACTTTCGTGCAATTGCTCTGATTACAAGTTTTGGAAGCACCTTATTTTCTTTTTTCTGTAACTGATATTCGTATTCAAAAACCAGTTTGACCGCTACTTCATTCGCTAAAAGCCCTTGAGCATCCAGCTTCTGAAGATCCACCATCGCTATACCGGTGATCGTGCTTAATTTCTGATATTCGTCATTACTGAACTGAAATCTTTTCATGTCTTCTTCTTTTTCTTTGGTGGCTTGGAAAAGGCTTCAATCTTTGCACTAATTTGAGCAATTTCTTCGCCAAAGCCCTCAAGAGTGCTTACTGCATCTATCATAGCCTCACCCCTTGAAGAATACTGAAATCCTTCCGGCAAAGAGTCAAAAGCATCCTGTTCATCATCACGAATTTCATTCAGTTTATCTATAGCGTCATCAAGCGACTGGATGACCTCCAGTAGCTCCTCACGTCTTTCTTTGTTCATGGTTAGTTGTTATTCTATTGTTATAGTGGCATTAAGAGCATCTGTGATTCTGAGCAGACTGTCGATTTTCAGAGTACAGCTTCCATCTTCAAACGCACTAATGACATTGGTGTGGACTCCAGATTTAATTGACAGATCTCTACGAGACATTTTATAGTCTTGGCGAGTTTTCTTTATGGCAGCTCTTAGGTCTGAAAGCTCTGTACAATATTCCCCTTCAAACTCCATCGTGAAATCACACGCTTGGATGAAATGAAAACAATCAGTCATATTGAAACTCTCGCTTCCTGTTAGGAGAACATCAATTTTATGTTTAGAGAGTTTGAAGATATGAGGCAAGCAATCATTGATTTTCACTGTAGCGTTTTCTGATGCGATTGCTAACATTTGAGAAAAATCTTGCCGCGTCATATCACTTAGTATTTTTATAGATTCGGAATCCTATATAAATTAAATAGGCCAAAACACATACTCCACCGCATATAGGCAATAGGGTCGGCATATATTTAGAGAAGAAAGCATAATATATGCCGACAATCGATGACACTACTAACAAGAACGCTGCAACGAGCGCCAATGAACCCAATATCGCCCAAGCAAATCCTTTAACACACGACCTTGCTTCTTCCTTCCAGATTTTTTTGTTGTATAGTGCAATTGGTTTGCCTCCCGACAGTCTACACAATATAAACCCAACCATGATCAGGATGAGGCCGGGCCACCAATAATCGTAAGGACTGGAATATTCACTACCATCCCAGATTATCTTAGCTGAACGTGTCAATCCGAGAAAACCGATAGGAATAGGATTCAGGAAGCCTAAGATAATTAAAGTCTTACCTAATATGATTAACTTCTTTCTCATACGCCTAACCATTTTGGAATAACCCATGACGATATTTGAATACCAATAATCATTGCTGAAGATAATGCAAGGAGTGCCGGTATGAATCCGAATCCCCATAATCTTGGGAACACTTTTGCCATATTATGTGGCAGAAAAAAGTAGATATATAGAAAGAGCAATAACGCTACTACAGCTCCAAGCCCTATGCAAACAACACCACCAAGTAAATTTGTCCATCGCCAGGCCCATTCACCGCTCATACAATCAATTAGAAATCCGATGGTACCGAGAAATATACCAGTGAGCAAGAAGCCCATGAGAGCCCCCATCATTACCATTGATACAATTTCTCTACCATACTCATTTTGGGCAGGTATTTTTTTGCTCATTGTTTTCTTGTTTTATAAGTTTCGCAGCATAGGCACAAGAAAAGTGGACTGCCCTCCCATGCTTTCCTTGTAGGTATCGCCAAACACCTGTAAACACGCACGGTTAGGCAGCCCACGATATATGAGCTGTCACCGTGCCTCGTGCTTACGTGATTATTTTGGCGATTTCACAAGGTGTGAGGCACTTTTTCTAATATGTACTTAGCAATAAAGCTGCTGCAAAGTTAATAAAAATTAGGGAGATTCTATGTATTCGACTGAATATTCTACCATTAGATCACTACAATCTCTGATTTACGAAGCTCACCAGAGTAACCGTGAAATCTCAATGCGGTCAGCAACGACTCTACTGGAATTTGGAGCGCAGAATCCTCAAACTGTAACGCATTATCTGCAACATAAGCCTGATAGTCAGGACACATGTGTTTCTGCTCGAAAGGACAAGAATGAAGACCTGAAGCTTTCTTGATCTGACACTTGTTGCAAAGTGCCTTAGGATTGAAATTTTTCATACCGTTACAACTTTAAGGGAACGGAGCTCACCATTGTAGCCACGGCGCCGGAGCTCTGCGAATAAGTCGTTGTCAGTAAAATCAGCGAGGCTGAGAGTAGCCTTGTGACCAGGCTGAGGTTCGTAGTCTGCGGGACGTGTTGATTTCCCAGGTGCTTTCTTGTTTGCAGTTCTTGCCATTGTTGTTTCTTTTTTATATGATTTATTTGATTATCAATTAAATATTTGCTAACTTTGCAAATATAAAAAAGACGAGAACCAGAAGGTTTAGGAGGCTCCCGGTTCTCGTCCAGTCAACAAGATTTACTTTTGATTTGAGTCTTTTACTGCGGCTTCAAATCGGAATCACGAGCAATTCCTTTTAGAACAGTGCCGTCAACTTCAACGCGATAGAAGAACTCGTGCTCTTCCGCATCGTTCTCGCTGAAGGAGGGGTAAACTTTCTTGATTTTCCCGGTCTTCCCTTGATACTGAGGTTGAAGACCGTTGCTCACGATTATAACCTTGTCGTTTGTCTTGAAGTTCGATTGTTTCATATCGAATTATGCGTTAAATTTAGCTTTCCATGCCAGGTAGTCCTCACGGGATTGCGCCAGAATTTCGGGGGCTTTGCCTTTGAGGTCATCAACTCTAACGATAGGCACACCCTTGTAGGAGATGTGTAAACGTCCGTTGAACTCTGTTACATTGAAACTCTCACAACTGAGGTTGTCAAGATAGTGACAGCGCTTCTGTTGTCTTTCTTCGTGGTATTGTTCCCGCACTTTGCGGAACCACTGGCCAATGGCTTCTATGAATTTCATTTACATGGCTATTATGTATTTTAGGTGGATTATTGTGGCTTGTGCCACCATATCAATTTGTCGTAAGTTTTGACAATATTGCTGATACGCCGGCAGAAAACGCTTCTTCGTATGACTGGAAGTAGCAATCACCTCCGTCATCATAATCCCCAGTTTCCATATTGAGGATGTCGTAGAACCATTCACGATTTTCTCTGGAATAGTTAACTCGGACACTCCAGTTTTTGACTTCTCGAAGCCATTTCGCTGCCTCATAGAAAGTGGGGGCAGAAACTTTGGGAGGAAGCCCTGTATCTCCATTATAATTGAGCACTTCAGCACGTTTACGCCAAACCATAGATTTAGGAGCGTCTTCCTTCGTGAAGTAAAACTCCGTAGGTCTGTTAAATCCAAGTTCTTTCAGAACGAGAGCATGACCATATAATACAGTATCTTCCATATCACTCAAGAATCATCCAGTCTTCAGCAAGCATGTCTGTCTGAGATGCGAGCCAACCGCTGAGAATTTGTTTCTGAGCGGTAAACATACAGATTGTGCCGAGCGCTTCAATTTCGCCTCCGTTCTGCATTGCGAGGTCGTAGAGTTTGGGGTCTTTGCACCACTCAGCTTTGACGTTTGCACCGGGCTTGAGCCATAGGAACATTCCTTTGCCATTCCACCCTTTGCGAGTGACACACTTGCCCTGTTTAAGAGCTTCAATGGCGAGTCCGAAGTTCATGCCATCACAAGGGCGATATGCCTTCTCAAACACGTCTTTTGGACTCCAGCTCTCATAACCGCCCTCGTAGATTACTTTGTAGCCCTCCTCGACCGGCTCCATTGATTTAGGAATTTCATCTGTCGGGGAATAAACTTTGCCACCTTTGCGAATCGCTGGCGTGGCAGACACCAACTTTGTTCCGATGTATTGTTTCATCTTGTTCAGTTTGGGTTTTACTAAGCCGCCCAAGGCATATATGCTATTTGATTATCCAAAGAATTAGCGTAACAAGTGCCATAACCCAACCCAAATAGGTCAAAAGCGAATACCATTTAGGTTGTGATGTTGTCTCCGGCTCCTGTGGTTGAACTGAAGGAGCGACTTTCAGTGAAGCAACTTCATCTTTCAATCGTGAGATTTGATCATAAAGCTGAGAATTGATACGAGAAAGACCACAATTCTTGTTTTCGTAATATTCAGCCCTTTGTTGGTGATAGCGGATGCGCTGGTTGTGCTCAGAGAAGAATTTGCTCATTAAGGATTTCATCCAATTATCAACATCTTCTTGGCGTTCACATTCTGAGTCAGCTCTCTCAATCATCAAATCACAACTACCATCACGATCTAACTTTATAGTAGTTGTGATGAACACTGAATGAGAATCTGCTTTACGCTTCAGTTCCATATATTCATCGTAAGGAACTATTATTTGCTTCTTTTCTTCCTGTTCCATATTATCGATTGTCTATAAATTCAAGCGGTCATGGATTTACCCATGAATCATACACTTCTTCCCAATTTTCCATTAAGCCGACCCTCTCGCCAAAAGTATTGTATATCACAGATAAATCTTCTTTACTTGGTATATATCGACCGTCAGATAATGGAGTATGGCCGTTATTGAGATAATACTGTAATTCGTTAATTGAGATAGGTATCACTTCATCGGGGAAAAGCGTTATGCTTCCCTTTGACGTTTGATATTTGACTCTTGGTATGCCAAAATGCGATGTTTCGTTGGTCAAAAGAGAACATAAACCGATTTCGCCAGTTATTAACTGAACTTCTGTACTTGGAGCGTTATTGACCATGAACAACGCATTGTCATCTCCTTCAAAAGCGTTGACTAAACGTGATACCCTATCTACGCCGCACGCTTCCATACGTTTGTCCCAATGTCCAAATGGCATTTGAGCCTCCTCTTCTTGTATGAACTCATAAATTGCAGCCCAAGTACGACATGATAGAAATTTCAAAGCCGGGAGTTTTAATTCTTTACAATCGCCATTGTCATATTTCAATTCAAGGACGTAAATTGTGCGACTATTCTTTAGAATTGTTTCTCGGATGCTGATCACATCAAAGCTTTCATCATACCCACCATCTGTTGAAAAAGACGTGAGAACGACTTCTCCACTCGATGAAATCTCATTAGCTATCTTCTGAAATTCATCTTTAGCATTATCAAGAAGGTTGCTGGTATCTAATCCATTTTGAAATGGAATTTGAGCAATAAGGGGTATTGAATATTCATGTGCATTAGCGTTAGAACACATGTTTTCAACCACCCCAGCCTTACAAAATTTCCCGCATTGCGTTCTAAAAAAATCCATTGTGCGAGTTACATCTTCAATACTAAGTTTTGTGGGCTGAGTAACAAAGAGAATATAACTTACGCTCAATCGTTTTAGCAGCTCAATGTGGATATTTGTAACACTGGGTGGTGTGTCAATCAGTACATAATCCACATCCAGTTTATTAAGTTTCTTTTTAGCATCTTCCAAATACCTTCTTACCATTGATTTTTCCAGGTAAATAAATTTTTGAAAAATGTTACCACTGGAGTGAACCCAAATATTGTCGGTTGGATGCTCACCATCAAACTCTGTATTCATGGATGGAGTATTGATGTCTGCATCAATCACGAACACTTTTTTGCCTTGCGATGCAAGTAATCTGGCCAAATTAGCTGTCACCGTAGTTTTACCTACGCCGCCTTTACCAGAGTATATTATTATAGATTTCATGTTATTTCGGTTCAAAATTTTCACATGCCTTCCTCGAAAGGAGAGTCGCATAATAGCGGTCAGGACCGACTTGTGGTTTGGGTTTCAGGAAGCACACTGAGGTCTTGTAACGGCTACTCTTATGACAGCACCCCTCACCACAGTGCTTACAATCACGACAACGGAGGAAAATATGGGCTGCTTTACGGAGATCAACACGATTCTTCAGCTCTTCACGAAGTTCTTGATCAGAGAATTGAGCCAACAAACCATCGGTTAAGGATCGAGAATAAGCGATGAACTCCAGCTCACGTGTGCCATAAGGGAGAAGGCTTGCTCCATACCAAACATCTGGGTGATGCGGTGCATTGTAAACATCCACGATTTCTCCAGTCGCTCTTACTTTTGCTTTCATGTCATTTTGTTATCGGTTTACCAATCTCCACCATCGTCAATAATGCCGCATGGAAGATAATCGTTAACGCCATCACTCTCTACCTCATCTCTCATTTCTTTAGGGACACCGTAGATATTGCCTGTCGCGCAGTGCCATATCAGATAAAGTCCACTTTTAGAAAGTTCATTCAGGGCCTTGACAGCACGTTTTGCGGCCCGGACTTGTTCTTTGGTGTATTCTATTTCCATTGTATGCTATCTGTTTTACACCAACATTCTGGGCTGTGCATCATGCCGCCTTTATAGTTCCAGTACCAAAAGACAACTTCGTGCTTTGTACCATGAATGTCCAGTGTGTCAATTTCTATCAGTTTGGTCTCGTTAGCGGTTTTGACACGTTGTACCTTATCGCTGTCGCATCCTACAAGAATCGTCATTGCCAGGATTGCTATTGTTAGAATTATTTGTGGTTTCATTTGCTTTTTAATTGAGGGTTACGTTCAAGCTCCAAACTGTGCTGGAGCTTCGAGATTTCGTTACGGTACTTGGCGAGTAAGAGCTTCAGCTCTCCATTTTCTTTTTGCAGACGCTCAATCACTCGTTTATACTTTTTGGCGATTTCGTTTGCACATTGTGCTTTAATCGCTTTTAATGATGGTTTTACCATTTTTAATGTATCATTTTATTTATAGACCTAACCATGAGGACCTACGGTAACAACTTAAAGGCCACCTCCAAGGGCTGCTCGTCGTACCTTGTTTTAGAGATCCAGCTGCAATCATAAGGGGCGCTTCTGTTCTTTCTATATAAATATAACCACTTAAACCATCTAAACCTGAAATCTCGGTTAGCAAACTATCGCTTATATTTTCCTCACATATAGACAAGGAGCTATTTTTTAGTTTATCCATTTTCTTTGGCTTGACGATTTTTCACTAAGTGGTATATTTAACTCTTAAAAACATTAAGAAATGCCTTGATTAACTCTCGCTTCTCATACACACACTTTGGCACCACACTCTCAGGAAGCGAATCTGAAAGTATCATGTTACGTACCGATGTAGCAGATATGCCGGCCTCACAAGCGTTTCGAGCCAGCAGAGACAACGATACACAGTTTCTCAGAAGAAATCCGGGGAACCACGATGTGATAATCTCGAACCCATCTGAATAGTAGATTGTAAACTCCGGCGATTTTGTCTTGGAAACCACTGAAGCGTAGAGGTAGAAGCCCCAGTCGTGGCTGTTATCAGACTCATCAGTGAGATCTGGAAGCTCCTCGATTGACGCTTTGATAAAGCCTCGTTCTGCAACAGCAGCAGTCACCAGTTCCTTGCGGATAGTCCACGGAATTGGGTTACGCTCATTGAGTTTGTCGGATGACCCTATGAGAATCAATACATGATCATTTTCTTTGCAAGCCTTCTCAATAAGGGCAAGATGTCCGTTGTGAATGGGCTGGAAACGTGCCAGAATCACTCCAATTTTAGGGTTGGTGAGATTCATTGGGCGAAAGCTCGGAGCTTCGTCTGCGCCTACAAGGATTGTTTGTCCTGTTTTCATTGTTCTTTCTTTTCAAAAATGTGGAACACTAAAGATTGGTCTTCGTTATGAACGGTGCCTAAGAAGTAATGCACTGCCGGTTCCGTGTTCGGTCTGATGAGATGTCCAGTTCCGATAATGAGAAACTGATGGGACTCATACGTCTTCTCATCAGTATCTACAAGCGCATAAATACAGACTTGCCCTCTAATCCATTGAACAGACAAGATCTTTGCTCCTTTAGGCATAGCGTATGTCTGTTCACTGACCGGTTCCAGTGGATATTTATATATTGTTTTCATTCCTTTGCTTTGAAATTATAGATTGGTCGAATAATATTCTGAATTTCAACTGTTTCTTGAACTGCGTCCACAATGCTCTGCATCGGCTTATACGCCATCGGTGCCTCATCAAGAGTAGAAGCGCAGACAGATGTTGAAAACACATCCTTCATATTATCTGCAAATTCTTCAAGAGATAGTGATTCCTTAGCCTTCTTGCGAGACATCAAGCGACCGGCTCCGTGAGGTGCGGAATAATTCCAATCTGAATTACCCTTACCAACACAGATTAGTGAGCCATCTCGCATATTCATTGGAATGATGAGCTTTTCACCCAAGTTGGCTCGTACTGCCCCCTTGCGCAAAATAGTTCCATTATTGTTAGTGTCAATATAGTTATGAACTGTATGGAACCCATTGGCCGCAATACAAGATGCCAGCCCAAGTTCTTGCAAAATCAAATAGGCAATTGTTTCGCGATTCAACTTCGCATAATCCTGAGCGATATACATATCATGCAAATAATCATCCTTGACTTCTCCAGTGATATACGCTAAGCCATCAGGAACAGGCTCATTTTTAGACTTGAGCTTTTGCAACTCTGAATGGATTTCTTGAGATCGCCCTTCAGCCTTTAATCGCTGAATGATTTCATTTCTATCCACATAGCCTTTGCGACACAATTCGTCTGCAATCTTCTGATAGAAATGACAAATACGCACTCCGAGATTTCGGCTGCCTGAGTGGATTACAAGAAACTTGCTACCCTCTGCATCTTCATTCAGCTCAATGAAATGATTACCGCCACCAAGAGAACCCAACGCACAATATGCCTTGTGAGTGTCAATCGCCTTGATGCACTTTAAGTTTTCCAGTACAGGAAACAACCGTGCGACTGGACTGGGGTGAATGTGGCATCCAGACGGAATTTTTTCGTTAATGATTTGATCCAACAAAGGAAGATCAATCTCTATATTCCCAAGAGGAACCACAAACATACCGCATCCGATGTCAACACCTACAAGGTTGGGTGTTACTGCATCCTCCAGCACAAGAGTCGTTCCGATAGTACAACCCTTACCGGCGTGGACATCCGGCATAACTCGGATATGTGAGTTCTGATATGGCTTGAAATCAGCCAATCGCTGTATTTGAGCCAGAGCTTCGTCTTCGAGTATGTCTCCGAAAATCTTCACCTCCTGACCGATTATGTTGTGGAGTATTTTCATAGTTTCTTACTTATATGTCATTGATTTGTTGCCGCATCTCTTTCAGATTCGCCTTGTCTCGCTTGTCTGCCAGTTCTGCACGTTCTAAGTCCCGATCGAAATTGTTTCGACGAAGTTTGTTGAAATAGCTCCAACGTAACTTTCGAGGTACTTTGAGGTTCATTTTGCCATCCTTGTTGAACAGGATGTGATACACTTTCTGTTTTAATGTTTTGCTCATATTTGTTGATTGATAAAAATAAGACGGAGGCGGTAGAAGGCGATGTCTCTATCCACCTCCGTCCAACTGTTTACTCGCAGATAATAGCGAGTTGTCCGCAAGCAGCGCCGTTCTCAATCTCTGACTGAGTGGCAATGGCTACTGCATAACTGTAGCCCATGCTTTCCAAAGAGCGTTTGATAGCTTCCATAGTGTCCTCCTTTCTGTTTTAATAATGAAACATTGTGTTATACGAGGTTTACACCCTCGATTATACCTTTGCCAAGATTGTTCCCATCAGAAACCTCATTAGGGTTGATGGGCGACAACTTAACAAAGAAGTGTTGCGGGTCGAAGTATTGACGTAGCTTGTCAGCGTCAAAGTCACTTTCTTCCACCAAAGTAAGATTGATGGTTGTTTTGAGATTGCTCTCTGTGCGAATCTGACCGAGTTCTTCAATACTCATTTTCTTCTTGAAAGGAATCAGCCAGTCTCGGTGTGCCTCATCAAACGAATGAAGACTTATTTGGAGTGTGACATTGCCCTTGACAAAAGAAAAGTCGCTGTCTTTGACACCTATGGTTGAGACATAGTGATGGGTGTTAGGGTAAATCTCCGTGATTCTGCGGATAGCCTCCTTGACGTTTTCGATATTAAGGAAAGGCTCGCCCATACGAGTATAGTTAATCTTGAACTCCTTTGCTTCATTCGGGTCTGCACCCGCCTGTTCGATAGCAAACATGACTTGGCTGACAATCTCATCAGCGGTAAGGTTGCGCCAACCTTTCATATTACCAGTTGCGCAAAACTTGCAATGAACAGGACATCCGCTCATAGTTGATACGCCTATCATCCAACGCTCTGTGCGATCACCGAGATTTGAATTGTCGAGTTTGTTCTGCTTACGCCCGATTGCATCCTTTGTGTAGAAAGGAAGGAATGTATCGGTAGTTTCGATAAGTCTTCCATCATCCAGGGCAAGGGCATAAACAATGCCATTTTTGAATTTCTTGAATCGTTTGATTTCCATTTGAAACTATTTTGTTTAATATTATGTGCCACTTCAATTAACTTGTTGCAGCATTTTCTTCTTTGCTATTTTCGCAGCCACCTTCGTCTGATATGGTGGGCCGACTACAGATTCGTCATCCCACTTCCAGAAAAGAAAGCGGTGTTCACGGATTGCCACCAAATGATAGCAGCACGCACCGGTTCCCATACGGTCAAACTCCGGTACGATTTTTATGTCTATTAGTTTGCTCATTTGTTTGTTATACTTTCTGGCACATACAGTACCGTTGGATTGTTTTTATGAACGTCCACTTTAGGGAATTTCTCTCTGAACTTCTGAAGATTGAATGGCTGAGTGATGAAATGATAGCCATTCAGAGTTGGAATGGTAGCGTACAGATAGACACAATCTCGCCTACAGTCATCCAATAACGCTTTGCTCTCTGGATGTGTTTCCAACCAGATACCATCCAGCTCTTCGAGAACTTCAAAAGAATCATCAGGATGTTTACTGTCAACATCCACCACCCAGCATTTTCTTCTACTGGTTAACTCTCCGCAGGCACTGTTGTATATGTGCCAAGGATTGATGACGTTCCCAGTGTAGTTATTCTCTGCCAGCTTCTTTAATATAAGAGCATTGAGTCTGTCAAAGTCTTTTCCGGCAACATTGATATAAGCTCGCGCTTTGTAGTGCTCGCAAAGAAACACAATCTCATCCTTTAACTTGTCAAGCTGCTCACGGCTACGAACCAGCCATGACTGAATGAGTTTGTTTGCCGCTGGAAGGTCTGGATGATCTTTACCGCGTCTCAGAATTTGACAGTGAAAGAACATATCATTCCCTTCGTTGAAGTAGAACAGAGGCTTGATAATTTCAAAATTGTCAATCATTTGATCCTTATTTGATATTTGCAGAAGATGTGGCTGTTACAGTGTCCAATATGGCGTCTCTATCTGTACCACCCCATATAATCACATGTTTTACTTTCATAGACTTATCGCCATTAGCATCGCGAAGCATTATTGCTTCATACAGTATTCCGTTGTCAATATCAAACACAATTGACCATCTACTGTCATCGCCAAAATTTTCAATAATGTCCGTAGCCTGATTCTTTCTCGACTTGCTTAGAGTCCCGTCGTCTTTGAGAATAGCTGTCAGAGTGCGCTTTCTATTCTCAAAGTAAAAACATATTTTTATTGTGGCACTCATTATTTTGTTCTCGCCCACTCCTCAAAGGCATCGCTATATTCGGAGCGAATAAAAAGCATATCACCAGAACCATCTCCCCACCAATCATTACAGTGAGAAATGAAACGACCTACAGTATGGTTCTTACTGGCACATAGTTTATTATACATTGACCGGAACATGGCTGAAACTTTACGTCCCTTGAAATGCCCACCTTGCTTGGCATCGTTGGTACAATAACCATACATAGAGCTCGTCTCTTCGTTCCCAGCTGCATCCAAGAACTCCATTTCGCCATCGCCCCAACCACCATAGTTAATGGTGTCTTTAAGGAGCTGCTGTTCATCAGCCGTTAAAACTGATACGATATTTTCAATCTCTGTATTCATTGTCTTCTCTGTTACTGAGATATGGATAATCTGTTAATTCACACAATGGTACTTCTGATTCGGATCCGACGGAATAACCTTCAGGAAGAATCCATACAGCAGTGTCACTTTCCCATTCTCCTTTCGGGTCTTTGATTTCAATCACTGTACACCATCCACAGGTTTTCTGCTCAGGGTCATTCCACCAGACTTTATTACCTATTTTAACATAGCTCCAGAAGTATTCCCAATCAATGCAGTCGTGCGTATCTCGGTCTTCCAACCACGTTGACGGATATGTCCAATCAAGTTCCCGGAACATTTCATCACATAGCGCTTTATTGCCGTGGCAAATTTCAAGCAAGTCGTTATGAGAGAACCAATCGCAATGCTCTTTGTCTCCAGCACACTCATATTCTATGTCGTTAACTGTAACGGCAGCATCTTCAGCAGCATATTCTGGAACATAGCACGGAGCATCCCAGTTTTCTTGATACGCCTCCTCATCTTTGAAAATGAGTCCTTCTAATGACTGGTCAAACAAGAAATGAGGAATCCCATTGATATATTCAACCTCTCCAATTTGCAAATAGTCAGGCTGATAGTCAAACAACTCTTTGATTTCTTTATACGAGAAATCGTCTTCAAACTGTTTGACAAGCCACTCATATAACTTCTCAGGCTCAATAAGTTCAAAGAGCTCCGGCAACCGATTGTCGTGCTTATACTGTTCGTAGTAAGCCTCCGTGAGCTTTTCGAGCGATTGCTCACGGAGGATTTCATTGGATGTTATTTTCGCCATTCTTCCATCTTCTTTCCGATATTGATACCAGAATCAGCGATGAGTTTCTTCATCACACCGAACAGACGCCAGCCTTCCTGTGAAGCTGCGTATTCGTTAGCCTTGTTCTCCAACATAGCCAACGACTTCTTCTGACCGAGCTTGATGCAGCCATTTTTGAAACTGGCCCCGTGGAAGAGAATAAGGTTCTGCATAGTGAAGTATGCACCGGCTCCCTTGTATGCGTCCTTGAAAGCCTGGGACATACAAGCGTCGTTGGTGAACCACCATTGCTGGATGAGTCTTACAGCTGCATTGACTGCGAAGTAAAGTTTCTGCGGAGTGCCAGCCTCACCTATCTTCGCCATCGCTTTCACGATAGGGTCAATGACCTTAGTCTGGATGTCAGCAGTAAACACGTTTCTGCCACCCAGTTTAACATAGGGCACGCCTTTGCAGTGACGAACCTTCAGCTTGTTGATATGAGCCACAAGCTGCTCCAGATAGTCCACGCCCATCTGCATGATGCGGCCATCGTTGAACCAGCGGTTACGGAGTGCGAAGTTCTCAGGGTCTTCAGCGGCGAGCTTAGCCTGTACTCGCATTTCCTCAAGAACCATCTTCCACTGATACTTGTAACCTTTGGCTTCGAGTGCAGCAACGAAACCTGTTTTGCTTCCGCGATAGGACTTGTAGTTGAGCATGTGGAAGACCTGAGCCATCACCCAGCGACGGAAGAGTCGGCGGTTAGGCACGGTGCCACGTCCCATGATAGCGGCGAAAATCGGGTCATTGTCGGGGACAATGGAGAGGTCTCCGTTTTCCATACGGGCGATGATTTCCTGACCGGACGCGCTCTTCATACTGAAGAGGTTGTCAACGTTAACCCCGGCCATGCGCAAAGCCTCAATCTTCTCAGTCGCTTTCTTCTGAGATTGAGCACTGGGCACCGGAGTTTGGGTAGCTCCTGTCGTTGCCGGATAGATGGTGCCAAGACCGCTGTCTGCACCTACGACGATACCGACGGCAACGTGAGTTTTTTCGGGGATTGCAAACTCTGTACCGCACACGGGGCATACGATTTTTGTACTGGGGTTGGGGTTTTTCTTTGCCATTGTTATTCGTTTCTTATTTGTTGTTATTTATCCATTGTTTCAAGATGATTAAGCCCTTTTCGTTGGGAGACTGCCAGAACCATTTGCTCTGAGCGAAGTCATCCCATACAAGAGAGCCATTGAGAATTGAGCAGAGAACGTACAGTTCCAAAGCAATCTGAGCGTTATCTCTCCGCTCACCATAAAGCATATCATCGTCTGACAGCTCATGCTCTGCAATTGCCTGAAAGTATGTTTTCCGTCTTGCATCTGACCTTTCGGACGGTATGCTGTGACGGTAGCGGTGATAGAGTCTTTCGATGTCTTTCAGTGCTTCAACTACGGGAAGCGAACCAACACCCAGTTCGCCTTCATGTTTACCCTCCTTAATGATATACTTGCCATTAACTTTTAGGCTACGTTTCTCAAAATTGACTGAGAATCGAGCTCCTTCAGCAACTTTAGCCAGTGTTTCTTTATAGATATTTTTCATTTGTTGATTAAAAATTAGATGCTCAAAGCCAATGACGTATTGCTCTATTGATTTAGATGTAACCCGCCGTTCAGCGGCCTCCTGGATACAGGTATGGACCACGAAACGTTGTGTAGTCGGTCCTACCTGTATCCAGGAGGGCTTCGACTCGGCGGGTTATTAAAGTTTGACCTCTTGCATATAAATGTTACGTTACACTTTAACGGACAATCTCATCAGAGCGGCGCTTGCTATATCTCTTCGATTCAGAAGCTGGTGAGCGAAGGACGTCATCTCCAGTTATCTACTGGGAGATGACGACCTTACGTTGAAACCAGCTACGATAAATGTTCTGATCCCGATGGTCCATTTGCGCTATTTTCAATCCTGTCAGACACAATGCGGTGCTTTATAGGCTTGATGAATACAGTATTCAGAAGCCAGGCACGGGACACGGAGAACCGGCCAAGTTGGCCGGTCGGAATGTCCCGTACCGGGCTTATTGACAACTGTATCTCTAAACTCGTCCGCTTGGATTTTAACCCGGCGCATACCAGAGACACTTTCACTTGAGTTTGTATGTTTCTGTAATCTGCTTGATATGAAATCAGTACAGCCAGAAGTTCGTCGATTGGGTGGAATCGACGAACTTCTGGTTATGTCTGATCCATTGAAATGCTCAATATTAAGTGTCTGTCTCATACTCGACGTTGTTATAAATTGTACGATTGCGTTTCTGTAGCGTGTATCTCTATTTTCTCGATATGTTGACGAGTGTTTCGAGCTGGTAACTGGACCAAGTGTGTCCGTGAACAGCTCGAATACAACACGTCGAACAGTGAATCTCTCAGATTTACAATCGTGAGCCGCACGCCCGGCAAAAATTGAAGTTGTCATGCGTTTTGTATGTAACTTTATTGGTTCGATGTAGATATGATCCTGCATCCTGAGTCTGGCCACGGTAATGACCTGGCCAAGACTCAGGAGGTTGTTGATCATATCCTGAATTACTGCGCCATTCAACTTCATCTGCATACTCAGTTTGGTATTCATTACTGCACTTGGTGTATTGCTGTATTGTTATGATATAGGCAGCAGGTTGCCGGTGTCCCGATCTGGCAGAACTTGGATTCCGTTTCGGAATCTCAAGTTGACAGATCGGTTCCCGATTTGCCTGCTGACACTTAAATGTGTGCAACCGTTGAATATCTCCATACACTTGGTTTTTGGCAAAGTCAGATTGAATTGTATGTTGCTATATCTGTTTGATGTCTGGCGGCGGGCGTAACGGGAGGAGCACGCGGTATCAGCGCGTTCTCCTCGGTGGATTCTGCCGCAATGACTAAATGATTGCTCAATCATTCTTTGCCTCCACATACTTAGTTAGAGAGAAGCGACCAAAGTCCGATAAGCGTCTCGGCTTGTACGCATTGCATTTTGCATACAAGAGAGCGTCAAATATCGGTTTATCATATTAGCTGTTTTTTCACGGTTAGCCTTGACGTTCTTTCCAATACCTCGTGAAATACAGCCTTGCTCCTGAGTGGCCACATAACCAAGACCGCCTACTTTCTTCTTACCGGTCTTTACAGCTCTCAGACAATCCATCACAAAACAATTCAATTCGTGGATGTCAGAGTGGACATTACAAATAGGTAATATTTGAGTGGCCCAACTATGTTCACCGTTGCCTTTATAAAGAAAACGATTTACAGAATTGATAGCCTTTTGGAGCGTAATATCCTTTGCTTTGATCGTCAACCTCTCAATCTCTTTTTGGAATTTCTTTATGCGGGTTGAACTGAGTGAGATTGCAGGTCCCTTGATTGAGAACCCCAGAAATTTGAACCACTTCGTAGGAGTCAGATACTCAACTTTCTTGGGATTGAGCTTCATTTCCATCTGATGTAATTCATCTTCCATAATCTCCATTGCTATCTCATAATCAACCCCGACAAACAGCGAATCGTCAGAATAGCGAATATAGTAGCCATCAAGTTGTGACAAACGCTCATCAAGATGGTACAAGACTACATCAGCCAACCAAGATGCAACAGAGCACCCTTGCTTCAACGACTGGTATGATTGCACCAGTTCACCTTCAGGAGTGAAGAAATAGTCGGAATGATAATACTTTCGCAATACATCAATCAGTGCCGAATGTCCATGTTTCGCTTCAACTTTGTCAAAGGCTTCATCAATGAACCTTACCGGCACACTATCAAAATACTTGCTAAAGTCGGCCTTCCAACCGATGACTTCGCCCTTCGTGTCGCATATTTTTCGAGATACTTCTTGTACAATCTTACCACAACCAATTCCCTTCTGGTATGACTGACACTGCGGATGAACCATCTCAGGCATCAATTCAAACAGAAGATCATTGGCAATACTCAATAAAACTCGATCAGCCGGTTCATTGATATAAACCGTTCTGAACTCGCCATTATCTTTGGGTATTTTGGCAGTGTGAGGTGGTGCTATTTCGTACTTACCATCTCGAATGGCCTCATACATCGCAACCCTTGTTTCCGGCTTCGTTAGCTGGTAGAGTTGGGCTTTTGAAATTCCTTTCCCCAAGCCTTTGTCAATGGCATATTCCCATCGTTCAAGCTCGAAGAATTTTTCTAATATCTTGTCCACGTAATTTCCTGTTTTTGTGGGTTAAAACCATCTAAGAATTTGAGGTGATTCCCAGTAATAGCTATACTCAGGGAATGTATTTTTCAAGATTACAATTAGTTTACCTCGGAGTGGATTTTTCTTAATCCATAACTGCCGACCGGAAACTTTGAAATCTCTTCCGCGTTTCAGTCCATTGAGTGCCAATACTGATTGTATGAAATCTTCAATTCTTGTAGGCTCGACTTCTTTTGTTTTTCGCATTGATTTTTCCGGATTTGAAAAGTGCTTCCTTTCGTTGTCGATATTGTCGCTTTTTCTCAGTCCAATATGATGTAGGTCGTTTGATTGGTTGTTTGTTAATTTGTGGATTGATTATGTTTTGAATCGTCCATTTACTGCAATTAAACATGGCAGCGAGTTGACGATAACTATATCCTTCTTCTTTGAGAAGTTTGATTGCTTTGACCTGATCGGGACTGAGTTTACGACGCCTATCGTATTTTGTTCCGGCGATATTGATTTTCTCGCTCTTATAGGGCATCTAATCTCAGATTTTGATTTATAGCCGGGCCAGAGAAACTGGCCCGGCAGAAAGAATGAAGAGTAAGGCTTATATCGCTACAGCAGGGCGAACCACGATAGTGTTGTACTTGTTGAGGTTGTAGCTAAAACCACTGCCAAAGCCGACGCCCCACGAGCTGCTAGCCGAGACCTCAGTGGACGACCAATACCACTCTTCGCGAAGCGGTGAACCACCCACTGCATCAAGAGCTGCATTTACCTCCTTGATGTTAAGAAGAATCAAATGCAGCTGAGCGAGCGATGGGATGTACTGTCCAGGCTGAAGGTTGATTGCCGGATTGAGGTCGTCGCCGTAATCCTTGGTATTGGCCTCGCCATTCCAGTCAGACATTGCATCCCAAAAGTCGGGACGGAAAAACTCTGACGAACCGTTCTTCTCTGTCGTAGTAAGCGCGATTTCTTCTCCGTCAGCTGCATCGTGAAGAGCAACAGTCGCAATCTTGTCGGACATCTTAACTGCGACGCCGATAACTCTTGCTTTGTCGATGGTTTCAAGGTGAGCTACCGGAACGAGCGTTTTGTCGTTCATAACATAGTAGATTCCGTCCAAAAGCGGCGCTACGTTCACTTTTAGGGTAGGCTGTTCCTCTTTTTCGCCTATGATAAAATCGTAGGCATCTTTTGCTTTGGCGATGTCAAAGCGGTTGGCGAAGGCAAGTGAAGCCCTCAGCTCCTGAAGTACATTTAACTGTGACATTTGTCTTTGATTTAATTGGTTGTTTATTATCGAATAGATTTGTTTTGTATTAGAGGTGTGAAAAGTTGTACACTTTAACACTCGTTAATTTTCTCTTTCTGTCTTTGGTATGCTTCCAGTGCTTCCAAAAACAATCCGCAGTCAACCCTTTCGAGCTCAATTTTGGCGTCTTCAGCAGTAGCACAAACTTCTGCTATTGCATTGATACGGTCTCTGTCATACGGGTCTTGATAGTCGTATTCTCCGGCAAGATATTTTGACAAGTCGTTTGACCATGCCACATCTTGATCGGATGAATAGTTTGGAAGCCACTTTTCAATGAACTCCCAGCGATTAAAATCTTTATTCATCGTCTGTTTCGTTTAAGCGTTTTACACCTAAGTAATCACAAGCATACTCCAGTGCCAGCCAGAAATCTTCCATATCAAGATGCTTGGCTACTGAATTTCCAAGTGTGAAAAACTCATCATCAGTCATATCAGGGTCGTAACCCTTCACTTCGAGGTCTTCTCGACTGAGAACCAGCACCGGCATCGAGTTCAGCTTGGGTAGTTCTCTAACATCATGCACTTCCTCAGTCTCAGGAATTTCCGTAATGATGTTGTCGAGATAGCCAAATTGAATGTTGTCCAACCTGTCTTCATCGGAAGGGCATCCGTATTCATCCCGGAACCCAAATATTTGAGGATTTCCAGAATCATCGAGTGAGACACGAGTTACATAGAAGCTATCGTCTTTGTCCATCCACTGATGACAACCATTGACGACTGGAATGTCATCATGGTCATCGGCTTCGCGCCATTTATCATCAGCGTCATCTTGATCGCAATCGAAGAAAACGTATTCGCCCCCATGCGCTTTGACCGCAGCGGCAAGTTCTCGGTACTCTTGTGCCTCCAGCTCCTTGTATTTAGAGTGAAAATATGTACATTTCATATTATTGTTGTTTAGGTTGCTCACCCATCAAATCTACTGCAAGACCATTCGGGCATCTTTCATCGAACCAGTGCCAGATATGATTTCGGTCGGTACCTTTCTCAAAAAAGAGGAAATCAGTTTCGATACAATCCTCAGAATCTATGGGTATTTCACTGAAGTGTTTCCACATAGTTTCGAGAGTCATAATTGCTACTGAGGAATTACAGTGATTGCAATAGTTATATTCGGGGTCTCTGTCATATCCGATGTATTCTTCAATTTCTCCGGTGGCATTGTTTACCCAAGCCATTGAACTGACGTTAGATGAACCACATTCGGTACAGTATCTTGTTTGTAAGTTTTTGTCCATGTCAATCAGGTTGATAGGTTGTGTCGAGATCCCAATCGTCATCCGGTTCAAACGATTCTGTCGGAATCTCGCGGTTTCTCATCATTTCATTCACGATTTCTTCCGCTTCATCTTCGGTCCCAGCAATAACCTGAATTGAACGGTGAAATTGCCAGTAAATGTCCACATTAACCATCTTGGGAGGAAGTGGACAATCATCACAGAAACAGCCATACCAATTCTTGAGTGTATCTTCGTTGTCGTAGCGTTTCTGAAATAATTCTTGATACGTCTCTTCGCGAAACAAATCGTATTTGCCAGGGCTCACATTCGTGTCGCCTTCAAAATGGTCACGGGTGATAATACAAGCTTCTTCCCACAGATTGTCTTCCTTGGCAAGCTCCTCACAGAAGCTATCCCAAAAACTTGTGAAAAAGTCACACACTTTGTGTTCATCAATTCCAAAAGAGTTGCGATAGTCAGCGTAATACAGACTACCAAGAACAATCTCTTGGCGAAGTTCCCAAAGGTATTCCGCTTTGAACCAACCGTTTTCAAAACAGTCGGCGAGTTTTCTTTTCTCCGTCATATTCTGGCAAATGTTATGATGGCACGATAGATTTGTTCAGCCAAATCAGTTAAACTTATCATTGACTGAAGCTCTTCATCACACAAGGCTATCGAATCGGCATAGTAGTAAGCCTGGTCGTGAATCTCATCATCGATTTTGAGGCGACGCTGCGGATTCTTTTCTCGCTCGTATTCTTCCACAAGACCAATCACTCCGGTTTTGTATTCGCCGCTAACAGTACAGATGTAGTCCATTCCGTTTGGCCCCTCGTCAAAAAGGTCAAGCTGCTCTCCATTTGGGAGAGGAAATATCAGTTTCATTCTAATCCAGGTATTACAGGTTGATTTCTCAGATATTCAAGGCGTTTTCTTTCTGCCTCAAGAAATTCAAGGTGTTCCGAGAAGGCTTCTTTGAACTCGTCCCAATCCACATCGTAGCGGCGGCGATCATCCTCCGGCCAATCTTGTCTTGTAGGATCCACATGGTTCTTCCGGTACTCTTTAAGAAACTCAGTGTAGGTGTCACGATGTTCAGAGTATAACTGGTACTCTTCTTTTGCCTCGTCGGTCTCAGGCACTGGCAAATGCCAATCTGTGTTTTCTGATACGTACCCATAGATGTCTTCGTTGAGTTGACGCAGAGAACCAGGCTGGATGGCATTAACCAAATAAGCGATGAAATATGAGATATAGGTTGTGTTCTCAGGGTCTTGAATGAGGCCAAACCATTCATCAATATCGTTATCCATAAACGAAATGAAACCGCTGCAACTGGTGTGATTATCGTGGATAGTCTTGCGCATAACATTGTAGAGGTCAAGGTCCGTTGAAACCATTTTGACGAGCCGGTCCACGAGTCCATCAAAATCCTCAATCTCGACATCGCAGAATACTTTGTCTGTCTGGAAATTATATTCTTTCGGAGACCACAACGATTGAGATGTCAATGTGAAATTAGTTCCAAGCACATCATTCACAAATTCAACGTAACGTTCTGCATATTCCTTCATTACCTTCTCACGGTAATCCTCTCCGAACCCCCAATATTCGATAAACTCAAGGGTTTCGATGTCATCATAATCGCCATACTTCAGCATCTGCGTGGCGCCATATTCGTTTTCGCCTTGGTCCCATATTCCTTGGTAAAATCCGGTAAAGCCAAGCGCTTCAAGTTCAAGTTTTGTTTTCATTGTTTGGAGTTTGTTTGTTGGTCAATCCTCGTCGAAATCTAATTCATTGAGGGCATCAAAGAGTTCTTCCAGCCGACTCTCGCACTCCTCCATATCGCAAACTATATCGCTAATACGGTAAGGAGCTCCATTATGACCATGACCATCAGGGCCAATCCACAATGTAGCTTCGTAATCGGGATCGTAGCCTTGCCAGTAGTCATAAACATTTTTGACAAGAGTGTCTGGATCATTATCTTCCATTCGGCAGGTGGCGTGAAAGTCTTGACCAAATGCGGTGCTGGTATTGAACTCGAACTCTACATTTCCATTGAGTTTGTCAATGTATGTATCGACCGAGAAGCCAATGTTTTCTGCACATTCGGTCACTTTATCGATGATTGCTTGCAGTTCCATAGTTCAAAATTGATCAGGGAACAAAATGCGTGCAATCTGGAAGCCAAGTTCTTCATAGCACAGCCAGCACATCCAAGTATAGTACGGGATATGGTCTTTGTTACGGATTGGCTCTCCGAGGCTTTCTTCCTCCTCAGACTTCCACTCCTCCATATCGTCAATATGCTTGATGTAGATTTCCTTGCAGTCGGAGTTGTAGATGAGCATACCAATCATACCGGATTGACAGCCGTGTTGTAAGTCCTGGAAGAAACCGAGCGGATTGTCATAATTTTCAGCGTGATAGGCCATATCTGCCACAAAACTTTCAGCAAAGCTGGGCTTCGACACACTGTCCGGATTGTCGTACCAACCGGCGCAGTGCATAAACATATCTGTGAGGAACGCATCAGTATCTGGGATGTTGTCGTACACGCAATCGGTAGCTTCAGGGCCGAAGAAAATCTTGTAAATTTTCTCACCATCGTCGTCCTGTTTGTCAAGCCAGTCAATCACGCTTTCAGCATCTTCAGGGATGTAATCTTCTACAGTTTCTTCTTCGCCAATGAACTCGTTTTCCATGATTCGTTTGGCAGTACTCTCATCGATAGAGGAAAGATAGTCTTTCCACCAGTCGATGACGTATTCATTAAATGTCATTAACATAGTCGTATTATTTTGATGTTTTCTTTTTATCCATCATCTCGTCGCGGAACTCTTCTTTTGTGGGAAAATTGTCGAGCACATCCCAACCCTGATCGTTGTCAAAGAGCGTTTCCATAAGTTCGCTGCTATCGTAGCGAACATTGAGATAATGATAGAAGATACCTCTGGGTGATTCGTCAAATGCCTCTTCTTTGTAGTCCACTAAAACTTCTTCCGGATCGTCCCCGAACAAGTCAGTCACGATGAATCTAAGGCCATCTTCACCTTGTTCTTCAAAGATTGTATCGAGATATTCTCTCCAATACTCCTCAATATACTCTTCAAGGTCATCATCGTCAATGTAGTTGGGGTCGTGCTTCCGGTCGAAATCTTCCTCGTCCTCGTAGCCAAGATGCTGCGCAATTGTGTCGAAATCGAACCAGAAAAAGTCGTTGATTTCGGTATCACTCATACCATCCGGATATAGTTCCTCAAACAGTCGCTCCACTGAGTCGAACTCTTCATCAGTTAAGTTGGCTGCTCTATCTGCGCCACCGCTCCAAAAATCGAAATCTTTGAGCGCTTTTTCTTCGTAGATTCTCATGGGTATAAATCTTCTATATTTGTCACACAGCAGTTGATGTCGAATACCTCAGCATCTTCGAGAGAAATGTCCTCGGCTTTGTCAAGTGCTTTCCTGACAGCTTCCTCTTCCGAGTTTGCAATTACATCCACTGTGACAACTGCATCGTAATGAACGTTAACGGTATATCTCTGCTTCATACCCATTCAGAATCATGGAGTTGAGCAATCGAGAACTCTGTGAAACCAAATTCAATGGCCCAAGGGTTATCTTCGAGAAATTTGTTTAAGGCTTCCGATTTGTCAGCTGCCTCGACACGACCAAGAAGCTGACAATTATCTACGTCTTGGTGATCCGGAGCACTGCAATGTCCTTGAATGGTGTATATCAAATATTTATTCATAATCGAGATTTGTTTTATAGCCGGGCCAGAAAAACTGGCCCGGCAGTGAAGATTAAAGATTGAGCTTATATGGCTACAGCAGGGCGAACCACGTAAGTGCTGTACTTGAAGTTGCCGCCGCTATAACCACTGCCAAAGGTGACGTACCACGAGTGGTAAGCCGAGAACTCAGTGGACGACCAATAACATTCATCCAAACTGAGCGGCGTACCGCCGACGAGTTTCAGAAGTGCATTGATTTCTTCTTTGTTGGCGCAGATGGCATTGAGCTCAAGCAGACACGGGAGATACCACTGAAGTCCTTTGTGCTTGTAGTTCCAGCACATTTTTGCGGCAGTGTTGCCTTCATCTTCTTGCCAATCGACAAGTTGACGGGTATGTTCCAGACCGGAAACAACCTGGAAGGCTTGAGCTTCGGTGTGAGCTTCGGTCACGACATGCTCGTCATCCTCACTCCAGCGCTCCTTCCATTCGGAGAGTCCCACGATGAAAGAAATAAGCGGAGTGATGACAGCGATACCGATGACGGCATCCTTAAAGTCCGTTCCATTGTCATGTGCATATTCGTCTCTCGTGAGAAAGCCTCTACCAACTATCGCAATGAGAATTTGTGTTTCACCGGTACGCTTGACCTCAGCTTTGATGTTGTCAAGCGTTGAATTGTCCTTGGACGTGAGATTGAGGCCGTCTTGACCCTCTGTTCCCTCAGGGTAAACTGAGAACTGGTCGGCATCCGCAGACAGATTGCCGAAAATCACTCCTCCTGCCGCAGCAAGTTCAGCGGCTTCCTGGCTCTTAGCCATTACGTTGTACCGGGTGGTACGGTCAACGATAAACTTTTTAAGTTCGTTTTTCAATTCCATTGTTATAATGTTTATAGTTTTGTTATCGAAGGGTTTCTGCCGAAGCAAGTGATACATGAATCCGGCACAATTGACCAGTCAACATCGTTGACTGAAAAGTCAAATTCTTCAGATAGAACCGTATAGAGGTATTCTTCTTCGTCTCCGGAAAATTCATCGTCAATCACGCTTTTACGTTCTGGGGTGATTTCCACGAACAAGAGATGTCCGTTGGGCATAATCACAAAGTATTGGCGCTCATTCATGTTATGCTGTTTTGATTGAGTATGTGAAATGCCCACTCTCATCATAGCCGGTACCAGACATTTCGTCATCGGAAATATCCAAACTCTCGACGCTTCTCATATAAGAGGGGTAATATCGAACACTACGAAGATGCTCTTTAGCAGCTTCAAGGGTGCCACAGATTCCGACTACTGATTCGCCGTCTGAATCTGAGAGGATGACGTGGTAAGGCATTTAAGTTCAGTTCTTAGTTCCGTAATGAGAGAGTTGAGTTCATCAAGACAAGCGGTCTGGTTGTCAAGAATACCTCTAATGGTTATGGGATTTGCCCGTCCAACCATTAAGTTTTGTGTTTCTTTTGGAAGAGCCATTTTCAGCACTTCCAAGTTGGACGATAAGGCTGATGCCTTATCAATCATGTATGAGATAGTGCCATCCAACTTCGTTGTTTGAATTTCTGTATTCATCTTTCAGTTTGTTGTTTGTTTACGAATAGAGATTGTAGTGTGAGTATGGGGTGAAAACTTGTACACTTTAACATTGGTTAATTCGGCCTGCGTTCATTCATAGATAATTATGCTATGCAACTTCTTTCAGGTCATGTTCAGCAATTACCTCGGCAATCAGTTCCTCGGTTTCCATATAGAAGCCCCAGCAAGAATCGACCTCTTCCCACTCAATGTCTTCCTCGTCTTCACGATCTTCGTCGGCATAGACTTTTGTGAACGGTACTTTCTTTTCCAGAACATAGCCTTTGACATCGCCCCAAGCCCACATTTCGATGCATCTGACTTCACCGTCGATTACATGTAGAGCCTGCTCCTTCCAGTCTTTATAATGGCCATGACTAAAGCCACATGTTTTGTCGAAATGTTCTTTGGACATATAGGCGATACCCCTCATGTGGTCTCCTTGCGAATAGCCAGACGAAGACCATTCTTTGATGACGAAATCTTTGGCGTATTTTTGAATAATGGCCAACATATCTTCCTCTTCAAGACCTTCAAGCAATTCCATGCGATAGTCGGCATCGGCTTTTAATTCATAGGGTTCTATTTCCAACTGCGTTTCCCAGTTAGCGTTGGCGCCTTTCCATCGGAGGTAGTGCTGGAGTTCCCACATACGGGTGTGGCGATTATAGATGAATCTCACGTCTTTCATCTTCCCGGCTTTGTAGTGGGCTATGATGTCTTTCTGTTCTACCACATCAGCAGCCATTCGCTGAAGTATGTCAGACATAGAATTATCTCTGAGGCTGTAACCACCACTGTATTCTTTCCAATCACAGTCTGATGATAGCCAGTAACGACCGTTTTCAAGATGCTCAAAAACATAACAACCTCCCATATCCCAATCCTTGACCGGACAGGTGTTGTTAGTGTCGTAGTATATCTTTATGCGATGATTACCAATTTCTCTGGTTTCAATCAACAAATCATTCATTATCTTATGTTTTTGAACTTCAGTGAATGAGTAAAAGAAGCCTCGCAACCTTTTAGGTCACGAGGCTTATCAAACTCCAAACTGAAAATGTAATATTATCTGTACTGCTTTAGATGCGTGTTTTTTGAACCATCGAAGAAACAGTATGTGTATCGGTCTTTTACGTCGCCTTTGGCTTCGCAGTTGTAATGAGCCACGAAAATTGTTTGAGCAGACCCGTCTTCAACTTCGTACACAGCAATAAAGCGAGCTTCTTTCTCTGCAAGGATTGTGATACAGATTTGCGGTAGGTGCATTGGATTAGCCAGTGCAACCTCGTCGCTTTTCTCGGTCACAAATCGAAATTTACGTTTCCACATTACTTGTAGTATATTGAGTTGAGACGTTCTTGATATTCCTCCCAATCAATTTCTGTGAGATCGGGGATGGTCGATGTGCAGCACACAATGTTATTTGCCTGAGAACAAGCCCATTCATTGCGAGGGTCAAATCTGCCATGCTGATAGTTCATTGCGAGAACTTTGATGTATTCCAGGCAAATTTTGAACATTTCATTCTGGAGGTAGCGGTGGTCGAGGCTCATTTGAGCGGCAACTGTTTTTGGTGAACTCATTCCACCATTTACGAAATCGCTAAGGGTGGTTTTAGCGAACTCAATATCTTTTTCTGATACGTACATAACCTATGCTTTTATTGTTATTGGGATGTGTTTCAGGAATGGCCGGGCTTGCATTTTCTTCACATACTCCTCAGAGGCAAGAAAACGAATTTGTAGCGGCGCATCCATTGATGATTTATGGGTATCGAACTCCCGGTTGCCCTGTATCAGATAGCGGGCAACCTCAAGAGTTGCAGGTGCCTGATAGTAGTGAAACATTAGAATGAAGGGTATTCAGAATGTTCGATGTTGAGGGCCGTTTGGAGCTTGGCAGCACGTTTAGCGTGCCATTGCTCGTACACGCTTGTGCGTATCTGGAGTTTCTTCCAGAGCACTTTGATACAGAAACGACGATACCAACGGCGTCCAAACTTGTACATCACGCCGATTGAAAGAAGCACTATCATTGCCAGTGCTTTTATAAGATTTAATACTTGAGTTTTCATTTTCAGTTTGAGTATTTGGGTTAGAGTTTTGCGCTTGCCGCAGCCATTTCAAACTCCGGGTCAGGCATATAGGTGAAGACATCTACACCTTCGTAGGAATAATCATCATTGAGAACAAGCGTCCCGATGAGTTCAGTACCTGTTTTGTGGGCATCAATGACTGCCTGATACGTTTCCAGATCCACACAGATTTCTACGTTAAACATATTGGCATCAGCATCATCGTAGAGCAAACAATAAGCATCGTCATACTCGTACTCCTCCACCACTGATTCAGAGGTAAAGAACATTCCGGACCATGCGCGATTGTCTTCCAGATAATTTTCTTCGACTTTCGCGTTTACAGTGGGCTGATTGGTATGTGCGAGAATGAGCTGTGCTCCCACCACTATCGCGATGAGAGCACAAAATACAGTTGACGATTTCATTTCCTTCTTTTGGGGTGTTGATAGTTAGTGTACACGCCACCAGCACAGGAGGCAACTTTGACAGCGAGGCGAGGACGTCCGCAGATTGTGTAAGTTTTAATTTCCATTTTCAGTTTTATTTTGAGAATTAGAATTTATCGACCGCCAGACCCTTCTCAGTCATACTGAGGGAGAAGCCCGCTTCATGGAGCTTCTTCAGAACCGTAGCATTGCTTTTGTGAATGAGAAGTGTGTGGGTGTGGGAATAATTGTCATTCACCGGCGTATTGAACGACACTGTAATTTGATTGTTGGTGGTTATGATTTCCAACGCCTCCACCATATATTCGTGCTTCATTGCTTCAGTAGGGATATAAAAATAGCCGCAACCGATGTCACTCAGTTGCGGCTATCTCTCGATTATGACACATATTACACCATTGCAAATATCTTGTTGGCGAGGGCCACAGTTCCGCTTATAGCCATATCTCGCTCGGCTGCTGCTCGGAACTCACGGTCACGAGCCACGGAATATGCTTGATTTGCGGCTTCCTCGTTTGTTGTGGGGACCATACTTTTTCGACGACGTATCACATCAGCTCCATCATTGAACTGCTTTTTCAGTCTGCGGGCCTCACGCATTTCGCGTTTTTCAGTCAATGTCATTTCAGGGTCGTACTGTTGTGTTTCCGGCTTAGTGGTTAATTCGGCATAAACCCATTTCCAGTTGTCCCAATTTACTTGAGTGCTGAAAGATTTGCCAATCCATACGATTGAGTAACCACTTTTAAGCATCTGCCCCAAATGTCTTGCCCAATACGCTTGATAGGTCACGGATATAATTTCACATTCCCGTTTGCCTCGCATACACACAACTACCTCAGAGTCGGTTGATACGATTTGGTCAAGCTCACGCCACCATTTCGGAGTAAGTTTTTGCCCAAGGTTAGCGGCGGTTTCATAGAGCATATCCCACGCTTTTTCGCTTATGTGGGTTGTATATTTTTCCGCATCTGTCTGTGCAGTTGCTACAGATTTAAGAGCGGCTATGTCTTGTGCTGAAAATAAATTTCCAAGTGTCATAATAATCGAGATAACCGGCTCCCTGGGCCGGGGAAAATTTTTTGAAGTTTCGCGTTTAGTTGGGAATGTCCCAAGCAACGCAATATGTGTATATGTGGACGTGATGTGTCGTGTGTCGCACCGATGGACGCAATATGCAAGTGGATGCGTTTGTGTCGTGGACGCGCTCACTTGCATAAGTGAGCCACCCAACCCCGAAGGGCTGGGTGGCATCGGTCGGTGTGGCGATGTTTACGCCTCAGTTTCAGGGGCGTCCTGTGTATCTGTGTCAACCTGTCCGTCGGCGGCGTTGAAGATAGATTTTGCCTTCTTGAAGATAAGCGAGCGGAGGTTGGCTTGTTTGGCGATTGCCTTGGCGTTCAGTTTGAGCAGTTCGGTGAGTTCGTCACCCTCGGCTGTGAGCAGGGGCGATGTCTTGCGGACATTGAGCGCAGTGTGCTTGAGCAACATTCCGTCGTCAACAGTGAGTTCGCTACTGAGTGCGCCGTCGGAGTCGGTCTTGTACACGCTCTCACCGGAGAGCCAGCGAGTGAACGTGCTCTTTGCGACGAGTTTGGTGTCGATTTTTTTGCCGTTGACGGTCACAGAGCCGAACTCGGTTGCAAAGCCGTTACGCACCTTTGCGTCTGCCACCATAAGGGCGAGGAGCGGAAGCATAATGCTGTCACCCTTGGTGCGACGTACTCCTGTGACCGCCATAAACTCGGTCACTTCTACGAGTTCGCCGTCGATGCGTTTGCGACAGTTGCGCAGGAGTATCGCTGCGTTTGCGGGCATCGCGTCTGTGCCCTTGGTGCCGAAAGTTACGTTGAACTTGATTGCGCTGTTGTTGGTGTTATTTGCTTTTGCCATAATCGGTTCGCTAAGCCCTTTGTGCCTGAGGGTAACTCGCACACCGCTTCCGTGTGCCCTGTGTATGAATTTTTACGCTTGACTCTGCCTATCGGTTGAGTTACAAACCGATTTTCGCCTTGTCACGAGCGGACATAGTACGAGCCTATGTTCGGGGGCATTAAGCGTGTCAGCAACGATATGCAGTTTGGCGTCTGTTACCCTACGCATACTCGCTACGTCAGACGTAGTTTTCAGCCACTCTCCGAGAGCCATCTTGTGCTCACGACATACGCCATACAGGCTCATACGTCGCTTGTCGCATATCGCATTATGTCAAAGAACTCTTTGTTGCCGTTTGCTGTCGGTCTTGCTCACCTCAGCGGCAACACTCACAATATATAGCCAACTGCCAAAAAGTCAAGTTTTTAGGGTGAGAAAATTTTGAAAAACTTGGCGCGTGAAGCGAAGCTGGCGCGTGAAAAGTTTGGTGGGGACGGAGGCGCAAAAATGGGCGCGTCCAGACTTCTGGGCATGGACGCACGAATGTGGGTACGCCCATTTTAGGCGCCCACCTCCACACGGCCTGGACGCTCACGCTGCGTTGCGAAACATGTGGCCACGTCTGTGATATGGGCGTCAACTCAGGCGTAAATTTGTGGGCGACCACTCGTATGATCTGCACGCCCACGTTGCGTAGTTGACGCCCATAAATTCCTGGGCATCCAACGGTGTGTTCGGACACCCACATTATTTGTGGGCGGTCACGTGATAATGTGCGTAGCCACGAAATTATGGGCGACCACGCATGAATTTTGGCACCCACTAATTTTGTGAGCGTCCATACAATCGTGTGGAAGCCCAAGGCGAGGCGATTCTTGGACGCTCACACATATCGCATGGACCTCCACGAGATATTGTGGGCGGTCACACAATTTCGTGGGCACCCAGTGTCGGATTGCCTTGGGCGCCCACGAAATTGGGAGTCCATCACGCATTTATGGGCCACCACATCATTGCCGGTGGAGTCCCACGTTTTGTGGCTGGACTCTCACGTTAATGTTTGGGCGACCACGAGGAATTGTGGACGCCCAAGAAGCATCGTCTTGGATACCCACGAGATGTTATGGGCTGTCACGTGATTGTATGGATGCCCATACGGAACTTTGGGCGACCATCACGCAATAATGTGAGCGTCCACGAGATGTTGTGGGTAGCCATACGCAAATTGTGGAGGCGCACATTGCTATGTGGGCACCCAGATTATGCGAGCGGAGTCCCACGTTTATGTATGGGCGTCCGGGGAATGTGTGTGGACTGTCACGCATTTATGTGGGCCTCCAGCATATTGTTGGTGGGCTCCCACGAAACGGGCGTGGCTGGCCACGGAAAAAATGTGGAGAGTCACGCATTTAGCTGGACGACCACGACAAGTTGATGGGAGTCCACGTGATTGGGTGGAGGCGCATACACGTTGCGTCGCGTATGGCCATGCACTCAGGTGGCCACGTGTTGTGTGGGTGGATGGGCGCGATGTGGGTATGTGTTGAGGCGCATTGCGAACTGTGGGCGTGCATTATGCGAGCGTGGACACGAATGGGTGCCCACGCGCAAGGGGAAAAGCGAACCGCCCCAACTCCGTTGGGGAGCCGGGGCGGTGCAGGTGGCGATGAGGTGGGTTTATAGCTTTGCTATAACGGCACCGATGAGCGACTTGGCTTGTTTGGGTTCAGCCTTGCCAACTTTGTTGGCAAAATCGCCCTTGGGGAAAAGCGAGCTAAACACTTGCTCTGCAAGTGAGCCGAGGTCGCGGTCTGCAAGGGCTGTGCCCTTGGCGTGCTTGTAACCCTTGCGGCTGGCAAAGCCAGCGAGGAGCGACCACAGGTAGGGTCGGATGTTGGGTTGCTGCTTCGCAGCAATACGGGTAGTCTTGCCCTCTTCGTCGGCACGTTTGCCGAAGGCAAAGCCCTCTTGGTCGGTCTGCTCAATGGCTTCGCCATTGGCGGCACGAGCGAGGAGGGTCGCAGTGTGGTCGAAGACCACAGCCCACATATCGCGGGTCTCTACTACACGAAGTGTAGTAGGCTGCTTGTCAGCGGTTGCGTTCTGAGGGTTAACAACTTCGTTGTTACGGGGTGCGGTGGTGTTGTTGGTCTGTGCCATTGTCGTGAAATTTTGAAATTGCCGCAATCGGTGCGGAGCCGTTGTCGATGTTGACGGTGCAAAGTTACGGCTGACTCTCAGTGGGCTACGGCGCGTAGTCTCGCCTGTTTGGGGGTCGCATTATGCGCAGGAAAATCGTGCGCCGACTTCCTGGGCGTCCGTGCGGAGTTGTGCAGCCACGTGCGCAATGAACAACCCCGCGTCCACGTGCGCGATATAAGTTCGGGCGCTATGGGCGCGATGTTACAACCCCGCCCACGCAGGCGGTTGACAATCACGCACTTGGGCACACGGATGGGAGTGCATACATACGCAAATTCAAGCCGTTGAAAATGAGCCTTTTAGCCAACCCAACGTGGTCGCCCACACCTGAGCGTGCGCGATAGACAATCCCACACGCACGCCCACGAGGACTTGCACTTTGTACAAAAGTGAAAGTAGCTAACTTGTTGGCTGTCAAGCCGTAACCCGTTGACACTCACGCATATATGCGCACGCAATAGACAATCCCGCACGCCCACGCGGTTAAAAAATACGCGGGTGGGTGTATGCGCGTGAAGGGATTCCATACATATACTCCAACCCCAATTTTGAAATCCGTTTTTTGAACGTATTTTCAAAAAGAGCGCACAAACCTGAACCTCTCAGCATCAATCAAAAGCTGGAAATTCTCTCTTAACATTATTCCTGGGTGTCTCGGCAATGTTCCGCTCCATCGTTTCGTGTTAAGTTGAAAACCTTCCAATACACCTTATTATATATACCCCACAGATTTCTCCGTTGCCCAAAATTCTGCGTCTCTACATATAAAGTCGCTAAATATGATTTCTCAAATTCCCCCAGCCCTAAATTTTGAAATCCGTTTTTCTGAAAATTCACCCCTAATTTCCGTTAAGCCCGACTCATTTCTGCCCAGTTTCAAAAATTATCCTTATCTTTGCGCTAAAATTGATAAATTCATAATCCGACGGCAATGAAATCACAGTTTCAGACCCTTTCACTTCTCTCCAACTACACCCCAAAAACCGATCTTGATGCCGAGTTCATCAATTCGTTTTTGGTACAACGGTTCCAGATCACCCCTAAAACGCCCAGATTTGCCCCAAATTCCGATGCAAACCCCATAGATGTGCAATCTTTCATCTTGTGGTTTGAAAACGGTCCAGAGGCACTTAAAATCGGTCGATACGAAAATTCTATCGTTTTACTGGGTGGTTGCACTCTTGACAAATGCGAAATCATCGCTTCACTCTCAGAATCCGGAGAACTTTCTACCAATCCTTTCACCGTTGAGGCATCACTCATCCAATCTGCCTCTGAAGAAGAAATCAAATCTTTTCAGGACGCTCTGTTTGAAAACGAGCTGCAACCGGACCCGAACACATTCCAACTCATCCCCAAATATATTCCCAAGATCGCAGATCGTGTAGTATTCTATGACTACGCTCAAGACATTCAGGGAGTCGGAGTGGTTCGAGAAATTACCCCTGAGGGCAATGTAATCTTCTTTTGTTATTTCACCTACCCGACATACTCTCAAGAGAAACGCCTGGGATTTTCTCTCAATGAAGATCCGGGTTATAATCTGCGCTCGATGATCTTTGAAAATATCGACAAGGAAAACATACCGACTACTCTTGGAAACTCTACAAGCTGTTTCCGTCGCCTGGGAAGAGAGCTTGAGCGAGTAGGAAAAGTCTGGAAAGATAAGTTGCTCCGCATTGAACCTGCCAAAGTAGAGCAAGAGGTCGGAAGCAAATACTACTACATTTCTGACAAAATGAAGGTTGTGACGGAAACAGAGAAAGGCACCCCGACATCTCATATCCGATACCTTGCTGGGAATTACTTCACATCCCACATGGCAGCGACCCAAATGCTCGGAAAGATAAACGACCTGATTCGAGATTATCTCGCCTCTGACAAATGGCCTGAAATCGAAGACTGACAAAACAACGGCTCACTTAACCATCCCGGTCGAGTGAGCCGTTTCTCTTGCTTCGTAATTTATGATTGTATGGCAGAATGTGCTACTGTATTTGTGAACCCGTGACGCTCATTCCATTCAACCACCGCTTCTGCTGAGAAGATGTATGCTTTACGGTGGATTCCGTCAATGGGCTTGTATTTCGTACTGAGGAACCCGATAAAGTCTTTGTAACCGATTGAGTCCAATCCATAGCACCACGGTTTGAGTATATGATCCGGAAGTCCTCCTCCAAGCTCAAGGAGCCGCCCCTGAGCGTCCGTAAACTCATCAATGACCATTTCCTCACCTTTGATTACGAAAGTGGCGTAAAAGTCATGTATGGCTTTTTCTGCCGGAGTCAACTGAGTGATGCTCGTCTCAAGAAGTTCTTGGATGAATTTTTTATTCTGAGCGTTCTTCTGCTTTTTGTCTCCTTTGCTGGGAACAGTTACATCCGGAGCATAGATGTTGTAAAACTTGTCGATGGATATTCTCAATGCCGGAACTGACTTGTCTCTCATTGTGCATGGTGTCCACTGGAATATCTCATAAGGGATGAAGTCATCGAAGGAAGCAAAGCTGAACGTTACCTTCCATTCGTTGTGGTCCCCATAAACATATTCACCTTGCTCTACGGATCCGCATAAGTCTTCATACACGTTCTTGGCAAGCTGGTATATTTCATCTTGAGGTAATGGGGCTCCGATCATCTCTTTCCAATCGAAGTTCTGAGGTTCATCATCTGCATCGCCATCTTCGTTGATTTTCTCACTGGGATGGTAGTGGTCGCAGTAAAGGTCGAAGACACCCCACCAAAAATGATACAGGAAGAAATCTACTGGGGATTGCACAACCTCATCAAGACAGTCCACAATCTCCTTAACCCTTTCAACCTTTATGAAAGGTTTATTGCGATAAGAGTTCCGAGCCCTTAATTGCCGGTCTGCTCTTTTAATGACTTGCTGGGAATGTTCATCAACGATCAGTTCTTTGCTTAACTCTTCTTTTTCCTTTTCTGAGAGTTTATCAAAGTCAACCACGTCAACCAATCCAAAACCTTCAAAAATATTTTTTTGTTCTTCCTGGAAGTTTTCGTTCTCTTCCGTCTCGTTTTTTAGGGGTTCATCCCCTTTATTATTTTTATTATTATATATATTATTACTGTATTGCAGAAGTGCAACACTTTTCGGGGGTAAAAGTTGCAGAAGTGCAACACTCAATATTGCAGAAGTGCAACACTTTTGAGGGTCGTTTTTGATGGATTCTGGGAATTTTCCGGTTAAAATCGCTTCTTTGAGAACTTCTTTTTCGCAATGTTGCACTTCTGCAACATTCAACGCTGTCATAACAGGATTTTCGGAGTCGAGAGTATTGCACTTCTGCAACACTTCGGCTAACGCATCTACGGAATGTTGCAGAAGTGCAACATTTTCAGCGGAAAGCATAACTGCCCCATCAGGGAGACAATGTTGCACTTCTGCAACATTTTGAACTTCGCTTTCTGAAAGTATTGCAGATGTGCAACATTTAGCGATAGAGCTGCCAGACATTCCCAAAAGTTCGGTTCGACACATCGGTTTGATTTCAATATTGCACTTCTGCAATACTGCAATCCCAGTGTCTGCAAATTCTTTGGTGAAGGTCTCCTTCTCCATACGGTCAAGTGATTCGTAGTGCTGCACAAGTGCAACATATTCATCACAGAAAACCTGAATCCCATTTTTGAACTTCTTGATAAGCCCCATCTCTTCCAGTCGGTTTAAGGAGATGGGAATTGTTCTGCACACATTTAGACCTGCCAGTTGTCCCAACCGGCGCTGTGATATAAGTATTGTTTGGTTGTCGAGAGATTCAGTGAGTTGTTTCCTCACCAGATCGATGAGACACTGGAAGAGAATCCGGTCGGCTGTGTTTGCTATGAGTTGATTGTTCGCATGATAATGCAACCCATATCCAGCATACTGTTGAGTCGATTGCTTCATCATTTACTTATGGGTTTTGCTATACGCTGGAGGTTACTTAGTATGTCAGCACACGCTTTGGCTCTTTCATAATCTTCGTTGTTTACAGCTTCATTCATCACATCATTGATGATAGGCATCATGCAAATGGCGAGATGCTGAAGTGTAAATGTAGATTCATTCATGTAATTTGTTGCCGTTGCGAAGTATTGATTCAAAGCCTCGCATATTTGATTGAGAGCCGTGATGGTATTTTGCTCAGCAGTATTACTATGAGTTATACATACCCCTATCTGCTCCATCGATTGATTGATGATGCTGATAAGCTGAAGAATTTGGTATTGACGCTGCTTCACTTGATGGGTTTGCCACAGAACAGTAGCAACGGCAATCAGAGTTGCCACACTAATCATTGTCGAGATCATACTTATTTACGAAGCTGGGGCAGTTTTCACTGCCGATTTGATAATTTTTGGGGATGGTATTCCACGGTTCTTCCGGCTCTGCGACTGAAGCGTTGTACCAGATACAGTGATAGCGATCAAAACACCCTTTGGATAGACACATCTCTGCCTCAAATCCGTTGATGCGTTGATATGTGTCTGATGAGATGAGTTGGAATTGGTCTGGAAGTAATTTTGAAAAATGATGCGGGATGCGTCCTCTTAAAGTCAAATCAAGACAGCCATACACATTTCGTGTTGACTTATCCATCAGGAATTTTATGGCGTTGGCTCGTAGTTGCTGATGTTTAGGCTTGAATAATGGGCCTGATTGTTTATACACGCACCCACTTACAATTATTGTATCTGGTTCCGGATGTTTTACCCATTGTTTCCAGTAGGCACAGTCAAAGCATAAGTGCTCCGTTCTCATTTTTGAAACGAGCGGAGAACTGATAGTGCGGAAGAGTTCTAAATCTTCACGCTTCCCACAAAAAGAACAAGTGATATAAGTATGCGCCATGCCCTTGCAGGTTTATGGATTGACCGGCTGACCGATGGAATATGGATTATGCAAGGGCACACGATGTGTGCTTCAATTTGACTTGAAGATTAAAGGCTGATAGATGCGTAAATCCCAGCGACTTCTTCTTGAGTGATTCCGATGTAAGTCTTGGTGACTTGAATGGAACTGTGATTGAGAATTTTGTTGAGAAGAATCAGACTTTCTGCGCTATGATTATTGATGTCATACACATATCGACCAAAAGTCTTACGGAATGTATGAGTAGAGAAGTTGTCAATTTTGATATGATACTTCTGCTTGAACTCTTTGAGTCTCATGTTGACCCATTGAATAGTCATAGGCTTGTCGCCGGAACTGGATGGCATTATATAGTCATTCTTATCCGGGCATCCAAGTAGCTTCCATAGATTATCAAAATCTTTTTGGACCGAGGGGTTAAAGGGTATCTTGCGAGTCTTTTTAGTTTTTTGCTCGACTATGACAACCGATGAAACCCCAAGTATGTCGCGCCATCTAAAATTGAGAACGTCTCCAGCTCGGCAAGCGGTACAAAACGAGAGGCGGGCGTACATTTCCCACCGATATTCACCATTGTCGTGGAGGCAATTCAGCAATCTTACGAACTCCTCATACGGGAGATGGTCGCTTGTTGTGAGTTGATTTTTCTTTGCCATATAGTTGTACTTTCATTTTTGTGATGCAAAGTTAGAAAATGAAATTGATAACTCCAAAAGATTTTATTAAAATATATCCTTTTGATGTAAAATAATTTTCAAGCGAACAGAAAACCACTGGCTGAGAATCAATCCAACAGCCAGTGGTTCAGATGATAGAATGGATTATAACGATTTGAATCCCTCAACAGTAAGAATGGGGATGCCAAGCGATTTGGCCTTTGACATCTTGCTGGAGGTGGAGTTTGTATCTCCAACGATAAGATGGGTCGTTTTCTTTGAGACTCCGCTTACAACTTCGCCTCCTTGCGATACGATCTCATCTTCCAAACATTTGTCTCGGACTCCGGTAAAGCACACTTTCATTCCGGCGTACTTGTCTCCAACAGGTTTAGCTTTTTCTTCTGGTGGAAGGATTGTGAGTTTGTTTTCTGCAACAAAGTCGTAGAAAGGCACGATTCCTTTTAAGAATGATTGCATTGTTTTGTTCAGGGCAAGAAACTCTGGTGTCTGATCAAAACCAGCTTCGGTTTGTACACACCCATTGATGAAAGCAAATCTATCGCTATCGGATAAATCTGAAAGGATGGATTTTGCCTTGACTTGACCGATGGCAAGGAAGCAATCACTGGCGTGCATGAGTCGGGTAACTTCTACCCCCTCACGAATCTTTTTGTTCGCATCGAGAATGACATTGGCAATTGAATCCCCAAAGCCATCAATGCGAACAATTTCTTCAAATGTGATGTCAAGGATTCTGCGCAACGTATTGTAACCGGCACGAAATAACTTTGCAAGAGTCTCTTCGCCCATCTGCTCTGCATCAAGAGTAGAGTAGAAATGCACGACCTTAGCCAAGGTGATGCCAGGGCATTTGGGATTGGTGCAGATCAATTCAACTTTGGAGTTGTTCCACTTGGTCGGTTGACCGCAGTCTGGACAGTAGAGGAGCTTGTCGCGCTGTTCGCACATGACTTCACTTGATGCCTCTTTGATAACACTGAGAATTTTGGGAATGACGCCCCCTGAACGTGTCACGGATATGGTTGCGCCCTTACCGATGCTGTTTTCAAAGATATATTTAGCGTTGTAGCCTGTTGGGTTCTCCATTGTGCAATCTCCAGTGTCAACGGCTTCTATATTGACCACTGGTTTTAAGGCACCGGCTTTGCTTACTTTCCATTCAACGCCTTTTACTGTTGTGTCGAAGGCATCTGTGAAATCCGGATGTTTATAGGCGATTACATAAAGAGGATTGCCAGTGGTCTGTTGTCTGCCGATGGCTTGCCAAAGGCTGAGGTCATTTAGGTATATGACAAGCCCATCAATATAAACCTGCTCTTTCCAATAGCTGAATAACTTAGCGAAGTATTCTTCATTAAGTTCAGCAACTGTTGCAATTTTGAATGGGAGCTCTTCGATGTCGGTATCTGGGTTGTGTATTGGCGATGGATTTAAGTCAGCAACATCGTAGAGGAAATCTGCATACGTTGCATAGTTGGAAAAAAGACTGTGCTGGTCGGCTCCATACACTACATAGGACGCACATTCCAGAGCTTCAGTTGGTTCATCTCGGTTAATCAACCCTGCGATGGTATTTCTGGGAGATTTATAAGGAAGACCTTCTGGAGATAGCTGCCCTGCAAATTTTTCTTTCCAGTTGCTTGTCAGAAAAACCAGTTCACCATAAGAATATTGGATTCCAGCACTTCCTAAGTCACTGAAGAATTTGCCCTTGTTGAAATGGGTGGTACAATCTTGCCCCTCATTTTCGGCTCCTCCGCGAGAATACGTTTTCCCACTGTTTTCATTGTGTAACCATGACACGCCATCGTACTTTGGGGTGATGACTAATTTCGCTGTTTCTGGAATTGCCAATGAAGATAGCCATTGCTTTACTTCCGCAAGACTTTTTACTTTGTTGAGGGATTTCATTGGAATAGGCAATTTTCTTTTTCGCCCATTTCCGACCAGAGCAGGTTCTGCTGTAGAGAACCAGTCTGCTTCAGGCTCAAGCTGACGCCATTTTTCAAGTAGCGCATCATACTCAGCGTCGGACACTTCGGGTGTGCCTGCTCGATATAGAGCATTGAGGCGTTTGATTTCCTGTGTTAATTCTTGTTTATCCATATTTGTTAAAGTATGGGCGCACCACCGAAGCGATGCGCCCGATTAGAGTGAATAGTTAGTGAGTGCCGGTTGAGCCGAAGCCTCCGGTACCGCGCTCTGTGTTGTCAAGTTCATCGACTTGAATGATGCTCTCTTCAGAGTGTTCAAGAATCACCATCTGGGCGATGCGGGTACCAGCGGTAACGACGAAGGGCTTTGTTTCAAAGCTTTTGATGATTACGCCGACACTATTGCGATAGTCTGAGTCCACTGTGCCTTGAATAACATCGGCATCGAGACGTTGCTCCACCGGATCGAAGCCATTGCGGAAGGATTCATTGATGCAATGCCCCTCAATCCCCTTTGCTGAGAATCCCGAACGTGGGCGAATATGGGCGTGTTTACCCTTGTCGAGTGACATGGCAAAATCAAGTGGCACGACATTGCGGCCTGGATAAATGATGGTGTCTTTAGGTACATACAGGTCGTACCCAGCAGCTTCATTACTGCCTTTGGTTGGAACTTTTGCACCTTCTGAGAGAAGTTTGATTTTCATTTTTTTTGAGTTTTATTGGATTTGTTGTACTTCATGCCCTTACGAGACATATTTGCTGTTGGGTAGTAGGTTCGGGTTACTCCACACATCTCATCATAATCTTCCAGTCGAAGATTTCCATAATCGCTGTCCTCGATTTCAATGTCTGGTGCAAGGAAGCGAACATAGAGTCCGCAACTCGAAATGCACTGACCTACGCAGGCTTGGTGGATTGATGAGTTTGAGGTTCCAAATGCTGATGCCATTGCTGTCAACGAATGGAAGTAGGCCACTAAACGTTTTAGAGGATTGAATACCAGTACCGGACTACCGGTTTTGTTAATGCGTGATTTTTTCATAGTCACTTATCGCTGTTAAGACTTTACTTGACAAGCGGCTTCGTGCCGCCGACAAGAGGTATGTGTCTGAAACAGCTACCCCATGTGCGAATAGTTCAAATGTCCGGTCGCACATATATGCAAGAAAGTCGGGTTCGACAAATGCTATGAACAGGAACACGAATGTTCCATCAATTAGATAGTGCCCTTCTTCGTTGATTAAGCAGACTTGATTCGGGTCAATTTCATAGGTATCGCACAACGCTTTAATTTGGTAGCGATACTGAGTGAAGAATGGCTGTATGGGCATTGGATCTGTCATCTTCGACAGATAATGTGTCGCATCAAAGTAAGAGCGCCCAGCTTCACTTTGACCAAAGAGCAGGTTCGGAAACTCAGGAAAGGACTGCTCTTCACACTTTAATTTGATTTCGCCTTTCCCGGATTGCCCCAACATTAGTTGAGGTCGAAATCACGAACCTTATCCTTATGTACGTCAAGGGGCCAATAAATAGCTTCAGCCTTGTCAAATTTAGCGTCTCGTATAACGAAGTCGCTCATTGTTTTTTTGAGATGGTCACTGATGCGCTTGGTTGCATCTGCGTTAGATTCTGCCGGTGTGTAGAACACTTCGGTAGTCTGTTTTTCTTTAGCGGTCTTTTCGTCAATTGTGATGAAGATGACTTTGACTGCATACAGGCCAACACCTGATGTCTCGTCCTCTTCAAAATAATTGCAGACAAACCCTTTTACCGAGTCGCGTTCTGAATGTGCAAGTATGTCATTGAACAGCACATCCGGCACCTTGGTTTTGATGATTTCATAAGAGACCTTTCCGAACTTAGTGCGGTTGTAAGAATCAATAATCTCGTGTACCAAGGTTTCAACCTCAGTGTAGCAGGTTGCAAGAACCAGCTCCTCGATTTTCTTTCTTTCCAACGCACCACCTGGAGCAGCCTCAGCAAGAAACTCCGTTTTTACGCGGAAATAGCTTTGAGTTTTTTCTTCCATATTGGTTTTTATTTGGTAAGTAAATTATTTGTCGATGCAAAGGTAGTTAAATTTTTCATAAGTACAATATTGAAATCAATCTTTTTGCGTTAGGATAATTATATAAATGCTGATATTCAATACTTTATAAACGGCATTTTTAATGAGACAAGTTTAGTCAACTAACCACATTCGGACTTTTGAGGACTTTGACAGAAAACTAAATAGGTGGCGATACTCTATTCTTCATAAAGAAAACTCGCTAACTATGGCAAATTCAGAAGTATCAGATAAAGAACTTGTCACTCATCAGCTGGAAGCGACCTTTGCAACCAGCAAGAAGAGTGTGCAAGAATATGTCCGAGAGATTGAGCGTCGTTGTCGCTTCCAGTCATCCTATCGGCACCTTCAGAACGGCACTATATTAGATGACCGCAGTCGTCTTATCGATATTTATGAGGCGTGTGTTCAACAGGACGCACACCTCCGGGGTGTGCTCGAAACTCTCTTTTCGCAGATTGTTGGTGAGCGATTTATGATGGCTAAACAAAATGAGAAGGGTAAATATGCCAAAGACATCGCAGCTACTCGCAAAATACAAACTACAGAGTTCTTAAAAATCATTCATGGTATAGCTGAATCCAAACTTTACGGCTATACTGGATTAGAATTTTATGTGGATCCCAAGAAAGAGCATGGCGGTCTAAAGGTCAATTATGTTGAGCGACGCAATATACTGGCTGACCAGAATCGTATAGTTCGACGCCAAGGTATCTGGATGCCTCATTGGAACTTTGATGACCCGAAATATGCAGATAACTATGTTCTGATTAACAGTGGCGATCTGGGCTTGTTTTCAGCTGTGGCTCCTTTGATTTTGGCAAAGAAGTTTACATTTGCCAACTATGTCAACTTTTCCCATACCTACGGACAGCCTATCATTCATGGTAAAACAGAGTCGGAGAATACAGTGGACCGTAAACGCATGGCAAATGATATTGCCGGGGCTGCACAAAATAAGGTGATTGTAACGGGTCTCAATGATGAGGTTGATATTAAGACGTTTACCATGTCCAACTCCGAGCATGTGTTTACCGGTCTAATCTCTATTGTTGATAAGGATGTGTCGAACCTGATTCTTGGTTCTGAATCAATGGCCGGTGCCACACAATCTTATGTGGGAGCAACACGTGCGCATGAAAATATTTTCCGTGACCGCATTGAAGTTTACCGAGATTACATTGAGTTAGTGATGAATGAGTCAATCATCCCCAGACTCGTGAAACTTGGTTATCTCCCATCTGGGCTGGAGTTCAAATATGCGAAACGTATCGAGATGTCTGATGAAGACCGTATTCGTCTCTTCCAAAATCTGACAGCTTCTTGGGAGATGGATCCGGAAACTATTGAACAAGAGTTTGGTGTAAAAGTCAAACGACAGCTTAATGTGATGACAGGTGTTCCTGGCGCCACATCAAGCGGTGGCTCATCAGGCGAATATGGACATAGACGTTTGACTGATGAAGAGTATTACAGACGTTATGGACATGCGCGTGAAACCACAAATTTTCTTCGGGAGAGGGAGTAACAGGTCCGGCTCCACTCTCCAATATCGTTGCATGGCGTAAACCTGACGATGACCAGGATCGACATAAAAATGAGGTAGCAGTATTGCTATCTCTCTTTCACGATTTTGTTCTAAGCATGGTCGGTCAAGATAGAGAATGGGATTCTCTTGAAGAATTGATGAAAGCAAGGGCTGATATTGCTATTCAGCGTGCGCTGTCTGGATTTGGAATAGATTACGATGATGCTATAGAACTGATACGCAACGCTGATAATCTTGATAACGAACAAAGTGTTCAGCGTAATATCATCATGGCAGCAGTCAGCAATCTTGTGGATTTCTCGGTTGTAGAAGAGTATCAAATGGCTGATGATATGGCTGAACTGGAGTCTTCATTGAGTGAAGATGAGGTAGAAGAAATGGATGAGGACGATTGGTTCAATTTGTACCTCCCAGTGTTTAGGCGATTCAATGACACCTATATGCGCACTGAGAATCAAGATGCTGAGTATGCAATGATTGTAGCAGCGTGGTTTGCTACAATTAAAAATGAAACTGTCTTGATGTATATGACTCAGGGCGATGAACGAGTTCGTCCGTGGCATTTGCAATATGAGGGTTATACAGCTCCTAAGTCAAGTTTCCCGGCATGGCTGATACCTCCTATTGAGCATCAGTGCAGATGCTATTTAGTGGAAGACACTGCATCTGTAATTGGTTCGATGAAAGCTGCTGCATCCGTGCCGGAGATGCCTGAGTGGTTTAATCGAACCTTCAAAGAGAGCGTTGCTTTAGGTGGACGTATCTTCTCAGATGAGCATCCATATTTTCAAGTTGATGAGCGGCACGTCGGTCGGCTCAATGCCATAGCACAAAGGATCAAAGATTACTATTTCAACAATGCCAAAGGTTAATAGAGGAATACCATTGACGCCGCAACAGTGGATTGCTCAATGGCAACCACTTCCGCATCAATTTGACTTGAATATCTGGAATTTTCAAGTGTCTGTCGGCCAATCTGCGGTGGACATCTTCCAAAAGTCTTTTGACATAAAACGCTTCAATTCAAAAGGAAGTGTGGTTTGGCGCCACAGGCCAAAACGAAATAAGGGAGGATATACAGTTGGTGGTCTGGTGGAATCACGCTCTTTACGGAACTCTATAGTTTACGAGACAGAATCTTACAATCGCGCAAGAGGACGTGTAAAAGTTTTCACCGACCCGTCTGCCTTTGGTGGTACATATAGCCATCGTGGATTTTGTTTTGCCGCAGTACACAATTCTGATGATCCATCAGTAAGAACTGGAAGAGTGGCCAATATGCCACAACGCCAATTTATGCCGACAGAGAAAAATGATTCCTCGGTAATGAATGACAAACTGAGGGAATTGAATAATATGATATTTAGAAGCTTCCCAGGTGTAAGACGATGATAGTTGATAAAAAAGAGAAACCAGGAAAACCGGTTGAACCCACAGTTCCGGTTGAGCTACCTGTTGTCGAACTCGATGAGATTCAAGAGGCTGTTGAGACCAATGTTATGATTGAGTCTTATAAAGCTGTCCGCAAAATATTAGAGTCTATCAAGAAAGACCCGAAAGACCCTAACAGCCCCCCATTATTCAGAACTATAAAATTAGATAATGGGCAACTGAATCGAATCAAGAATAACAGTGCCAATAAAGAATACGGTATTTTATTCCCTGCGGTATTCATTCATTATATCAATATTTATTACAATGTTGGTACATCGAATATTGCTGAGGGAAAAGGCACGATGCGCATACACTATGTTCTTAATCGACTGAACAACAGTGATGATGAGGTTGAGTGTGAAGGGTTAGCTGTATATAAACGAATTGTTGATGCCATTGAATCTCAGAAGGCTCAGTTTCCAGCATTAGTACAACGCTTTCAACTGGAATATTGGGACCAGCCGCTTACATTTGATGATGCCCTTCAACCATATTGGATTGATTATCAGATATGGTTTCAAGATTTTACATCATACGCATACAAGAACTATGTTGACGTCTATGCAACAGTGCCTCCGTTTACACAGCCAAGTGATCAGAATGAAATAGCGAATCCGGACAATATGCCAAATCACGAGACCCCTAAGTTTGAGGATATTGCTGGATTTGTTGAACCAGGAACGTGATTTACCCCCAATCAGTTGGTCTTCTTCTATTCTTGGGAAAAGACCAACTGATAATGGACGTAGAAAATTTGAAATATATAGTTGGGCGAGCCGAGCAAGGCCAACCCGCTATTATCCGCTTCTTTACAGCAGTGGATGAACGCAGCGTCCAGAGTTTTAACGATGAGTTTCTTTGGCTACAAGACTATGTGAAGCCATCGAAAATTATCGTGATGATTAACTCTGAAGGCGGGTCGGTATTGTACGGAATGAGCACATTCTCAATCATACGATCTTGCCCGATTGAAGTCGATTGCGTCATTGAAGGCATTGCTGCTTCAATGGGAAGCATTATTTGGGCTGCTGGTGATAATCTCTTTATGCACGATTATTCGTTACTGATGATTCACAATCCATTCAATTGCAAAATTGAAGATGCAGACCCATCGGTAAAACAAACCGTAGAAGCGTTTCGCTCTCAGCTTGCCACAATTTATACAAAGCGTTTCGGCTTGGCAAAAGAAAAAGTTGAAGCCATTATGAACGGTGAGGGAGACGCTGATGGAACATTTTTCAGTGCAAAAGAGGCTGTGAAAGCTGGATTTCTCCCTGCGGAAAATGTAATCAAGACCTCCAAAAAAGTCCGGGACAAAGTTAAGAGTCAACTTGAAGGCGTCGAAGATGCCGCCTCAATGCGTGATATAATGTCTTCTGTCTCAGCTGAAATTGAAGAAAATAAACTTCTGGAAGCTCTGGAAGCTATTCGTAATCGAAAGGACAATTCACAAATCCAAGAACCACATAAAATGGAAAATCACGAAACATTCAATTTCGACGCCGTATGTGCGAAGCTTGGACTCGCGAAGGACACTCCGACCACAGCGATTGATGCTCGTATTGCCGAGTTGATCAACACAGAGGCAACCCTGAAAACTGTACAGGGTGAGCTTGCTGAAACCAAGATCAAACTCAAGGGTAAGGAAGCCGAACTCGCCAATGTTCAGAGCGAACTGAAAGAGACCAAAGATTCGCTTCAGGTGTACAAAGATGCCGAGCAAAAAGCTCGCGAGGCTGAGATTCTGGCTGTCGTTGACGCCGCTATCGAGGCTGGCAAAATTGAGGCTTCTGCAAAGGACGCTTGGGTGACGATGGCGCAAAGCAACTTCGACACCGTAAAAGCCACTCTTGCATCAATCCAGGCACGAGAGAAAATCACAGAGGAAATCGCTAAAGACCCGGAGAATGTGTCTCATATCGAGGACACTATGAAAGATGTGGATGCGCAGATGAAGCAGGCCATCAAGGATCATCTGGGTGAGGTGAAATTCGAGAAATTTGACTAATCCCCAACAAAACCAATATGGCAACAATCAATTTTGCCGGTAACACTTACGCGGGTGAGGTACTTGAAGACCTCCTTGTCTATACCGCGAAGGGGAATGAGACCTACGAGGCTGGTCTTGTTCATGTGAAGCCCGGTATTCAGAAACGCTATGTTCTGCCTCACATCCAGCTGGGCTCCATCATTCAGGACAACAAGCCCACACCCACGTCAGCCGAAGGCGCAGCCAACGACGACACCGGTTTTAACCAGTATAAGCTCTCTGAACGTTACCTCGACCCCCAGGACTTCATGGTTTACCTGGAGTTCAATCCCCGCGATTTTGAGGAATATTGGCGCTTTGCTCAGCCCGAAGGTCCTCTTGTATTCCGCGAGCTCGCTCCTGAGGTACAGTCGAAGATGCTTCGTTTGCTTCTTGACAAGAAAGACCAGTATATCAACGACTGCATCTGGTGCGGCAAGAAGGGTGGCGTATCGACCAGCATCACTGGCCCCGCAAATAGCACTCAACTTGGTGGCGCAACCGCAGCCGGATTGATGAAATACTTCGACGGTGCTCTTGCTCGTGTACTTGCCAACTTTAAGGCTCAGGCTGCTTTTGATGCCGGTACCGCAACTGACGACGAGAAGAACGAAGTTGCTTCCGGTCGAGTTACCCTTGCCGGTTCTGCTGAGTTCAAGGATGGTAAGGATGTTGAAGACGCCCTTTACGCCATCTGGATGAAGACCCCGGCACACGTCCGCAAATCCAAGAAGCTCAAGTTTGTCATGGGCTGGGATGTATGGGACATGTACGACCAGTACCTCACCACTCAGAAGGACTTCAAGTACGTTGAGAACCCCGACGTCAACAAGCGCACCTTCAAGGGCAAGCAGATTGTCGTAATCGACGGTTTGCCTGAGTCCACCATCTTCTTCGGCAAGTTCTCGACCGATCAGGACTCCTGCCTCTGGATGGCTATCGACTACAGCACCGATGAAGAGAGCGTAAAGGTTGAGCGCCTTCAGGCTAATTCTGAGATGTATTTCTTCCAGATGCGCATGAAGATGGACATCAACCTTGTCCGACCCGGTGAGTTGGTGGTGTGGACTCCATACGCTAACGCATAACCCGAACACAGTAAGTATCATCGGAAAGAGGAGTGGAGGCAGCGAAACTCCGCTCCTCTTTTCAATTAAAGACACTTTATAACTATGGCTAAGAAGAAATCCACAGAACCGGCTGATGCGGTAGCACCTGAAGTGACAAAGGTTGAAATTCCTATCGAGGAAACCCCTGAAGCACCCGCAGCCGAAAACGTTCAGTCTGACCCTACAGAGCCTGAACATGAAAATGAGTCTGTCTCCGATAACGAGGCAACAGAACCAAACGATGACGCGGCTCCTGAACAGGCGCCGGTAGTGGCAGCCGAGGAGTCCGCAACTCCGGTAATCCCTGACAAAGCATTGGCTTATCTACGTCGCCATCCTGAGGATAAGGAAGTATATATTGACAAGTTCGGCGGTGTATTCCCCGCAAGCACACCTAAGGCATTTGTCAAGGAAGCTGTCCTCTATCAGAATCCCTTTTACAAATAATAAATCCAATTCATAGATATGGCTTTAGGAAACGTTTTCATGCGAGACACAGACGGCAACATTCCCGTTGTGCGCAATAACACAATTGAGAATGTCTGTGGTCTTGTTTTCGACATTTCAGGTCAGCCTGACTTTTGGACCAAGGGTGTAGGTGCTCAGATTGCCGATACCTGGAAGGACAAAGTTGTAGAACTGACCACTCTTGCTGAAGCGGAGGAAGCTGGCATCACCGCATACACAGGTGAAATTGACTCTGAAACCAATGAGAGCAATGATTTGCTCTCCGGCATCCCTTACTATCACATTCGTCAGTTCTTCAATATGGCTGGTGGCAGTGGCCGACTCTTCGTTATGTTTGCTGACTGCTCGAAGGACTGGAACGCCCTCATCGAGATGCAGCGTGCAGCCACTGGCTCTATTTTCCAGATTGGTGTCTGGACTGAGCAGCAGTTGTGGACCAAACCTGATGAAGCAGCCACCGCATATTCTATTGGTCTTGTTGCTGACCTCAATCGAGTAGCAGTCGAACTCGCCGATGAATATTTCGCACCTGTGTCTATTTTGCTTTGCGCAAACACATCTAAGGTGAAGGTCGGCACCAAGACTACCGACACCATCGCGATCAGCCAGATTCCCTCATGCGTAATTGACGCTCGTTATGTGACAGTGCTTTTGTCACAGTCAATGGAAGAGCAGGTTCGCCGTATGCAGGCATCGCTGGCATCCACCACTCCGGTTGGTTGCGTCGGTCTTGCTCTCGGCACACTTACTCAGGCAGGAGTGGGCGAATCAATCGGCTGGGTGCGTCAGTTTGACCTGGTGAACTATGTCCCGGCCATCGAAATGGGCTTTGGTGATTCAACTGTTACGGACGGTCTCATTGCCAACGGCTCCAGCTATTCGGCTCTCAGCAAGGCTCAGCTTAACGCTCTTGAAGAGGCAGGTTATGTTTTCATCCGCGTGTTTGAGGGTTTGGAAGGCCACACCTACTTTGCAAATGACCACACTTGCTCTTCAGGTGACTTCTGCACCATCTCCCGCAATCGAACCATCAACAAGTCTCGTCGTCTCATCCGTTTGGCGTTGTTGCCTTACGTGAACTCACCTATCAAAGTTGATCCCTCTAACGGCAATCTCTCTTCAGCTCAGGTTACTGTTTTTGAGAATCTTCTCAAAGACATCCTCAATGAGATGGAGAGCGCAGAGGAAATCAGCGGCACCGCCTTTGTAACGGTACCGGCTGAACAGAATATCCTTGTTACCAAGAAGCTGACCCTCTCGTATGGTATTGTGCCGATGGGATGTGCCGAGTCTATCGACGTTACGGAAGGTCTCTATGTCAGCCAGCAATAACTAATTATCAACGGCCATGATTATTAACAACGTCGCTTACTCATGGGCAATGGTTCAGCTGACCTCTCTGGCTCTTACCGGTTCAGCTAACCCAAACCCCATCATTCTTGCAGGTGTCTCTGCTATTGAGTGGGAGCGTGAGAAGAAGGTGGAAGTCAATTACGGACTTGGCGGTGAGCCTGTGAACCGTGGAATTGGCAACACACGCTACTCGGCAAAAATTACAATGGACTACAACACTCAGGTTCAGCTCCGTGCCCTCAAGGGCTCGCTGATGGCTCTTGGTGAGTTTGACCTTGTAATCTCTTTCGCCAACGAGTTCAATTCTCAGGACTTCTCCACAGAGACCGTGACCTTGAAGGGTTGTATGTTTAACAAGGACGGTATGTCGGTATCACAGGATGACACCAATATTACCACCGAGTTTGACCTCAACGTGTTCAAGATCGAGCTCAGCACAAAATAACTTCTTCCATAGAGTTTATTAGAGTGAATGATTGCGGCATCGGAATCCCGGTGTCGCAATTTTCTTTCTATAATTTCACCTGACTGAATATCAAATGACCTATTCTATGATGAAGACAAACTTTAATAAAATTCATCAATATGGAAGACAAAGAAGCCCTCGAAATGGTGGATGTCGAGAATATCGACCCCAAGCTGTTGGCTACCATCGAAAAGAAAGTAGCTGACCTGAAAGCAAACAACCCCAAGGCAAAGATCGTCCCCCTCGTTGTTGAGGGTGAACCCGATTTTGATGAGAAGGAAGCCTATGTCGGTTATTTCTCTCGCCCCTCGTTCATCAACTTTTCCAAGTACCTGTCACTCTCTCAGAAGGATCAGGCAAATGCGATGCGCCAGCTCGCCCGCGACTGTTTTGTTGATGGCGACCGTGAACTCATCGATGACGATGACTTGTTCCTCTTTGGCTTGATGGGCCAGCTCCAGCATCTCATCAAGATGCGCGGTGGTCGTCTTGTAAATTTATCGAAGCCTGGGAAGTAAAAGAGGATGATTACTTTCGTCATAAGTTAATCCTCCTAAGACATTACTTTCCGGGTGTCAATATCAATGAACTTGACGATGAAACATTTGCGACGCTCGTTTGTGATGCCGAGTGGATGCACAATCAGATGGTCATAACAAGACATGCCAATGCTTTAGGTTTATAATCCATAACTCGTTGATACCCTCACTGTGATTTATCATCCAGTGAGGGTATTCTTTAACCGACAAATTCCTCCATTCTCTATTCTTTGTAAAAGACTCATCAGACTATGGCTCAGACTTACCAAGTCAATTATATAGTTGATGTCAACGCTACTAATGCTCTTACAGCGATCAATCAATTTAAGACCGCCTTGACATCAATGGACAAAGCCACGAGACCTCTTGTTGACCTTCAAAATAAGGTTCGAGGACTTGTGGAGACTATGAGTGCGCTCAATCGAGGAAAGTACACGGTAAAGATTGATACTCGCCCGGCAACTCAGAAAATCGGCAAACTGATTCGAGGTTTGCAAATGGCAAAGGCTGAAGTACAACAGCTCAACGCTATGGGTGTAACCCTTGGCGCTACAACTCAAAAGGGCCGAACTACAGCCAGAACTGCAACTACAACTGCGTCAACTGCAACTACCGGTAAGCGAGCCACTACACAAGCTACCAGAACCACGCCTCGCACCACATCTACGCCAAGATACACAGCCCCAAGAGTACCAGGACCTACAAATCTCGGTTATAAACTGTGGGGCCCAACTCCTCTGCCTAATAATGGAGGTATGGCAATTGATATGCTGAAGGGCATGGGTATTGCCTATGGTATCGCTGGATTGGGCACTATGGTATCAAACATTGTTGATCAGGCAGCTGAATACGACAATTTGATGAAGACTGTTGAGAATATCCTTAAATCTCACGATGATAAGGAGAATTTCTCTGGCCGCTTCTCTTCCATGACGCAGACAATTCGTAATGTCGGCATGGAGACCAAATTCAAGGTGACTGAAGTTGCTGATGCTGCTAAGTTCCTTGCAATGGCTGGTCTGGATTTGGAGGCAATCCAACAAGCCATCCGGCCTATTGCTGATATTGCACTTGTTGGCGATACAGAGTTAGGACAAACAGCCGATTTGGTGACAAACATTATGACTGCATATAACATTGCGCCAAACAAGATGCGCAATGCCGCAGACATAATGACCAATACCTTTACCATGTCGAACACTACATTGACTGAAATTGCAGAGGCATATAAATATGCTGCGTCTCTGTTATCGGCAGGTGATGTCCCATTTCAGGAAGCAACGGCGGCTATTGGTGTTTTGGGTGATGCCGGTATCAAAGGTTCTCAGGCTGGTACTACTCTGCGAACCATCATGGCAAACATTGTCAATCCAACAAAGAAACAACAAGCTGCTTGGGATGCACTTGGAATCAACCGATTCAATAAAGATGGCTCCAGAAAAGACATTCTCCAGATATTCAAAGAACTTGGAAAGGCAGACCTTGAGGTAGATGCGTTCTATAAACTTTTTCATAAAACTGCTGCGTCCGGAGCTGTGGCGTTAGCTACACACGTTGACAAATGGGATAAAATTTATTTAGAAAATTTCCTTGCCAGCGGTATGTCTGGACGATTAGCTGATGAAAAGAAAAATACATTGCAGGGCTTGTGGGCGCAATTAACATCTGTGTTTACTGATAAGGGCGTGACGGCTTTTAACGGTGTGCAAGGAGGTCTGCGTGGTTGGATGAACTCTGCTATAGGGTGGCTCAAAAGTGATCGTGCTACTGAAGTATTTCGTGAGGTCGCTAATAGCTTGATGGAGTTGATTCAAGTACTAATAGATGCTTCAAAATGGTTTGCTAAATTCTTTGATTTGTTTGGCCCATTCATTAAGACATGGGCTAAGTTCCAATTGATGATTTGGCCGATTGTTAAAGGCGTGACCGCTCTGCGAAGTGTTATGCTTGGACTTCTGGGACTCCGTAAAGTTGGTTTTATGGTTGCCGGAGTCACCGGCTCTTTTACCCGATTAGGAGCTGCTGCAACTACAGCTGCAACAGCTACAGCAGCTGTCGGAAGCACGGTGAAAGGTGGCGCTATATTAACACCGTTTGGATTTCAAGCCGGATTACGAGGATTGCCTGGATTGTCATACAAGCAATATATCAAAGCGACAAAGGGACTTAACTTAAAACGGCCCCACGCATCTACACAAGGGTATTTCTTAAACAATGTAGATAATGTAGGTGTCCCACGTTCCGAACTTCAAGCATGGAACAGCGGTGTATATTCAGCACGTCAAGCCGAAGATAAAGCTAACTTACGTCAATATCGTCAAAATCGTAAGACTTTCAACCGCCGTGTCGCAAAAATGCAAGCACTTAATGGCATGAAAGGTCTTGCTGGTATGGGTGTTGGCGCTGGTTTAACAATGGCCGGAATGTCTCAAATGACGAAAGAGGATGCTAATGGCTGGGATGTAGCATCCGGAGGATTGTTTGCTGCTGCGGGTATGGCTGCAATGGTCGGCGGTCCTGTTGGTTGGATTGCCGCTGCTGGTCTGGCTTTGGGCGGTCTGGCTGCGTCATTTGCAAGTTTTAATGCGAATCTTAACGCATTGTCAGGTTTTGTAAATTCATTTACTCAAAGCCATCAATTGCTTGATGGTGCCTTGACAAATGGCAACACTCGAACTGAAAAATATCTTGAGTTTGTATGGCGTAAGAACTACGACATTAACGATCTCATCCAGCGTCGTATTGAATTGATGAAGGAATTGTTGGGAATTGAGACACCCAATGAAACCACCACAAAAGATGTCGGCAACGAAATGTATAAAACAATGTACGATAAGTTTTATGCAGCAGACTCTATGTGGGGAAGTTCCGGTGCGGCAGAGCGAGCAGCAGAACTCTTTAATAAATACGGCCAAGACTATGGCTTAAAGATATATAAATCTGACGGTGACTGGGCTTACAAAGATGCTAATGGTAACACCATAAAATTCGCCAACCCCTCCGGAACAACTGATACCAACGATGCAGTAATGTATGATGTATCAGCTGCGATGGAGTTGTTGCATGGTCAATATCGGTCGAAGATTATTGATGAGAACCAACATCGCTTAGCTTCCATGCTTTATGGTCAAGCTACAGCTCAAGATGCCCAAAACTGGCGAGATACTTTCGCCGCAACTTATGGTCCATCATCGTGGGCTAACAAAATACGTCCTGATCAGTGGAATGAAGATACCGATGTTGCTAAACATTGGAATGGAGAAGAAATCGCCCAGTCTTATATGGGTTCTCAACTTTTATGGTCTTCATTGTATCAATTGGTTGAGGCTCAAAATGCTATCGCAGACTTTAAGACAAAACTCGAAGCAGGTCAGCTCTCAGAGTTGGATGTGGTTAAAGCTTTGCGATGGGGTGATTATGACATACTTGGTCAGACCTTGGCTGATTATAACCCTCACGACATCACAGGCTGGTATCGCAATATGGGTTACTATGGTGATGGCGTGTGGCGTGACCCCAGTGGACGCGAAACTCCTGAGGTTATGGCTCAAACCGCTGCCGGTCAGATGGAACGTCTTTTGGAATCAATTCAGAAGCTCGGCCTTGAATCGGACCCGGCTACGCAAGGTTTGCAGACATACGCAAATACATTGCTTACGCTGGCGCAGTCATTTATAGGCCAGAATGAAGCCATTTCAGGAGCCTATGAAGGTGAGATTCGTACAATCAATGGTCAGAAATGGAGATGGAACTCGGCCTCTCAGACTTGGCAATTGATTGACGACAATAATCAACCAGCTGAAATCTCACAGGGCTTGATTGATTTGTCGAACAACATGAACACGTTGTTGACAACTGTTCAGACGGTTAATTCTGAATGGCCGACAATGTTCCCGACAACGTGGCAAAATAATGGTAGCTCATGGTGGTATGATTATACCAGTCCTTATAATTGGAGCGGATCCACCAATGGTTCAACCCAGGATCCATTCAATGTTAACACAATGTTGTGGAACCCTCTGACCAACTCTTCAACCGGCAACAATTATAGCTGGTGGCCGAATTGGAATCAGGGGCAGTCATTACAAACTCCAGCGATGCAGTATAATACAACGGGAGTAACAATGACACCTCAGCAGATGGGTAATGTTGTCAAGGCACCTGCTGTAACAGGCATTGGAGGCAATAACCCAACTGGAACCGTAAATGGAGGTGGCGGCAGAACCGGCACAAAGACATCAGACTACAAATCCAGCAAGAAAGAACGTGCTGTGCCGAAGCAGATAAATATCAATATCCAAAATTTGATGAAGGTCGATTCTATTGACCTCACTAACCCTGATAATGTGGCTATAATCGACAGAATGAAACGTGAAGTAGCCTATGCGCTTTATGAAGCCGCCGGTGACGGTGTAATGATGCTCAATGGCCTTGCAACTCAAAACGGATAATTATGAGTTATTTCAAAGACGTATGGTCAAATTTGGTGTTCAATGCTGGCAATGCAACTTCACAATTTGTCAGCAGTCTGAACTGGCGCTATCAGAATAACCAAATGGGCGGCAATATTGAGTATAAGTCTCAATCTGCTTATAAATCGGTTCTGGTTCATGTTGCCAAACAACTTGCAATGTCCACTTTGGAGGGAGAACTTAACAGTCTCCTTCCAAAGTATCAAAAATATGTGCGCGATAAGTCCTTGAAAGAGATGCGTGCTCAACAGATGGAGAATCGTGCCACTCTAATTGAGAATGGGCAAAAATCCACTGAAGGCTTTGGCGCAATTGATTGTGAAGGTGGTCATCGATTGATTGCCAAGGACCGTTATGGCACACCGATTCCTGAAGCCCTTATGTTGCACTATGACCTTCCGGAAACAGAACAACGCATACATTATACCGATGCTAAGTATTCCGGTGAAGAATCGTATGTAATTAAGGATAAGAACACTCTTGAAAAATTGTGGAATCCCGGCAATGAAATAGTGCATACATCACGAAATGTAGTGGATGATTCATTTGATTCACGCACTGTATTTCATATAGACCTTGCGCCCAAAGTCTCAATGAGCAGCACAAAAAATGTAATCCTTACAACTGTTCAAGGGCGCGACTTTACACGCAAGGAACTTGTTTCAGGTGGTGATATGACATACACAGTGAACGGGTCCATTGTCTCCGATCAGGCCGGTGTATATCCCAGTGAAGCTGTTAAGCGGTTTGTCAAAATAATGCAATACAATGGCATTATCAATGTGAATTTCATCACTTTCGGATTGCTTGGCGTAACCCGCATCATCATTAAGGATTTTTCTTTGGGAGAGATTGAATACAAGAACATCCAGCCATATTCTTTTACATGTGTTGCGGTTGAGCCCGACGATGCCATCACTTTGCAAGCGGATACCATTAACGCAATCAATAAAGAACTTCAAGCTACCAAATGGGATGCTTGGTATCATCAGATTCTCCAAAATAAACTGGGTGAGATGGCAGCTAAAACCGCTTTGGGGGCTGCGACAAGTTCCATTACATCATTGACTGGTGCCGGTCTCGATGAGCTAACTTCAAATATCTGATATTATGGCAGAAGAGTTTGACACTAATAAGCAGCCGGGGTTCCATATCCTAATTTCTTTAATTGAGATATGGAAACCCAAGGATAAAAAGCAGCCCAACGGTGACGTTGATGGGGAGATTATGCGCATTTGTGAAGTAGAAGAAGTAGAAATTGATGAGTCTTTCAAAAAGCTTATCAGTACTGCCTCTGTGCGTTTTCCCCGTGGTACAATAATTCGTAAAACCATAACCAATCAAACAAACGAAGAAGAGGAAGATTTCAAGAAAGTCAGTGTTCAGCTGTCTAATAGTGGTGTTGTAGAAGAAACTCGTACTTCGACATCAGTTGCCTCTCCAAGCACGTTTAGTGTAGGCCAGCGAATTAAAATCTACTTGGGCTACACTACAGATCCTCAAGTAGCTGAAATGGCCAAGACCGGCAATACTGGCAAATCTATTTATAATGACACAGCCACATACGATGACTATCTCGCTCAGTTCAAACACACAGGTTCAGATTCAAAAAAATACATGAGTTTGATGTTTGATGGTTATATCACCAAGGTAAGTCTTGACACTCCTATCGAACTTGAATGTGAGAACCTTGCAAGCTTTTTGAGAACGATAACTTGTCCTAAAGTTAAACTGAAAAAGTGTGAGGTCAAAGATTTTCTTGGTGAAGACGGTAGATACAAGTTCTTGAAAGACACTGGACTTATTCTTCATCCAGATACTGCGTCTATGGATTTCGATTTAGGAGCAGTAGAACTTAGTACGGATTTAACTGTCGCCGATGTGCTGACAGAATGGTCTAAATATGGATTGTTCTGCTATGTCAGTGACTACAATGGCACACCCGCGATACAAATTGGACGCGCATATTTCTCCAATCCAGGAAAGGATTCGATACTAAATGCGACAACCACACCTCGTCCAGTTCAGATTCAGTTTGACTATCATGTTGCTAACAATGGTCTTGGGTTAACATCTTCTGATAAAGATTTCTTGGCTGTTGGCGCTAAGGGTATTGATTCAGATGATAAGTTCATCAACATCACAATTCTCAGAAACCCACAGTTTGATTCATCAAAGCCCGAATCGGAGAGCAATCCGGCATATCGATATGTCAATGAGACAAAGCTGACAAAGAAAGCGATGAAAGCCGGTAAACGGTATTTGACCGACGCTCCTAACGACAAGGTTGATATGAAACTCTATACCAAGATTGCTTTCGTCTCCAAGACAATTCCCATCGACATGAAGAAACTTGCCGAAGAAGCTATTAAGTATCTTGAAGGCTACAACATGACCGGTATTGAAGGCTCTCTGACTTTGTTTGGAGACTTGTATATAAGAACCGCTCAGCAAGTAGAGCTGATTGACCGGCGTTACCCAGGAAAGAATGGGGTGTATTTAGTTGAGGAAGTTAACACAACTTTCGGTACAGACGGGTTCCGTCAAAGAATCACATTGCCATACTGCATCAAACGTGATGGCAATAACCAATCGTCTCAAAGTTGAGCAATATGACTACTCCTAAGAAACATTTGACTGACCATTCATCAAATGAGATGATTCGGGATGCCATCCGTGCGATTGCACTTAAAGGAATTGTCAACAGACAAACCGGGACTATACGAGGCACTTCAAAAGTCACCGGGTATGTTGCGAAAATACATACTGATGAGAGCGATGAGTTGTATGGCACTATTGATGTTCAGGAATATCCCGATTGGGCTGTAGAAGAAACTGAAGAAGCTCCTATAGGCTACCATGAGGGTGTGTTGTTAACTGCTATTCAGAATGATACCAACGGATATATCATTATCCCGAAACTTCATTCAGATGTCATTGTCAGTAAGGACCCTGAAACGGGGAATGAGTATGTGACAATGTTTTCTCATGTGAATCTTATCCAGTTGGACTCTCACGAAAACATTTCGATTGGAGTCAGAGAGCGTGAGGAGTACAAACCGGATGACGATGAGGCTCCAGATATACACGAGCTTGAATTAACCGGGATTAAGACCAACACAACATATACAAAGGATTCTGTAGTTACTACAGTTAATACCGAGAAGGATAACGATGAAGCTACTGTAACCCAAATTCTTGGGAAAACTGATGATGGTCTGGTCGCAAAGTATGATGTTGGTGGAAAGTCAACCTCAACTATGACTCCAGATGATATAGTGCTGGAACATGATAAGGCCAACATGACTCTGGATGACTCACAGGCAAAACTTGAAATGGGTCAGTCTCAGGTAGTGGTCGAGGATGGTACAACCTATGTTGGTAGTAAAAATGGTGTGGATGATGCTGTTTTAGGTCAGGAACTCGCAACAATCCTTTCAGATCTTGTTGGCTATCTCGGACAAATGATGACGCCCACAATGATGGGCCCGCAGCCTCCGGCAAATATGTTGGCTAACTTTATTTCTTTGAAAGCCAAAATATCTGCGTTCAAGTCGGCTCATAGTGGATTCTTAACAAAGAAAGTTCAAATTCAGAAATAATTATGGCAGAGGCAAAATTGAATTTTGATGAGGCTACACTCGATAAAACCAGTGACCTGTTTCATCTTTATGATCGGCTTTATCAAGGAATGGTGTCCGCTAATGAAGTGGATGCACCGGCATTTCCATCTGCTGAAGATATGCTTGTACTCGATAGTGAGGGTAATGCAACATTTGATGCAGATGGCAATCCTATATTAGATGCTGCCAAACAAGCCTTGGCCGAGCAAATGTCATCAGACTATTCTGACATTCTGATGAAGAACTCTGCGTACCTGTTTGCCAATGCCATAATGTCTGTTATGAGCGGAGGCGGCGCCGGTGGCAGCACTACGACTGGCTTTGTATCTCGTGGTGGTGACTCAATGAAAGGTGCTCTTTCAGCTTGGTACGGTTTTGATGCCGGTTATAATGGTCAGAAAATTTTTGAAGTGACTATCAACGCTGACAATGAGAAATGGGCGATAATACATGGAAATCTAAAGGTCAGTGAGGACGCTGAAATTGCCGGAACCCTCAATCTTGGCGATAGTATAACTTTTGATAAAAACAAAGTTATATATTACGACAATGGCACTCTAAAGATTGAGAACCCGACAATCGGAATTAAGGGTGATGTGTCTGTGGACGGCACTTTCAAGCTGGGCGATGTGTTAATCAACCAACAAGGAATTTTTTGGGGAACAAAAGAGTTCTATCACTCTGGCAACTCCAATAAGTCTGATGTTGATTGGACAATGCGCGATGCTAATGTGTATGGTGATTTGATAGTCAAAGGCGATGTTGATATATCAGGCGCATTTAAGGCATTACAAGGTTTTGCATTGGGTGCCTTAGGCCAAAAGTTTCTGTATTCCGAAGTTGACACCACCATTGGAGACGATGGCAATCCAGTCAACATTCCTTACACTGTTCTCGAATCTGATTTACATATCATTAACGGACATGGTATTAAGTTTGACAACGACTATGTTATCAATGTCCGCAATAGTAATGTCGTATCGTTTTCTGCTCCGGGAATGACATTAAATCTTGGAGATAGCGACAATGGTAAAAGTACAGAAAAAATTTCTCTTCAGTCAGATATTTGGGACTATAGTAATCATTTTCGTTTGGTCTCTAAAGAGGGAGCGGGATATTTCCCGAATGGGTTAAAAGCAGACGTAGCTGTTAATGGTGCGACGGCATTGGAAACGTATCGTGTAGATAGCACTAATCTCGGAGTTTTGTTTCCTCATCAGATTCGGTTTGGAGCCATAGATGGCCCCGCCATTTACCGAGACCCGGCTACAGGAGGGCTGAACATTCAAATTCCATATATCAACACTGAAATCACAGGCAGCCCAACTGAGCAACTGCAATTTAATACATACTACGCTCAAACCACTTCTCCTTTCAGAAATTTGAGCTTGCCGTGGTCTGCAACACTTCATTTTGCGACTGATGGCGAATTTTTTGCCTTTGATAACCCTGTTGAAGCGGAATTTTTTGCAATAAAAAGCGACCGGTATCACACCCGCCTGATAGAAGATGCACTATTCTTTGATGACGGAAAGTTCATAGAAGGCGTTGTTGACGGCCTCCGATATGCTGGCAACGGCTATTTTGACGGCAACATCTCATCTCCCAGTTTTGCCAGTGGTTTTGCTGGATATGGTTGGGCGGTCAAAGATGAAACGACAAATGGAGGTTTTCACGCCACTTTTGATTCTCTCACTGTGAGAAAGAAGATGAGGGTCTATGAGCTTGAAGTTCAAAAAAACTCGGTAACAAATGGCTCTCTATGGGTTAGTGATTCTTGCTCTGGAGACGAAGTGATAGCACTAAACTAATGGCAGCTCCAGTAGATCTGAAGAAATACCAAATACTTGTAGCCCCTGATTCAAAGAAGGTTCAGGGGTTAAGAACGGGTGATATTGTGCGCCGACAGTATTTTGACGGCACCAATATCATCTATTCGCTTATGTGCGTACTTGCGTATGGCACTACTAAAAAATTTGCAACCGAAGCTCAATACGATTCAGATGGATTGCCAATTTTGGATGCAAATGGCAAAATCATTACTCAAGATGTAGAACGTGATGTCCCATATTTTATCGGTGCGCTGCTGGAAGGCGATGCACCTCAGACTAAAGAGCTTTTAGATTTTGCCAGAATCACCAATTTGTTTGATGCTGATCGCTCAGGCGCGTTGTATTTAACAGCATCAGATTCACAGGCACCGTTTATGGATGTCATAGACGGAGTGGGTCGCAATAAGAGTTTGTGTTGGCCGGAAAATATAGCGAGTGAGGCATTTGAAGATTCTCGCTCACAATATATTGTAAGAGGGAAAGGGCTTTCTGCACAATATAAGTCGCATGATACTGATGCCAACCGCATTGTTCGCTTGACTCGCAATTCTTTATCCTCAGATTTTTGTGGATTGTCGCAAGACTTCTATGAATTAGTTGCTGCACAAAAACGAGTGCTTATTTCATACAAGGCTCGCGCTAACAAGTCAATAACTGTTAATACCGCAATTACTTATTCTACCGGTGCTGTTAACGATGCTGAGTGGTCCGAAGAGTTTACGGGAGACTGGCAATACTATTTCAGAGCTGTCAATGTAATCAATTCAGGCCGTCATCTTCGCACTTTCAAATTGGACGTGCAAAATCTTGGCGTAAACGATTGGGTTGAAATTGCAGATTTCAACATTATCCTTTTAGATAGTATTTCCAATTTTGGAGATGCTACATCAATGCGTATAGGTAAATTGGATGGGGTGGCTGATCCGGTATTCGGTACATTGACTGGCTATGGCGCCTACATTCAAAAACTGTACGCTTCGCAAACTGCACATATCTCTGGTACCCTTACAGCCGGTGATGAGAACGGCTTTGCGTCAACATTTTATGCTGGTAAGATTCATAGGAATTGCTTCCGTAATTCATGTGATGTCAATTTCTTATCAGCTATAACGATAGACAACTCATCTCTTATCAATCCGACAGGGATGGGTAATGTGTACAAGACCGAGGATGTAAGTGAGCTTACAATGTTTGTCCAAAATCGAGATTGGTTGGACAATCATCTGGCAAAGCGATACTGTTTCTCTTTTTGGGCGTATGCAAAAAAGCCTTGCCAAATAGGTATTAAGCAAAATGGGAAAGTTATTGGTACTATCCAAATTGCTTCTGACCAAACCCATGAGTGGCGCAGATTGCATGTCTTTTTTGATTTGCTGAAGCCTGATAAAGAGTTGGAAGATTTATTGATTAGCATAACACCTTCTTTCTCAAATTCATTATATCAGTCTGTCGCCGGTAGTATCGACCCGGATGAGCAGCAATTGTTTATCACAGCGCCACAATTAGAGCCTGGAGAATACTGCACCCAGTATCAGCCTACGGATGACATATTGGATGAGACCGATGATTACGGTGCCTGGTTCGCCCGTGGTGGTATTGGTGGGACAATTCAAAATCCACTACTCCGATTGAATTATGACGGTACCGGAGCGATTGACACTCGTTCCAATTCGTTCAGACTTAATCAGGATGGATCTGGATATTTAGCAAATGAGAATATCAAATGGGACCAACAAGGCAAGGTTACATTTGGTAAAGATGTAACGCTTAATTGGGATAATCTTGGAGACGATGCTAAAGACGAAATGGCAAACCGCTATATGCGTATCGTTGGTCAAGATATGTTCACAATAATTGGTCAAGAGGATTCTGTTACCGGCAAAACTTGTAGCCCATCATCAATAGTCTTGGAACTTGAAGAAGTTGGCTTTCAATCCACATCCAGCCAACGCCAATGGTATTTGCTGATTGGTGACAACTGGGTTGCGATACCTGGTGCCAATGGTCCCACGCTGGAAGTATTTCCTGACTCTTGTTATTGGTTGGGTTATGTCTCTACACCGCCGCAAACAGACGCTGAAGGGAACACTATCACATATCATGGTGAAAGTCGTGTAACATTCCGATGCGTAATCAAACTAAATGACTCCAGAACGTATGCCGACACATTTAACATCAACAAACAGTATGTGCAAGGCTATACAGTTCAAGTAACCTCATCTAAAGGAACTGCTTTCCAGAATGGAGTCTGCTCTACCGTTTTGACTGCAACTGTGTACTATCAGGGTCAGCCGGTAAATACTGAGTACGCATTAGAGAATTTCACATTTACTTGGCATCGATACAAAAAGGACGATCCCACAAAAGACTTAGGTTTTGAAGATTTGGATGTTACTGATGGTGCCAACATCCTGACCTTGAATTATGAGATGGATGGTACAGATGTCTTTATATGCGAACTCGGCTTTGCCGATCATTTTGATTATTCATTCCCAATAATTTTCTGATATGGCAATCTCAAAACTTCAAATAGGCACTAAGACATCCAACCAGGGTGTTAATGCCTCCGGCAAATTGACTGCGGTAGAGTTTAATCAGTTGACGGCAAAGGTCAATGAAATGATTGACGCTCTCAATAATAAGGTTTACATCACTCAGGATGAATATGATGCTTTGGCACAAGCAGGAGTTCTCAACCCTGAAGTTGAATACAACATCTACGAAGAATGATTATTCGCAATGGAATTGACTTAACTGCCAGATACTATGGCACGAAAGCCATTACTGCTGTCTATCGTGGCGCCCGATTGATTTGGGAGGCCGTAAACAGTTGCTTCGGCAGTGGTTACTGGGTTCGAGAGAAAGCGTGGAGTCAGACAGACGCATGGAGAAACAATTAACAATGATCCAATATGGCAAAAAGAATCATTATCAACAGTGACATCCCTTCGATAGACATACCGTGGGATGATGGCACCCAAGCCTACAGTGGTGCAGCAGTGGAAAAATTCATCAAAAGTCAGCTGTCCTCTAAGATTGGATATATTGTTATTCCACAGGACAAAGACACAGATGGCTATTACCACATTTGGGGCTTTGCTGATCAAGCAGCCTACAATGACTATATGACAGACCCGGATTCCGAGGCGGCTAAACGATTGCTGAATGTTGCTATTCCTCTTCTTGAAGAGCAAGGTGGCGTCAGCAACATCGTCACGCTTACAAGGAAATCAGCAGCAACTCTTGTGACCAGTAAGCCGGTTGCAAGTGTAGAAGTCTCTTATCTCTGGCAGCAATATAATCCTATAACACACGAAACAACAGATCAAGATGAAGATGCTGTTATCGTGGTGTCCTGTCGTACTCAAAATTCAAACGGCGCGTGGGGTTCTTGGGATTCCAGCAAAGAGTTTACTGTCAATATCCAATCGGGCCAGACAAAAACGATAGACCTTAGCAAGCTGTTAACATCTGATGCCACCTATCAGATACGATTGGTGGCAACCGGTGAAACAAGTGGTATATCTGCCAGTCCGGTTACGATGTCTATTGTATATTCAAATGTTGCCGCTAACTATGAGGGGTCGATTGCAACCGCATATAAAGGAAATACAATTCAGCTCCCCTTTCGTATCTCCGGCAGTGTGCAGAAACAGCTTCGTATAAAAATCAATGGCTATACCAAGAATTTCACTCTTGGAACAACTACATATACGGACAATACTTACGGGGCCTCACTTACACAAGCTGAGTTTGACTTGCTTCGTGGAGCAATAAAAGCTGAAGCTTGGATTGCTTTTGGTGAAGGCTATTCCGCAGAAACCGAACATCTGGAGTTCCAGTTTATATACATACCTGAGGGAGACACAAATTCATCCCCCATTCTTGCTGTGACAGATATAGTTGAAGAGTTTCAGAACTGGACTCGTGCAACTATCTTTAGGTATGCAATTTACAATCCGGTTGGGGATGAAACTCCCCTGCGATTGACCCTTCAGGATCGAGATACCGGTCAGATATATATTCAGAAAGAGCAGATCTGCGTCAATGGAGAGAGCTATGCCTTTGATGAGAACTTCTCAATGGAGTATAACGGTGATGAGCAGCCAAGCACCATCAATGCTCAAGCAACATTCACAAACCTATCAGGTGTAACCTATGGCAACAATATCAATTTCGTTGTTGACAACTCTGAAAATTTTGCGCCGACTCGTGGAGCAAATATTGTGATTTCTCCAGAGAAACAAACAATTGTCATCAATGAAACTCAGTATCAGCTGGAAAACTTGTTGTCAAGCCCGGATGATACTAATACAGGTTGGAAATATAATCAAGAAACGGATTATACAGGTCGAGAGGTAAGTGTCCCAGTGTTGAGTATTGGTGCTGGAAACAGGCTTTCTCTTCCGGAAGAACTGTTCACAGACAACACTGGACACAACGAAGGTGGCACAGAGGGTTCGCTTACAGTTGAGCTTGACCTAAAGGTTAAGAATGTTGTTGGAGAATCTACCGTTGTTGATGCTTCAGCTCCTTTTAACGGAATCTATACCGGGTTGAAATTTTACCCCACAAGAGCTGTATGCCTTAGTCGTAACAACTTCACTGAAGATATTTGTGACGCGCACTTTCAAGAAGAAATGCGTGAGCATATTGCTATCAATATCATCCGCAACCTTCGTGGTGAAGGAATGAATCTTGTGCGCATATATGTAAATGGCAAAGCAAATCGAGAGTTTATTTACAGCGATGATGACTACTTTACTCCTATTGGAGCAAAGGGCGCCCAGGAGATTGTAATTGGTTCTGATGAGGCTGATATTGACATATATGGCGTGCGTATATACAAAAATCAGCAATTAGGCTCGACACAGATTCAGAATGATTATATGGCCGGTATGCCGACTATTGAGGATAAGAAAGCGTTTAAGCGATTCAATTCTATTTTCAATGGTACGGAAATTGGCTATGACCTTTGCAATGCAATGGGTCTGAATACCATTCTGCGTAAAATTCCTGAAGGCGGTCATTATCCCAGTAGGGAAAACCAGAGTAAGCAGAAAAATGTAACAGTCGATGTTCGTATCTACAAGGAGCGTGGCAATGCTGACAGTCTGGATATGAAACATTCCGGAACCTTTACTGGTATGACCGATAAAGGACAAGGAACCAGTGCGAAAGGCTATTATTGGTGGAATATTACCGACGGCTTTGAGGACGATGTGGAAATCACTGCCGAAGAATACAATTCTTCCGACCCCACACATTATGTAGATGGTGGCAAATACTTTAAGAAAATTTCTTACTTCAATTCTCTCGATGGAGTAAGTCAGGTATATGCCAGCAAATATGAACTTGAAGACGGACGTGGAGGCATTACAAAACTTGTGGGTAAGTGTAATTATGCCTCTCCAATGCAAAGTCATAAATTGGGCGCTATATGGGCCTATGACGAATTGTGGCAAGCACTGGTAAATAATGGCGCGAATGACCGCCCTGTTCTTGAGGGACATGCAACGTGTTATGAAAAGCCATTCCTTTGCTTTTACCAGATTGGTAATGGCAACCCCATTTTCTGTGGCTTTCAGACATGGGGGAGCGGCAAGGGTGACAAACAGACCTTTGGCTATGATAAAAAGAAACACCCGGATTACATGTGCGTTTCCGGAGCCGACAATGGTGCAATCGCTGCACTTTTCCAGATGCCTTGGGTTGTCAATAAAAATGCGCAAGATGCATGGGAAGGCAACATCTATCCCAAAAGTGTCACCATCAATACTGGTGACATAAAGAATGGTTATTGCTATAAAGCAGGCACCAGCGACACACTCTCGTTTGAGGTTGAGATAGGCAGTAAGTATGATGGTGGCGAAACCGATAAAGGCGTTCAGCGCATTGAGGATGAAGCTAAAGATGGTACAGAGAACACACTCTTCACGCATTTTGCTGAGTTCGCGAACTTTATCTTTGCTTGCTCGCCACTGCTTAAACCGTATGCAGGTACAGAGGCTCAGTTGATTGCTGACAGTGCGAATCTGGTGCGCGATCATCAGTATTGGCTTTTCAATTCCGGTTCTGATCGATACAATATCTATTATTACAACCCGGCTACGGCCAAGTTTGAGAAAATCATTAAGGTTCCTACTGCGTGGGGCGCTGACAATCGTGCCTATGCTTATGGCAGTCCGAAATTGACTGAACAACTTGCGGGCACAATCATCACTATAGACACGGTAGATGGCAAGAAATCCGTAACCTTGGAAGAAGCAATGAACACTCTCGGCACATCTGATATGAATGTACTGAATGATTGCTTCTCAAAGGCGCGTGTGGCATATTTTAAGGCTCACGCGGATGCTTACATCGATAAAACGGATGTAATCTTCCATCAGGCTTTCTGTAAATTAGAGGCTGCTACCGACAACCGTACCAAAAACACATACTACTGGATCAATCCAGCTGTGGATAAGTTGGTACGCTTGAAACAGGATGACCTGGACACCATCAAAGCTACAGACAACCAGGGCCGACAAACCAAACCGTATTATGCGCTGGAGCATACCAAGGACGCGAATGGAAGCAACTATTGGAATGGAGAGAACAACATCTTCTACACTCTCATAGAGCGTGCTTATCCTGACTTGATTCGCAACATGATGCGTGACATATTTTCGCGTATGGCACTCATTTGTGGTAGTGTTGAAGAATACTATCAGCAGCGTTACTATTGGGTACAGGAATACTTTCCGGCAGTAGCGTATAATGAGACAAGCCGCGTACTATATGAGGTTGCTCAGGTGAAACTGATGAACGGTCTGATTGATGTAAGTCAGGACCCCATTACACAGGCTATCGGAGATCAGCTGGAATGTGAGAAGCAGTTTATGAATCGCCGACTCCCTATGCTGATGTCGTGGTGCGAATATGAAACCGGAGGAGATGGCACTCTAAGCTTCCGCTCAATCAATAACAACGCAGGTCTTTCACCAGTCTATGACATTGAATATACTGCATATCAGTATATTTATCCCAAGTTGGCGATTGGTGGCAAGATGGCTACTATCTACGCCAAGCAGAATGGTGAGTGGATAGCACAAGATGGTAGTGAACCATATTTGTGTGCTCCTGGAGAAACTGTGCGTATGGTGTGCGATACTGACTCCAACACGCAGTTTACAATGCGTTGGATGCACTATGCTAAAAGCATTGGTAATATTGGAAATCTTCCTTGCGGAGATGATGGTAGCGTTAATATCACCGGCAAGCGTCTTCGTAAACTTGAGTGCTGGGCTCCGGATGGTACGGCTATTGAGTTCCACCCAAGAGGACTGGCTATTTCCAACTGCCGCAACCTGGAAGAAATCGATCTGACAAATGCGTCTGCTTTTGCCGGTACTTTCTCTGGGGATTACCCTCGTTTGCGTTCTCTATTGCTGAGAGGTTCGGGATATACCAGTGTTACACTTCCTAAGACCTCCACATTGACAGATGTCGAACTTCCTGCATCTGTCAATGAGATTAAGGTTGATGGTCAACCTAACCTCAAGAGCTTGATGGTCGAAGGACTTGAAAACCTTCGTACTCTGAGTGTTCTTGGAAAACATAAGATTGCCTCCCAGACACAATCGCTCGTTCAACTTGCTTATTCTCAAGCAAAGAACGTGAATAAGGTAGAGATTGAGAATGTCTCGTGGACTGCATTTGCTGTTGATGTAATGATGTGGCTCCAGCGGCTTAATGCTTCAATTACTGGAGTTGTATCGTTGACAGGTAATCTTACTTTTGACAACAAACTTGCTCTCGCTGGTACTTATGGCGATATTGATAATACCGAAAATCCCTTGTTTATTTCATACTCTCGTCGTGCCATAAACAGTATCTCTATTCAGGGCCCCTCGTATATCACAGAAACTGGTTTGTTCCAGTATAAACTCGTCTGCTCGCCATCAACAGGTAATGACTTTGCGTTGAAAGACGGACAGCCCGATGTCAATTGGAGTATTGATGATAGCGCTAAAGCCTATGGTGCTTTCACCGATTCAATCAATGGTGTGCTGAAAGTCAATAAACTTGATGAGAGTGGAACTGATATGCGATATATCGTTCAGTGTAGCATTGTCAAGACCAGTGGTGCAGAAATGACAGCCGACTATCAGGTTGGTTTTTATCGTCGCATACCCAAAATCGGTGACTTCGCATACGCTGATGGCACATTTGATGACCAGTATATGAAAGACAAGAGCATCGTAGGTATTGTCTTCAAAATCAACGAAATGTGGCAGGGCGACAATGAAGCGGAGCCCACAATTTTTACTGGCTACAATAAGCCGACAGAAGCTTTTAAGACAACCAGGAAACTTGTTGGTTATCAGCTGCTTGTTGATTGCAAAGAAAACGTACCTTATCGTAGTAGTGATGGTTTCATCAATACAGGTAGCGTAGTATTTGGTCTTTATCCATCAAACGATAACAATGGACATACAGCCATCCAAAATGAAATTATGGCCGCAACCGGTATTTCAAGCATTTTTGACCTGCCTGGTATCAGCAACATAACTGCTCGCGGATGGTCTGGTGGTACAAATAATGACTACTTGACAACTGGCAATTATCTTGACGAGAACTCTGATGATGGGTTCAAAGATTGGAGTACTGCATCAGGTACTGTTGCTGATTGGCAGGGTAAGCAAAAAACTCAAGCCATTATTCGTCATGCAAATCAGATTATCAATGCGTATCTGTTGTCTGATGCTAATGAGTCGGTTGGCACATACTATACTGATGAAGATGGCGTAGAGCATCAATTTGCTGAGATTCCCACAACAGTTGAAGAGTTAGCTAATGCAATGGAAGTGCTCCATAAGGCAAACAATAACCTGACCAAATACCAACAGTTCTTATATCCGGCTGCGTATGGTTGTTATCTCTATGAGCCCAAGGTGAACGAAGGCGAAGCCCTCGATCCTCAGTATGCTAAGGGTAACTGGTACCTGCCCGCTTGTGGTGAAGAATATCGTCAATATAGCTTCTTTGCAAAGTCCAGAACTGGAGGTATGGGCGACACATATCAGATAGGACAAAACACGGTTCCGGCGCGTACTGTCATTGACAACATGATCACTGAAGCCTTGAACTCATCAGAACCAAATGAAATTAAGACAAATGTATCACCCAGTCATGTGGAGTTTAGCAACTACACTGGAGTTGAATTGGCCGCAATCAATCGCTATTTCCACTCATTAGTGGAGGCTGAGAAACCCATCTATTCAATGATTCTGTGGCGTGCTCAGGTTGCAAATGGCTCTGCACCCTTCACCCAGCACAGCTCAGGCCACCATTGGTCGTCCACTGAGCACTCGGCTAGCAACTCGTGGCTCGTCGGCTTTGGCAGTGGTCCTGGCTACCACCACGGCAAGTACGGCACTGGCGTGGTTCGCCCTGCTGTAGCCTATCAATTTTTTCTTTAATCTTCCTGGCGAGCTGCCTCTGGCAGCTCGCCTATAACTGTTAAACTAAGTTAAATTTTATGGAGCAGAAAGCAAGTAAAATGTCTTATGATGAGATGAAAGCTGTCTTTGAAAGCGGTATTCCTACTGAGCCTGGGCAGGAAGTGATCTTATCAAATGATGAAATAAATCGCGCTCGTAGAAAGAAAAGAGCTGCGCAAAAGAAAGCACCGGGTTTCCAAAACACCCCGATATACAGGTCTTTACATAGTGCAATGCGATTGCTCATTGAAATCGTACAGTTAATGCCAAAGAAGACAGTGAAAGTCTCTGATATTCTATTGGGGAATTTTGCTGAACTGATTCGATGGGCGGCAGCAGCCTATAACCATCCTGATCCATTTCTTAAACAAAATGCGCTTGAAGAAGCTAATTCTTTAATGAGCGTGGTAAAGATTACGCTTAATTGTATTTCCAACCTCGTTAGCGATGCGAAGCACAAGCAGCTGATGGCGTCTATGGACGCCGTGATGCGTCAACTCGTAGCATGGCGCAGCTCATTACAACAAAGTCAGGGTCCTGATGAAGAAGCCTAATAACTGTAACATCAGGAGAGAACTTAGAGCTTTGCTCGGATATGGGAGGCTGACTCCGTTTCATGGTTTGAACTATGTTCGGAGTTACGAAGCTGCACAGCCTCAAGATAACAGCACAGGCAACCATTGGTCGTCCACTGAGAACTCGGCTAACAACTCGTGGAACGTCAACTTTGGCAGTGGTAATAGCAACAACAACAACAAGTACAACACTAACGTGGTTCGCCCTGCTGTAGCTCATCCGACAAAGGCTTGGCTTCGATTAAGAGCAAGTCTTCAGGTGGCATACGAAGACTGTTGTCGTGGAAAGACATCCAGTCAGCAATGCCAGGATTACATGCCCATCGCTAACGAGGATTTGGATTTACTTACCACAGAGTTGATTGAAGGGACTTATCAACCTTCAACTTCAACATGTTTCCTTGTAAGGTTTCCAAAACTTCGTGAAGTATTTGCTGCTGCTTTCAGGGATCGCATTATCCATCATTGGATTTGTATGCGTTTGGTCCCTCATTTTGAAGCATTAAACGAAGAGATTGGTAATGTCACTCACAATTGCCGTGTTGGATTTGGAACCAAATCAGCTGTCGAGGGAGTGTATCAAGCTATTAAGGATGTAACATTTAATTATGGCGTTGATGCGTACTTATTTCGTGGAGATTTGGTTGGTTTCTTTATGTCTTTGCCTCAACGACGTATGCGTGACCAACTTATCGAATTTGCTCAATCCCAGTATCACGGAGACTTTAAGAATCTTTTACTTTGGTTGATCGATGTGGTGGTTATGCACCGACCGGAGCTCAACTGTGTTTTTAACTCTGATCCGAAAGATTGGGCAGGACTGGCTCATAACAAATCGCTGTTTCGTACCGGCAAAGGCCGTGGGGCTCCGATTGGCAATCTGACCACTCAGTTATTTGCCAACTTTTATATGGCAGATTTTGATGCGTATATGATGGACCGCATCAAAGAGTTACGAGCCAAAGGGGTTAGGTGTGCATACCATAGGTTTGTGGATGATTTCATTTTAATATGTAGTGATAAGAAGGCTTTGAGATGGTTGATTAAAGCTGCCGAGATTAAAATCAAAGCAATGGAAGTAACCATGCACAAGGATAAGCGATACATCCAGCCAACCAGTCACGGGACTATGTTCGTAGGCTCATACTTAAAGAATGGTCGAATATATCTCAGCAATCGCACAGCCGGACGGTTCTTTGATAAGGTTACTCAAATTGCCAACTATATGCAAACTCCAGCCAATCAGATTACGTCGGCAGACCTGGAACATATACTGGCTACACTGAACTCTTATCTTGGATTTTGCAAGAATCGCCAGACTTATAATCTACGGTGTCGAATTATGCAACCATTGGTGTATTCTAAAGAGTTTCGGCGCTACTTTTCTATCACACGAAATCTCACAAAAGTGACTCTAAAGAAAAGATACAGGACTATTATTAAGTAGAAGGATTCCGTTATGAAACAGATATGTAAATTTAATGGTAAGCCCGCCACCATTAACAATGGAGGCTATAAAAAGGGTCGATGGATTGTTTGGTTGAATCTCAGCGTATTAGAGATTGAGCCGACTGAGAATCAGCCTGAAACCTTTCAGAGTGTGACTGACCGTCTTGTTCTCAATGATTTCTCCGTCGCAGCATTTGTTGATGCGGTGGACCCACAGCATCTTGCCTTAGCGACAAATGAGGAGATATACGAAATCCTTAAATATTTCAATGAACTTGATGAGTTAGAAAGCTGGAAAGCACTGCTTAAAGTGCAGATTCAAGGATATGACTCAAGTAACAAAGTCAACCAGTTCTTTTTAGATCAGATACCATTTTGGATTGATAAGGCAACCAGAGTAGGTTTAGTAAACTCTCTTAACATGGAGAAAGGAGCCGGTCGTGCCGTATCAACCTTATGGGTAGAGGGTCGCACCATACAGCTTCCAGTTGATTTAGCATTAGGGTTACTTCAAGCGTTGGAACTCTATGCTCTTGATTGCTATGGAGTGACAGCGGCCCATCTCTCTTACGTTGAAGACTCACAGTCAATTCAGGAACTCCGAGATTTCAACAAGGAAGCCGATTATCCAGAAATGCTTCGGTTCAAAATATCAGAATAAGTCGGTTTCACAACCCCAATTAAAGGGGTTTTGACTATTCTCTATAAAGACCGAAAAGACAATGGGTACAATAGCAAAAGGCGAAATAACTCTTAGTCCGGTGAACGATGCTTATACAGTATCGATCACCCCTGCTTCGTGTACCATAAAAGCAGATTTTGATGGCTCTAATCCTCAACTTGATAATGCCAAAGGAACCATCACTATCAAACGAGGCACAAGAGATGTGCCTTTTCATGTCGTAGCTCCGCATATTTCAACAGGTGGATCTGTGGCATTTGCCAATCAAACAAGTTCAATCGTTGCCTTTGAGGTTACATCTCTTCCCAGCAACGTGTTAAATGGCACAGTTGGTTTTGACATCAAGACTGATGACGGTTTTGATTATCAGACTACTGTGCAGTTCGCGTTTACAATAGTTCGGGAATCAACCATGCTTGATTGGATTAAGGACTGGGAGGGAAGTAAGACAAAAGTCGGAGGAACATATATTATGACTCCGAAGATGTTTGTCGGCAAAAAAGAAGACATCGTAGATTCGTCTGTAACGCCTCCAATCTGGAAAGAAGGAGCGTTAACTGGGGTTTATATTGGCCCGGATATACTGTCTTCCCAGGAAACCAGCGCAGGCATTTATGGCTATCTAAAAGATAATGAAATATTTCACATCAATGCAGATGGGGGATTCATTGGAGGATGGACATTCAATGAAGCTGGTCTTCAGTCTTCCAATGGCGTTGTTAATATACTTGCTGAGGGGTCTATATTTGCAAAGAACCTCAATTCAACAACTGAATATTGGGGAATATATGCTGATGGTCATGCTACATTTGCTAACGGTAATGTAAAGTTTATGCCCGATGGCAGTGCAGAATTTGCAGGGTATATTGAATCTGCCTCAGGCAATATCGGCGGATGGCGAATAGCCCCCACTCAATTAAATAATGGCAGGATTATTTTAGACTCTTCTGAAGGTTTGATTGGGGTTTATGCCGGATTGCTAAAGATGCACCCTACCACTAATACAATAACGGTTTCAAAAACACCAATTGGAGGAGGTGTGGTCATGTACTACACTTCATCAGCTGATTTTGGTTTAGTGGGGTACTCAACTACAGGAAGAATATTTCAGTTAGGAAGCACTAATTTTATTGCTGGATGGAATTTTAACCATCAGGCAATTTGGACGGGAAGCGAATCCCCATATCTTGCACAGGGCAGTTTTGCAACCAATTACGGAGAACTTACGCTTGCACCAAATGGCATACGAAGCGCTAAATGGTATATGGATGCTGATGGAACCGCTCAATTTGTGGGAGGTAAAGTTCAATTCAATGAGAATGATGCTGAAATGTTTGGCTGGAAGATGAGAGCCGGACGTTTCTCTGCCGAACACGCAGCTCTTATATCCAGTTCGTTTTGGTGTGGAGTGTTTGTGTCTCCTACTGATTTAACTGATATAGACGCCTCAAGTCTGAAACAAACTATCAATAAAAATGGTGGAATCTATATGTATTCCGACGCTGCAAATTCAGCAATGAGGGCGTATGATAAGAACGGAAATCTTGGATTTGCACTACAAACAAACGGTTATCACACCATTGGGAACTGGTACTTTGATCATCAGTCAATCTATATCGGTAACTCAAATCTTTCCCCAGATGGTTATACTCTGACCCCCGGAAGTATGGTGTTAGCCACTTCTGGAATCACTGGCTATGCGTGGAAACTCAACGCAGACGGTTCGGGGGCGTTAGCGGGTGGCAAAATCAACTGGGACACAGAAGGCAATCTGACAGTAGATGCAAAAATTAGTGCGAATAATATTACATCTGGAACTATATCAACCGCAGCCATTAAAAATGGTACTTATTGGGGATTGAACTTAGATGGGTCAGGCTATTTGGCGTCCAGTAATATCACATGGGATAAAGATGGTAATACAGTTTTTACCGGTGAAGTCAATTCTGTAAAAGGCGTAATCGGTGGTTGGACTATTGCGGAAAACCATATTAGGAGCGACAACAGCGTCATAATGTTAGTTTCCAAATGGTTTAATGATACTCAAAACAGTAAGTATTACTCACAAGGGATATATTTAACTTCCGAAACTGCAACTGGTGGCTCCCAGGTACTTCCTGGTTATGATGATTATGGAGCAAAGATCAGCTTGGTTCCTTCAACTGGTACGGTCGAGGCAAGCTTGGCAAAGTACACCGATTATTCAACAGGAACAGCATATATATCTCCAACTGGAATTTTTGCCAACTTAGCTGGCACTCAGGCAACATCGGTTGGCACCGGATTAACGCATCGTGCGGCAATCGTTGGTTTGGGTTTTGCTAAATTGAATAAAGAAGAATGGGAATTAGGGCGAGAGATGACCGCTATTGCTGGCATTTATGGTCGGGCCTCCAATTCTGGTACAGCTCCAGCATACGGTGGTTATTTTGTTGATTTGAAGGCATGTGGCTTGATTGCTAATATGCTTATGGTTAGCGACAGCACTGCTGATGGCTCTAAGATTGGCAGCTCCTATACTTATGTTTGCGGGATTACCAATTCAGGTGTAACTCGAACACTATATCTGCCTACGGATGGTGTGGAAGGCCGGATAATTATAGTTAAGCAACTTGGTGCTGGAGCTTTGAGAATTGACACATTGTCTGGGCAATCAATTTTCGATGATAACACCGAGAATGAATATTATGATGTATCTACTGGACAGATGGCAATATTTACCTTTCAGGTCTATTATATCAATAAGGTTCGCACAGAAGTCTGGTCTGTAAATAAATTCAAATTTTAGTATGAAAGAATATGGTTACATAAATGAGGCTGGGTATCTGACCAGCAGAGAGTTTGAGGATTCTGTGATACCATCTTTAGATCCTCAATGGAAACCTGTTGACACCATTGATCCAGAGAAACTACATTGTACAGATAACCAGTGCAGAGTAAAAGTAGTTGCCTATGATGCAGGCGATCATATAGCATATTCTTACAATACTGTATTTGACAAACAAAAACTGAGACGGGAAATCGAATCCCGTAAGCAGGAACTTTCTGACAGCGATTATAAAATTGTGAAATGTTATGAAGCGTCCTTGTTAAATAAGCCATTGCCCTATAATGTGGAGGAATTGCACCAGACTCGTCAACAAATGCGAAATGAGATAAACGAACTTGAATTACAGGCAGCTAATGCGTAAAGATATTGAACTACATATAGAAACCGGAGATGTAGCTATTGACCCTCAGAATAGTCCTCGTATGAGAGATTTTCGGTGGGTCAATGAGCCAACATTGCTATCTCGCTATATTTATGGTGAGATAGATGTACCGTATTCTGTCAGCGAGCGTACCGTTAGGCAGCATGGGATATTCTTTGTTATCCCTTACACCCCCATATACCAGGAGTTCAAGATTCGCATCCGCAGGGTTAATGAAGACGGCTCTTTCTTGTATGTAATCAATGAAGTTGATGGTACGGAATGGTATTTGGTAAAGAGCGCACTTTATGGAGGCTCATTGAAAAATGTATTTGCGTCCACATTACCTACTATTTCAGAGAGTGGCTTCTTTATCAATCTTGAAGATGGTATCGCGAGAATATATTCCAGCAGTCTGTCTGATTTCAATATTGTGAAAGCTAATCGACAGAACACAAATTGTATGTTGGCATGTTTCCCTGGTGGCAATTATCGATACCCTTTGACTGGAGTTGGACTGGCTCGATGGATCAACTCTACTAATGTGGTATCAACTGATTTAACCAAGATTCTCCAAGCAGAATTTTCAGCAGACGGATGTAATGTCCGAACTGCTGCATACAATTATGACACTAAGCAGATGGAGCTTGATGTCGATGTAATCGAAGATTTATAAGATGGCAACATATATTGTAAAACCCAATCAGAATCTTTTCGATGTTGCCTTGCATCTGTATGGCAGTATTGAGGGCATTTTTGACCTTATGATAAGCAATCCGGAACTCAGTATGACTTCGGAGCTATCATTTGGTCAGGAACTTGTATATCACGAAGAGTTTATAATCAACTCATCTATTGTTAATGAATTTCAAAAGCAAAATATTACGCCATCATCAGGCGCCCGTCATGTCTATTTCAAACGGCCTGACCGAGATTTGATATTTCTTATTGGCGTTAATGCTGATATGGCACTCACTCACATCAAGGTTGCCGGAGAGGGTGAAATGTTTGTAGATTGGGGCGATAACTCCAATCTTGAATCCATTATACTCACTCCAAGCGTTCAACAAATCGAACATTATTTTGACAGTGAAGTTGAAAAACGTAGAATCAAGATATATGGAGACGCCAACACGTTAAAATTCACTCAGCTTGACACAACCGGGCTTGGTGGTGCATTGCTTTTGTGTCGTCCAGTAGTTGTTGATGAATACGTGTGTCGTGGTAGAGGTTACTCCTTGACTGGTTTGGCATTACTGAATGGTACTTACAAAGTAGATTTGAGTAATGGAATAATATCTGACTTACTGCCGATCGCCAATATGTCACTTCAGGAATTGAATCTGACTGATGTATATTACATGAATGATGAAGTATTGGATGATTATCTTGTATATGTCAAGGAACATTACAATGACCGGCGCCCATGTATAGTGTATTTAACTTCAACACCATCTGAACGAGGCTTTGAAGCGATCGATACAATATTGAGAGAACCAGAGTGGAATATTTCAGATACATGGAAGTTCTACATCAATAATGAATTATACATACCTAAAACGATAGAAAATGGCACGGTCACTGAGTGAAATATATGCGGTTGCCAAAGAGTGCCGCAACAACTATTTGGAGTTGACAGAATTTGAAAACAGTTCTAAAATGTCAATTCTTGACGCATTTACATGGGTCACGTCTGCATGTATCTGGACTTTTGAAAATGTGATGGATGTCTTCAAGGTAGATCTTGCCAAAGACCTCCAAAACAGAATCAATGGAACTCCTGCGTATTTTGCCAATGCTTTGATGAAATATCAGTCGGGAGATGACTTGGTTATCAGCGAAGACGGCACGTCTTTTTCATACCCTCAAGTTGACCCAACCAAACGAATTGTAACTAAGGTCGCTTATTACGAAGAAGACGAGCCTGGGTTCCACGATAAGATTGTCAGGTTCAAAATTGCAACTGGTAAACCGGGAGCTTACGCTCGAATCGATGATGACGAACTGATTGCAATCAGGGCATTTCTGAATCAGATACTATTTGCCGGTCAGCACGCGAGAGTCGTGAGCCGTATAGGAGATGTACTTGTACCAAGAGTTGTGGTTTACTATGATGGAGCTGTCCCCGAAGATGATCTTTATGCAGCCATAGAATCTGCTCTTAATGAGTATATTGCCAGCATAGATTTCAATGGGTTGGTTTACACTCAGAAAGTCATTGACAGCATACAGAACGTGGAACATGTCACCGACGTTCAGGTTTCGTCGGATGACACAGACCACCAAGGTATTTTTATTGCCAGCTATGACGATGATAATAACTTGATATATAAAGAAGGTACTACCGACCCTCTTGTTAAGATAGGGCGTTACTTTGTGCCTAACTCTGGTTACATCAAGCAAAGTTCAGCATCAGGGGTAGAAAAAGACATTCCCCTTTGGCGAGATACTATAATTCTTAAATTGGAAGACAACGTATGAGGTACAGAATTAACTTTGATAAAACTATAAATCAGCTGGTGCCATACTATCTTGGTGGGCGTCGCCTGATTCTGTACCTGCAAGCGTTAATTCGTCCACTTCAGCAGGCAAATGAATCCTTTGTAGAATATGCAAAGGAGACACGTATCGAAGCTGCGATGACCTCCCAGATTATCAAGTTTGAATGGTATTTGAATCGCAAGTTCAGTAAGTATTTTGCCAATGGTGGAAGAATTGTCATTAAGAACTCTGAACAACCCGGTACACCTATTTGGCATGAATCAGCCAATATTACACAGAGTGACAACATGCTTGTACACACTGAATCTGAAGCAACGGAGCCACGGCAGCTAATTCTTTATCGTAGCGATGAACAAACTGAAGAAAGCAGTGTGAGCTTCTTCGTTGCAACCCCGCGAATTGATACGAAACTCATCTCAGAGTCAAAATACATTGCAATGCTGAAATATGTCATTGACAAGTATCGGCTTGCCAACAAAACTTATATCATCAAATACGAATCTTAATGAAAGAGTTTAGCGCACAAACAGGTGGACGTTACACCTATGCTGATGATCTTGAGAATCTTCAGGAATTAGCGTTGGCTTTTGCCGAGCTTTTTGATGACTGTGACAACTTCATAGTTAGCGGTTGTGAGGTTACAGGCTCAGCAATCAGTGCCGGTTATGTATTCTTGAATGGCAAGTTGCGTTCTTTTTCAGGCGCAACAGGCTTGACTTCGTGGCCGCAATATATTTATGAGTTGAACACTACTGAAAGCGTTCCATACGAAAGCGGTGGAGCTAAAGTCGGCAGAAACATCTATGGCTGCACTATCGGAAAATCTGTACCGGTCACAGCAGACCCTCTGACTGGTAAGGTGCCCACATCGTTAGCAATTACATCTACGGGCGGTTTACGAATGAAAGATGCGTTCATTGGTAAGTATGCGCTTCTGCTCGATCCGGCCAATGGTTCTCAGATTGTAAACAGTTTGGTGAATTTTGCGAAGGATATTCAAACCAACGGAGACTTAACCGCTAATAAAGCTGTTACGATTAAGAATGGAGCTGTATCTACGCGAATTAGCTACAGCGGTTCAACGTTCAGCATTTCGTCCACTGGCAACTCAAATACTTACCAAATATCTGTTGTTGATGGTATAGGCATCCGATTCTATTGCAATAACACTCTTGTCGCAACCATCGGACATTCATCTATCACCTTCAATAAGCCATTGTCTTCTTCACAAGGCACTTTTGGTGGGCTCGTACTTACAGGCAACCATCTTTACCAAGGAACAGCAAATGGTACAGCAGACGCATACATTAACTATTACAGCTACAATGGTGGAAGCACTCAGTTTCGCAATACTCATATCGGAAACGGTAAAGGTAAAAGCGTAATCAGCGTAACAGGTTCATCCAATACTATTGGCATTTTTGGAGCGACTACTATTGCTTCGGGTGTTGCAGACGGGCTTGTCCTGAAAGCAAATGCACTGAAAACAAACAATGCGCTCACTAATGCAATAGCTTGGACAGATTCTGCCAATGCGACAATGGCACGAATCGGATTCATCAGCTCCGAGGACAATGAGTTCAATATCAATAGTGCATCCAATAATATCCGTATTATGGGAGCAACCTACGTCAATATCGGCCCGGTAATTAAGGAAAATGGCGTTTTATTATCTGAACGGTACGCCATGATTACGACGATGAACACAGCACTTGATAAAAAAGCAAACACAAGTGATGTTTACTCAACCAAGCAAGCTGATGATAAGTTTGCAAAGTTGGCAGGCGGGTTGTCTCAGTTTGTCTCTGTTACTGTTAGCAAATCCGATTGCCGTTCACATATTGGTGCCGTTGGAACGGATGATTTGAGCAAGTATGCAAAACTTGATCAATTTCTTGCAGATATGGCAGGTTCTGAAGCCAACAAGAAAAAAATTCGAGATAATATAGGTGCCGCAAGTGCCGGTGACTATGAACCCAAAATGGCTGACTCCGGCTGGAAGTTGATAAAGGATTCGCTGTATGTACGTCAGATTGGCAACATCGTCTGCATACAAGGCTCTACAAAAACAATTCACTCAGGAACTGTTTTTACAATCCCGAATACTATTGCGGCCCCCTCTCATGCTGTCAAGCATACAATAGGATTTGCAAATAACCGTACATGGGTCTGCAAGATTGCAGCTGGACAACGCGCTTGTCAAGTCGTGTATTGTGACTCCAGTTGCAATCGCTCAACAGAATTTTCAATAACTTATATGGTATAAACAATGAGAACATTTAACACTCCCGCACAAGCTCGAAGCCTTCGAGAAATCGAAGCAGCAGCTGTCACTCCCGTCTCTGAACAAATCAAAGATGTCTATGGAGAAGTCCAATCAGCACCGACCCCAGAATCAGAAGTTGTCGAAGAGGCAAAGCCCCAAGCCGAAGCCGAAGAGACAGCAAAAAAGTCCAGGTCGAAGAAGAATCCTAAGGCGGTTTGATGAAGTCCCCTTAGGTTATAGCCTCCGGATGAACACACCATTGGAGTACGACTTAATCATGCAAGTTGTCGGCTCCAATGGTGTGCCAGATGCAGACTTAATTGAGGCTATCAGTTATGCGTCAAACAATCCATTCTTTAGGTCGGAACTGTTTAGATTGCAGTTAATTAAATATAGGAAGGACGGATGTACGGCTGAACATCCCAAAATACCTCCAAGTTCTAAACAAATTCAGCGAGCTATCGAAAATCGCAGAAATATCATCAAAGGACAGAAATAAAATTGGTGCGAATGAAGTAAAAATCTTCGCACTTTTTTCATCTGTTTGAAAATATTTCTTTAACTTTGCGGTGTTTTTCAAATTGACTTCGTACAGAATCTAATCAAAATCACAATGCAAATTCCTATAAATGAAGGACTTTACCGTGTCTGTGCGAAAACTCACAGACGTTGAGCTTCTAAGGGAGGCGTGCGCTTCGACGTTTATTGGTGAGAGCCATGCGTCGTTAAGTCAACTTTACAAGGCTGAACACTCCCCAGTCCGAACACAATTGTTCTGGATAACTCTAAAAAACATCCCTCTGTTCGTCAGCACCCATTTGCTCCGTCATCATGTCGGCTCTGTACCGTTCCAACTTACTTGTCGAGATGATCGCAATGGTGGCAACCCTGGTATGTCTGCAAAAATTGATGATGTAGTCAATCGCATCAAATCTCTTTTGAACGATTGGCAGAAAGGGGGTGCCATTACAGCTCCCCACATTCAAGAAGAAAACGCGATCGTTGAAGAGCTTGAGTGGCTTAAAAACAATGCTGATAGGCAGACTCCGGTCAACCTTAGCCTTTGCGTCAACGCTCAATCGTTGATTGACATGGCTAAATTAAGGCTATGTTCCGGTTGTGCTGCTGCTGAAACAGTTATTGTTTTCCGTGAAATCAAGTATCAAATCGCACAAATTGACCCTGAGCTGGCAGCTATGATGGTACGCAAATGCGTGTACCGTAATGGCCTGTGCGGAGAAATGCGTTGCTGCGGATTCAACTCCACACCTGCATTTGACACCGAGCTCAAGGAATATGTTTCTCATTTCTCTGAGAAGCAAAGAGGTACTAATCGTAAATGCAATCAGGAGAAATGACTATAGAAGAATGGCTCAATCACGAGGAACTGCCAGTAACCATTTGGCGTAAAAAGTACCAGCAAAAGGATGAAGACTTTGAGCAATGGCTCAACAGAATTTCTGCTGGGGATGAAACTGTCAAGGAATTGATCCGGGAAAAGAAATTCATCTTCGCCGGTCGCATACTTTCAAATCGTGGCATCAAAGACCGAAAGATAACACTCAGCAACTGTTATGTAGTGACGCCACCCAATGATAACCTTGAGTCTATATTTGATGCTGGCGCTAAGATGGCTCGCACATTCAGTTATGGTGGTGGATGTGGCATTGATGTCAGCAATCTTCGGCCCAAAGGCGCTGATGTGAATAATGCAGCCAAAAGCACATCTGGTGCCACCAGCTTTATGGACTTTTATAGTTACATAACCGGTCTAATCGGACAAGAAGGTCGTCGAGGCGCCACCATGCTTAGCATTTCATGCGAGCATCCGGACCTTGAAGAGTTCATCAATCTTAAATCCAACTTGGATGTATGCACCAAAGCAAACATCTCAGTTCGTATGACTGATGCTTTCATGCACGCAGTTGAGACAGACTCTGATTTCAACCTTGAGTTCATCTTGGAAGATGGTTCAAAAATCGGTCGTGTTGTCAGCGCCAAAGAAATGTTTATGCTGCTTGCTAAGCGCAATTGGGAGATGGCAGAGCCGGGCATCTTATACTGGGATCGAATTGCGAATTACAATCTCCTCCAGAACACTGGATTTCAGTATGCTGGAGTGAACCCTTGTGCAGAAGAGCCTCTACCTGCTGGTGGAAGTTGTCTCTTGGGTAGCATCAACCTTAGCGAATTTGTTATTCTTCCTTATGAGGAGGGGGCTTGTGTTGATACAATCTCGCTCGGCAAAACAGTTGAGAAAGCAGTCATGGCCCTCAACGATGTGCTAATAGAGGGATTGCCACTGCACCCACTTCAGGAACAACGTGAGTCAGTCCATGATTGGCGACAAATCGGTCTCGGCACTCTTGGATTAGGAGATATGCTCATCAAGTTAGGCGTAAAATATGGCTCTCCAAAATCCCTTGAGATAATCGAAGAGGTGTACCGAGAGATTGCAACGGCCGCACTGATTGCCTCACTCGATTTGGCGAAAAGCAAAGGTGCCTTCCCGAAATGCACTGATGACATTAAAATTGCTATCACCAATTCAGATTTTGTTAAAAATCTTCATTTGCCTGATTTCATTCTGGATGAGATCCGCGAATATGGCCTCTACAACTCTCAGCTTTTGACTTGTGCTCCAACTGGAACCATTGGCACTATGCTTCAGGTAAGCACTGGCGTAGAGCCTAATTTCGCTTTCTCATACAATCGTCGTACCGTATCGTTGAACAATGAGGAAACCACATATCAGGTGGATGCCAAAATTGTTCAGGAATACAAGAAAGTCACCGGCGCAACTAAATTACCTGACTTCTTTGTTGCATCTGCGGACATCGACTACCACGACCGTATCAAGGTTCAGGCGATGCTTCAAAAATATATTGATGCGTCAATTAGCTCCACGGTTAACCTCCCTCACGAGACAACTGTTGAACAGGTTGCCGACCTCTATATGGAGGCTTGGAGGCAAGGGCTCAAAGGCGTGACCATTTGGCGTGATGGCTGTCAGCGTCAAGGTATTCTAACCACTGACAAAAAGTCAGAAGAAACGCCCAAATCAGATAATGAACCAACAAAAATACGAAAAGCTTCTGATGATTGTATCGGTCGCAAAAGAACACTTGTTACCGGTTGCGGCACTCTTCACTTAACCGCGTTCTTCGACCGCCATACTGGACAGTTGCTGGAAACTTATTTCAGCAAAGGGTCTCAAGGTGGATGCGCGTTGTTTATGGTTGGACTGTCTCGAATGGTATCACTTGCCGCTCGTGGAAATATTGCAATCGAAGACATCGTAGATCAACTAAAGAGCGCCGGAACCTGTCCGTCGTATGCTGTTCGTAAAGCAACTAAACAAGACACATCCAAAGGTTCCAGCTGTCCTGTTGCCATTGGATATGCGTTGATGGACATGTATAATGAGCTACAGCATGAACTGAAGCATAACCATACTATGCAAGCAGCCAATGAGGTCGAAAGTCTCAAGTCGAAAATCTTTAATGACGCCGTGATAGAGGCACCAAAATGTCCTAAATGTGGTGAACCCATCCAAATGGTCGAAGGTTGTATGACCTGCGCTGCATGTGGGTATTCCAAATGTAGCTAATGACAATCCTACCTAATTATGGATAGCCTCTATCTGTTATTAGGTAGGATTGTTTCACTAATAATCCTTTTAACATAAATGAAAGTTATATACTATTGATAGATAGCGAAATAGATGATTTTCATTTTTAGCCAGTTGAAAAAATAAATAAAAATATTTTGTTAAGTCGAAAATTAGTCTTAACTTTGCATCGAAACAAAACAAGAGAACCAATGACATGATTAGAAGCAAGGGCATAATCGAGGTCCATGAGGGTTATGCCGACACAAGCGAATTTAAGGAGGCTGTGGACATTTTGCCGGATGGAGAGTATGGTTATCTCATATTCGACAAAAAGAAAAACCGATCGCTACCTCAGTTGAAGTTTCTTTTCGGGTATGTCTTAAAGACCCTAAGCGAAGAGTTGCCAGGGAACCCCGAACCGGAAGCACTATACAGCTATTTTGAAGAGATTTATGCTCCGATACATCGCTGTAAAATCCCAGGAGAGGAAAAAGAGTTTGAATACTTTGACCTCAAGAATGAACCAGCAGCTGAGATGGATGCTGTCATCAATGATATTATCCATCATGCCAAGAATGAGTGGGGCATTGATCTGCTAACCCGTGAGCGGTTAAAAGCCGCAGAAGCCCAAGAGCTTTATGCAGGAGCCTACGCTGATACTTGGAAGAATTATCTAAGAAAAGTCTAAAATGAAACTTTTCCATGATGGATCAAGAAAAACCACGTTCCCTGTTTGACGTGTTTGCGGCTTCCCAAGAAACATTTGAAGACGCAAAGAAAAAAAGCAGTGAAGAGAGCAGCAAACGCGCCTCATTTTTCCGTGTTGCCAAAGATGGCACTTACCCGATGCGAATCCTTCCTCTGGCCCCTGTTCAGGATAAGGATGGCAATTTCCTCCCGCTGGAGCGCAAAGGATATGAATACCCGCTCCGTTCCCTCATGCTCAAGATTGAGGACTCCAAGAAGATGGTTAAGGGCAAGCCCGCCATCACCTATGTCACAGTATGCAACGCAAAGTATGCTTTCAAGGAAATTGAAGCAGACCTTATCGACACCTATGTCAATACTGCTTGTGAACTGTATGCTGATGACGAAAAACTCTGCAAGAAACTTCGCGAAGGCAGTTTCTCCGGCGGTCTCAAGTGGGACTCTCGCCGCTGCATGTACATCATCGACCTGGATAACCCCGGCGATGGCATCCAGATTCTTCAGCTTTCGTACTCTCAGTACAAGGATCTCGAAGAGCGTAAGCTCAGCTTGTGGGCTAAGCTTAACAAGAACGGCAAGAATGTTCCCTGTCCCATCTCGTCAATCGATTCGGCATATCCGGTTGAGATTATCCGCAAAACTGAGAACAACAAGCCCAGCTACAGTTTCAACATCGACACTTTAGGTGGACATGATGTCCTTGAAGAAGAGGTTCTTCAGAGACTTCTTGACATGCCTCGTCTGCCCGAACAGATTTATCGCTATACACGCTATCATCTGGAAGCGACCATCGCATATCTAACTCAACTCGATGAGAAATTTGACATCGAAGTAATGAATCAGGAAGCCGTCCAGAAATGTATTGACCAGATCAAAACTCTGCTCCCCGCCGATGATCAGTCACATTTCACTCTTGGAGGCAAAGATGGAGACAACAAGGGCGATGATTCCGATGACCTTGATGCTTTGTGGAAGCGTCTTGACGCAATCTATAACGCAGGTCTTGATGACGAGACCGCAGAAGGTCAGGAACTTCGTACTTCCATCATGGAGTATATTGATGCCAATAAGTTGAATGTCAAGGTCAACCGTAAGATGACCAACGAGGACATCCTTCGCGAAATTGACGATGAACTCAACGCCGCCGACGCTAACTCATCTGATGACTCCGATGATGAACCAGTCCCCAGTCAGACTCCGAATCCCGTAAACGATGAGGAAGACGACGGTGAACCTGCAATGCCATCTGATGAACCCGCAGACGAGCCCGAACCGGCGCCTACTTCTCGCCGCCGTGAACGTGAACGCAGTGACGATACCAGTGAACCCGCAGCTCGCAGCAGTCGCAGGGCAACTCGCGCTCCTCGTCGCCGTTAACCCAATGCACTAACCTGAAATGTTCACCCAGTTAAGTCTGGGTGAGCATTTCCTTCAAACTTCTATGAAACATGAAAAATCAGGCTTGTGCGTTGTTGATTAACGACATACATATCAGCAAAGACAATATTGCTGAATTTCACAAAAACTGGGATGAGGCTTTAGAGTTATGCAAAGAACACAACATCGCAGACTTAATCGTCGGCGGTGATATGATGCTTTCCAGAAGTTCGCAAACATTACCCATTCTTATGGCTGTGAGAAGTGCGATACTAAAAGCTACCAAAACATATAATTTGAACGTGATTCTTGCCAATGGCAATCACGACAAGACAGACCAGGAAAAAATAGAGGGCTACAACCATGTGTTTTCAGATTATGAAAACGTAGAAGTTGTGGATGAATTTGTCGGCTACGATTACGGCGACAACCTCACACTTTGGGTTATGAGCTATTATCCGGAAAACGGTTCATTTATTGAGCGATTAGATACTTTGAAAGATGGATTGGAGCCGGACATTAACCATATACTCTATATACACGAAGGCATACGCGGAGGTCTCAGTACCCCCAGCGATGACGAACTCCCGGCACACATCTTCAACGAATTTAGCAAAGTGTTGGTAGGACACTATCACGACCGCAAGATGATTCCCGGAACTAACATTGAATATATTGGCGCTTCTCGTCAGCACAATTTTGGTGAAGACGGTGAGAAGGGCTACACCATACTTTATTCAGATGGTTCAACCGAATTTGTAAAGAATGAGGCTAACCAGCGCTATATGGTAATTGATGTTGAACTCGCAGATATGGACGATGACTTTATGGCTCGTCTGGCAGAAATCAAAGCTGACAGTCGCTACAAAGTCAAAGTCCGCATCAAATGTGAGTCGTCTCAGTCATCAACTGTCGATAAACGAAAACTGGCAGAATGTGGCGCAAACAAAATTGAGCTTGTGACCGAACAAACCATTGTGATGAGTACGGACCATAAAAGTATCACCACGAAGTTTGACAAGTCGGGCATTAAGGAAGAGTACACTAATTTCTGTTCCCAAAAATCTATCGACAATCAGCTTGGTCTTCAATACCTTGATAAACTGAATTAAGTATGTGGCATCTGAAATCAATACGAGCAAAGAATTTATGCTCATTTCTTGAGATGGATTATTCTCCCAAGCAGGGAGAAGCTACCCTTATATTTGGCAACAATCTTGATAATGATTCTCAGAACTCAAATGGTTCTGGGAAATCGGCCCTCATAGAAGCCATTGCCATCGCTTTGACCGGAGAACCGCTCCGCAAAGTTAATGTAGATGAGATTATCAACGACACCCAGGATGAAGCTGCAATCTATGCTATACTCAGCAATGACGCTTTGGAGTCTCAACTCACAATCAATCGTAAGCTGTCTCGCAAGCAGCCTCAGGCTATTCAAGTTCTTCTTCAAACCGGCTCATACGATACGGATGTAGAAGAAATTGTGCAAGCAACTGTAGCTGACTATAACAAGTATATTCTTGATCAACTTGGCTTGTCTAAGGATGATATTTTTGCGAATTTCATCCTGACGGCTCGTAAGTACAAATCGTTTCTTGCCAGTTCTGACAAAGAGAAGAAGGAGATTATCAATCGCTTCAGCAATGGGGTGCTGGTAGATCAATCAATCGAGGCACTTCAATCTGACATGGTACCTGTTCAAGAGGAACTTAATGGTGCTGAAAAGCAGGTAGCGACCTGCATCGGTCGAGTTGATGCTATGGCTACCGAAATTGAGAAAGCTATCAATGAATCTGAAGAGCGCCGACTAAACAATGAATCCCGTATTAAAAACTGGGAAGATCTGATTGCATCTAAACGCGCCGATATTCGTCTTGCCAAAGACAATATAACCGGCATTGAAGTCAGCTTAGACGGCTTGGATGTTCTTGACGAGGATATGCAGAAGATTGAAAAATCAGATGTGGATGCGCTTGAAGCCCTTACAACTATTGAAGAGCGTTTCAAATCCAATAATCTCGCTCTCACAACGGATTATCGTAGAGAGATGACAGTTCTTCAAACTCAAGTTCAGTCTGCTAAAGAGAATGTAAGCACATTGAATCAAAGCATCTCAGCTTTGCGCAAGGCTCTTGAAACAGCAGAGAATGATTACTCTATTACCTCTAAAGACCTCCAATCTCAGAAGGCAGACACTGCTCATCAAATAGAACAATGTGACAAACGCCTTAATGATTTAACGGTCGAAGTTAAGGAGCTTCAACATGCCGAGAATGAATTGGAAACCAAACAAAAATCCAAGAAGCGTGAAATCGCTAACATTGAAAATCAATTAGCCGGAGTAATTGTTTGCCCCAAATGTAAGCATGAATTTGTCCTCAATGCGCAGATTGACATTCAGGAGACCCGTCAAACGTTGAAGTCTCTACAAAAAATTCTGTCTCAAATTGATAAAGACATTGAATCTAATGAGACGGAATATAACAAGGTAGTTGCCGAGGGTAAAGAGCAGCGTTTGTTGGAGGCTGAACTGAACCAAAAGCAACGCGCTATTGAACAGGATATTGAAGACGCAGAAAAGAAAATACAGGCTGTTCGCCGAGATTTTCAGCAGTGTGAACGAGACATTGAAGATGCCAACTGCCATCTGACTGAAATCCAAAACAAAGTGGCACGAATCAGAAAGCGTATTTTTGATGAAGTGTTTGAAATAATTGATGAAGCGTATAAACGCCGAGAGGGTCAAATTAAATCTTTGGAAACTGAGATTGAAACCCTCAAAGGCTCAATCGCTTCTTATGAAAAAGCCATTAAAGATGCCAAAGAAGTTTCTGAGGAGGACATTCTTCAGTCTCTAAAAAAGAGCCAAGAAGAGTATCGCCAAGAGCTTCAATGCGCAGAAGACAAAAAGAACGAGGTCGAGGGTCGATTAAACGAGCTCAAATCTCAAGAGCAGACTTTCATTGAGTTCAAAACATATCTCGCAAACACCAAGATCAACGCCATAGCTCAGATAACAAATGAATTTCTTGAAACTATTGGCAGTGATATTCGTGTAGCTTTGTCAGGTTATACCATACTGAAATCTGGCAAAGTGCGTGACAAAATATCTATTTCACTCCTTAGAGATGGAGTGGATTGCGGTTCATTCGAGAAGTTCTCTGCGGGAGAACGGGTACGAGTTGAGCTTGCAAGCATCCTCAGTATGAATCAATTGACGAATATGAACTGTGAAGATGGGAAAGGTCTCGACCTTCTTATCGCCGATGAGGTTCTTGACAGTGCTGATGAGCAGGGGCTCGCCAGTGTTTTCAAGGCCCTCAACAAGACACAGCTCACTTCATTAGTGGTTAGCCACGGTTTGACCAACGAAGGCTACCCCAACAAAATCACAATCGTGAAACAAAATGGGGTTTCTTCTATTTATGCAAACCAAGACACCAACTGAGAAACTGGATCGCAGCCAGGTTGCGGCCCTCGACATTGCAACTCATTGTGGATTTTACTGCCTCAATGAACGCGGCACATGGAATTTTACGGAATCTATGCGCCGGAATAACAATAAACAGCATAAAGCTTTCCGTGATACATTGATTGACTTCATCCAACGTAATGGCATTAAACAAATTGTTGCTGAGGATGTAAGTGTAAACAATCATTTTACAGACACCCGTAAACTCTCAGAGTTCCGAGGTATCTTATTCGAGGTCTGCGATACGCTTGACCTCCCGGAGCCACACTTTATCAATCCCATGACCCTGAAAAAATTCGCGACAGGAAATGGACACGCTTCTAAAGCAGATATGGTGAAGTACTGTAAGCTCCGTTGGCAAATTGAGCCCGGCGATGACAATGAAGCCGATGCAATACACATATTCTTCTGTTACATCAAGCGTTTCAATCTTTAAGAAAATGTCAATCGCCAATCAAAATCGCATTTCTAAAAAAGAAGCAAGGAAGCACAAAAAAGTCCTTGATAAACATCTAAAAGAGTTTTTCTCATTACTGGATTCTAAGCCCAAGCCTTCAAATAAGGCTGTTCGATCTGAGTTCATAAGACATGAAGCTGAGTGGCGTCTGTATTGCACTCAGCACGGTCTTGGGGCACGTTTAGCAGAGTTGTTCAATGCTAACGTGTCATTGGAATGGGACTGCAAGTACACTCAGAAGAACCAGTAATTGATATTGAGCGTGACCCGGAAGTAATCGCCAGACGAACAGAACTCTTCAACAAGTACATCTTGCCCTTCTCTAACATGATTTTCAAGTTAGTAGCAGAGTATAGCAATGATACTAACAATGTACAGGAGAACTATTCTGATGTGATGATTAACTTCTACAGACGTGTAGAAACTTACGATCCTTCCAGACCAATACGCACATGGATTCATATCTGTACGAAACGTCAGGTCTGGGCTTGTGACAAAAGGCGTCAACAACATAACAACAAGGATTTTGACAACGATATTGAGGATTATGAAGATGAGCTTATCGACGATGAACACGTCAGCGGCAATGTCCTGGGCGTGGATAATTGGAGAGAGCATTACAGTCCTGATATAGTCGAAGTCCTGGAAGAGTTGAAACCACGTCACAGAGATGCCTTGATTCTTCAGGAAGCAGGCTATTCTCTAAAGGAGATCGCGGAGATTGAATACGCCAAAGGATCGCTCAAGACTCCAAATATGGAAACCATAAAGAGCCGATTGAGATTGGCACGAAAACACTTAAAAGATAATCTAACAAGAGATGGTCAACGAATACCTCGTCAAACAGACACTGAAGATGTTCTATGAGATTGCAACCAAGCTCATACATCCAAGTTATAGGCTCCCCCAAGGTGGGGAGCCGACGAGGATTATGCGCAATGCGCTTGAACGATTAGAGAAGAAATTTGGAGTACTCTCAGCTCCTCGTATTGTCGATTATGTGATTTGCTCTTCTCATGCTTTCAAAGACCGAGGTTCTGATTGGAAAATCAATCAAGTGTTTGGCCCCAAATCATTGGAACGCTACAACTCGGATAAAGGGCGTGTGTACTTTGAGGATAAGTGGTTGAAATCCGCAGAACTCAGCAGAGCCGGACTCTTGGACTTAATTGTCGATAAGAGCGAGCACCCTAAAGCCAAATTTATTTTTGTGCAGAGCGAAGAAGGCACCAAACTTCGATTGCTGAATCGCGATGTCGGGTTCGTAATCTGCCAGACCTCTACATTGGGTTGGTCTCCATTATCAGAGGCTTGTGCTCAGTGCAATTATATCGATAAATGTAAACGTGAAACTCAAAATAAATATCCGGAAATTTTCCGGTTAAGAACAGAATATGTCAGCAAGCAATAAAACCAATGTTCTTTCAGAAGCCTTCCTTGAAGACTTGTTCGTCACATGCGTGGAGGACAGTTACATCTTGTCAATGGTATGCGAGCATCTGGAAGAAGAACACCTGCCAGACCGAAATACCGCAGCGGTATTAAAGGCTTTCAAGGACTATTATAGAGAATACAGACGAGTACCTAACTATTCCATAATTCAGCAAAAACTTGCCGGTAAGAATGGGGCTCTACGCTTTTGGAGGGATGCTTACGATAATGGAGAAGCATTTGCCACCGATGAGTGCTTAGGATTGCTTGAAGAGTATCTTAAACGAGTCGAGTTCCAGAAAGCTTACAAAAAGACCGGGGAAGTGTATAACAAAGAAGGTCTTGAAGGAGCGCAAGCTGTGTTAACTAAATATGTTGACTGGGTAAGAACATTCTCGCTGACGGAATCGACTTACACCGATGTCATTGATACATTTACCACTCGCCATATTCAGAACCGCGCCAAGAACAATTCTCGTGGCTCAGTCCGCGCCATTACCAGATTCTATATTGATGAACTGGATAACCTTAATCAAGACCGAGATCTTCGCGGGCAGTTATCCTGTATATTGGCCCCGACTGGAGTTGGTAAGAGTCATGCTGCAAGATGGATTGGCTCACAAGGCTGTCTTGATGGCTTTAATGTGTTGCACTTCCAGCTGGAAGGCAGTAGAGAAGAGGTTGAAAATGCCTATTCCGCAGCACTTGTAGCCTGCAATGCTTACAGCTATGAAAAAGGATTTATAAAGGACCGGGATATGGATCTTTTTGCTCAGGAACTGGAAGATATTTCTGGAAAGCTCTTTGTGCGCAGTTATCCCAAATTCAATCAGCATGTTTCAACTATCAATATCAAAGAAGGCATTGCTGAGTTTCGTAAAAACTATAATATCAAGCCTGATATTGTGATCGTCGATTCAATGGACCTCCTGACAGATTCTTCAGGTCGAAAATATGGAGACAGTGGAGAACGATTAAAACGTATTGCAGTAGCTAATGACCTAAAAGATATTGCTACTGAGGAAGAAGTATGGGTAGTGGTAACTTACCAGGCACGAATTGAAAATCCAGATTGGATTAACGATGAAAAAAATGTGCTTACTGAATACTATTCAACTGAGGCCAAAGGCGTGGCTCAGCCCATGACTCACCTTATCTCTCTTAACCAATCAGCCAATGAACGTAGGGAAAAAACTATGCGTCTGCATGTAGCCAAGAGTCGCTTCTTCTCCAAAGGCGATACATTTAAGATTGCTACAGATTATGACCACGAGCGATTCTTTGACCGGCAACGCACCGCAAACCTCTAAAATCTCCAGTTATGTATATCAGTAGAGAAGAAAAGGATTTTCTGATACGTGAACTCCAATCAGAGCTTCACGCCAGATTGGACGGTGGTCGTAAAAATCTTATCGTACCAGAATGTGTGTGGTGTGGCAAGCAAGGTGGTAAGCTGGGCATCTATGTGGGTCCGGAGAAAAATGGCAAGACCTTCGGTATGGCTCACTGTTTCTCTTGTGGCCGTACCTGCAAAGATATAAATAAGTTTGTAGCTGAAATTGGCCGTTCTGACCTTCAGATTACCGACTCAATCAAATTTACACCGGTTGAGGTACCGGAGTTTTTCGGCATTGAGGAAGATGAAATCGATGACGATCTTAATGTGATTCCAATGCCGGAATCATGGAAACGCTGTTTTAAGAATCCATATTTGAAGTCTCGCGGATTCACAACAGACGACTATCAATATTTTCCGGTCGGCACAACCCGTGGTCTCAATTTCAAATTTGATGACTATGTGATATTCCCAATTTATGACGCTGGCGATATTGTCGGGTATGTGTCACGTCACACCTGGAGCAAAGATGATATTGACGCATACAATGATACTGCTAAACGTAATGGCAAGTACCAAATCCGTCGATATAACAACAGCATTGAGAATGACTTCGTTAAGCTGCTCTATAATTATGACGCAGTAATAGAGGACGAGACGGATACGGTCATTCTTGTAGAAGGCGTTTTTGATGTTATTGCCTTGACTCGCAAACTGGACCTTTACGATAATCACCGCATTGTTCCAGTATGCACATTCGGAAAGAAAATAAGCGACGCCCAGATTTTCAAATTGCAAAACAAGGGCGTAAAAGATATAATTATCGGTTACGACACCGACGCATCAGACGCCATCAACGTGGCAGCAGATAAATTGAACGAGTACTTTGACAATGTAATGATTGCCAAACTCGTAGGAGAAGGTAAGGACTGGGACGAAGCTGAGTTCTGGGACATCTATGACACCTTTGCAGAATCACTCTACACTCCAATCGAATATAAACTGAGCAACGTCGATGGCAAAATCTAATCGCATAGAAGAGTTGTACGATTGGCTGAAGGTCAACAAAATCCAGTATTCTGTGGTGGATTCCGATGTGATTGACATACCGGAATTTGGCAAGGCATACTTCCAAGACACCCAACGCTCTTCCTACAATTCAATCTTTCGCAAGGATCAAGACGGCAATCTGATTTTCAACAGTCTGGTTCGCCCTGAAGAATTACTGAATGACGGTATTGAATATATCGTGTTCAAGTTTGGTGACAATTTCTATTATCACAATGTAAAACGAGAGTTCAAACTCAACATACTCAAATATGTAGGGCTTAGAGTCCCCCTTCAGCATAATACCGAGTTTGTCAATTTGGGAGTGCATACCCCATTTGAACTTTTGAACGGCAGTTTCATGCCGGATGAATGGGTGCGTAAGGCCAAATATCTTGGACACTCGGCTCTTGGGGTATGTGATTACAACACTATGGCAGCTTGTTTCAGTTTCCAAAAAGAGTGCGACGCAGCTGGCATTAAACCGATCTTTGGCTATTCTCTTCTTGTAGAAGCTGAGGATGTAAAGTTTGGAGCCAAGGTGTATGTCCAGTCTCAGAAAGGGTTCCGCAATCTTCTTCGCATCCAGAAAGCCATAATGGTAGATAATGTCGAGAAGAAAACCATCGATATTACAGAACTGCTTCAACGTGCCGAAGGCAATGTTATTGTACTTGACAAATACACCCCAACTACGCTTGATGGTCACTTTGATATTATTGGAGACTTGGGCGATGCCTTTGATGCTATCTATTATCAAGTAGATTTATCCGAATATAAGGCGGAGCGTATTGACATTCGGGTACTCGAAGCAACTAAAAAGTACTTCAACGAATGGTACAAGAATGAATACATGCCACGTCCGGTGCTTCTCAGCGACTGTTACTATCTGGATAAGGATGATGCTAAGAATAAAATCATTCTTAACAAGGTAGCAGAAGGCGCGGCCCATGAACAGAGTGATGACCAGTATTTCAAGGATGCAGATGAGCATTTCGCTCTCTTTGAATCACTTTTTAGTGATAACTGGGATATAGACTATTTGTTCCAAGAATGTGCTGATAATACGTTTAGGATTGCAGAAAATGCGGTTGGACGTATGGACACGACGAGAAATTATATGCCTAAATATGACCTCACTCCAGAGGAGCTTGAAAAATATGGCACCGCTCATAATATGTTCAATCAGCTTCTGGAAGAAGGGCTTCAGCGATTGGCTCCCAAAAACAGAATCGACGAGTATCGTGAGCAGATGGAATATGAAAAATACATCATCGAATCTACAGACAATGTAGATTATTTGCTCGTACAATATGATACATGCAACTGGGCCCGACGCAACAATATATTTGTTGGCTGTGGACGTGGCTCAGCAGCCGGTTCCCTTCTTCTGTATCTCTTAGGCATTACGCTTATAGATCCAATCAAATATGACCTCATCTTCGAGCGTTTCCTCCTCCCAGAGCGAGCTGGGCTTGCTCCAGCAGACACCACTATCATTGGAGAAGACATAGAGTCAACTTCGTATATCCAAATCATGCTTGATGACAATCGGGTAATCAATTTGGACAAAGATGCAGAATTGCTTGTCAAACGAGCCGGTGAAGATGAACCCATTCGCGTCTATGCTGATGAACTTGAAGTTGACGATGACATCATCTTCGATAATAAAGATTTGCTTTTTACAATCAACGAGTTATAAATTATGGTACTTACAGAAGAAATGAACCAAGCCTTCCAGACCATTGAAGAGACGACTGACAATCTCTTCATTACTGGAAAAGCAGGCACCGGGAAGACAACATTCCTGAAGTACATAGTTGAACACACCCATAAAAACTTGATAGTCGCTGCTTCAACGGGGATAGCAGCTATCAATGCCGGAGGTGTGACGTTACATAGACTGTTCGGAATCCCCTTTGACCTTCAGGGTCCCAATACGCCAATCAAAGGCCGCTTCTTTGCAGACAAGGCTGATCTGTTTCAAAGACTTGATACTCTCATCATCGATGAGATAAGCATGGTGCGTCCGGACGTCCTGGATTATGTAGATAGAAAACTCCGTTTCTATCGGTTCAACAATCTACCGTTTGGTGGTGTGCAGGTCGTGATGTTCGGAGACCTGTTCCAATTACCGCCGGTCATCAAGAAATCTGAGGAAGAAATTCTCAGACAATGGTACCGTGGAGGATATTTCTTCCATGCCTGTTGCCTAAGAGAAGCAGGTTTCAAGATTATTGAACTTTCTCACGTGTTTCGCCAGCATGATGAGCGGTTCGTTAATATCCTTAATCGCATCCGTGAATATGAGCTTTTGCCGATGGATATTGATGATTTGAGTACCCTTAGGGATAACCGCCAGAGCAAGGACTACACAACCCAATCCATTCACATCTGTTCGTTGCGTCGGGATGCCGATAAAATCAACGAGCAGATGATTGGAGAAGCCACTCACATGTTTCCGGCAAAATTTAAGGGCGAGTTCAATCCTAAAAACGCTCCCTGTGATGTAAACCTTAAACTCAGGATAGGGGCCCGCGTAATGACATTGGTCAACGATTCCTCTCAAGGTTTCTATAATGGCTCAATGGGTACGGTGTCAGAAATTACTCAGGACAAAATCAAAGTTTTGCTGGATGCCGGACACGAAGTAATAATTGACCCATATACTTGGATTGACCGTGAATATCAAATCAATGGATCAGAAATTCAAACTATTGAGAAAGGCAGTTGTACTCAGTTTCCGCTTTCTCTGGGTTGGGCCATCACCATCCATAAAAGCCAGGGATTGACCTTTGATAAGATTGTCGTTCATTGCCCGTATGCTTTTGCGCCCGGTATGTTGTATGTGGCACTCAGTCGTTGCACTTCAATGGAGGGCATTATCACAGACTTTTTTATTAGCAAGAAAGCAATTATCACAGACAATGAGCTGATTGCTTTTAACAAAGCTTGCCGGAACAACGACAATAAGTTTAATCTTGACGTCTATCGCGCCGTTTGCAGATTTATGGGCTATGAAAATAACTAATGTCAAACAATTCAATACGAAGCAACCAGTCAAAGTACTGGATTGCTTCGTAGATTCGGGCTATGTTAAAGCAGAGCATGGCTCACTTCCTGACGTTGATAATGACTTCGAGAGTAGCCGACGCCAGGATGTAAAAGAGTATGTGGAGCGCCGGTACAATCACGACGGTAAGCAACGAGTATTCTCAGCCGGAACATTTACAACATTGAAAGCTAAGGCTGTAATCAAGGACGTGGCTCGTACAATGCGTATCAGCCCATCCTTGGTGAACTATCTTACAGCAATTTTTGAAGATGACAAAGCAGATTACACAGACATCTTCAAACTGGCTGCGACCAACCGCAAAGTGGCGAAGTTCGTTCACGATTATCCTCAGCTTTTTGAGAATATCCGAACACTGATGTTCCAGCCTCGTTCAAGTTCGGTACACGCTTCAGCACTTCTCGTAACTCCTGATGAAATGGATGGAGAAGACGTTGAGTGCTTTGACTTTGTGCCCATCAAGAAAATTGATGATGTACTGGTGAGCGAAAATAGTGGTTATGATCTCGATGAACTTGGTTTGCTGAAGAATGACTGTTTGGCGACCAAAGAGTTGTCTAAACTACACCAGACATTCGACCTTGTAAACGAACATTACCATGCCAACCTGACAATGGAAGGTGTTGTAGAAAGTGACCTTGCTGACGCTCGTTCCTACGAATTGCTCCGTCAAGGGTACACTCAAAACGTGTTCCAGCTTTCATCCAGAGGAATGACCAAGTTTCTTGTGGAGATGCAACCATCTACCATACATGATTTGATTGCGGCCAATGCGTTGTTCCGTCCGGCAACACTGGAAAACGGCTCAACAGAAGCGTATGTTGACCGTAAGAAGGGTTTGGTGGCACCAACATACCTTTGGGGTACCTACAACGCTCTCAAGGACACATTCGGACTGATCACATATCAGGAGCAGGTCGCCCAGATTGCCCGTGAGGTTGGAGGGTTCTCACTCGGAGAAGGTGTGAAATTGGTTAAGTTCATCTCGAAAAAGAAAACTGAGAAAATCCAGGCGATGCGTGATAAATTCCTCAAGGGCGCAAAACAGAATGGTTGCCCGATTGAGGATGCGATTGAAATATGGCAACAGATTGAAGCCTGCGGTTCGTACCTGTTCAATAAATCTCACGCTACTGCGTATGCTGTGACATCATACATAGGAGCTTTCCTAAAAGCACAATATCCGACAGCCTTCTATACAGTGGCTTTGGAATGGGCTGATGATAAGGAATTGATACCAATTATGTCTGAAATGGAGGCTTGCAGTGTGGCTAAAGTGGTGGCTCCCGACATTAACAAGAGCGCATTAAACTTCTACACAGACTATGAAACCAATGAGATATTCTGGTCACTTTCCAGAATAAAAATGGTAGGTGCCAAAGCTGTTGATTGGATTATCAATGAGCGCAACAAGAATGGCGAGTTCACCAGCATTGTCAATTTCATAGAGCGTGTCTTCAAATACAAGTTGAAGAAATACCAATACTGGGATGATCCGGATAACGAAGATGAGGTACAACGTTGTCCGGTAAATGCCCGACACGTGTTGAATCTTATCCTCGCTGGTTGCTTTGATAAGATCGAGCACGCTTATTCTGTGGTTGAGCGATATGCAATCGTAGAAAAAGCAGCCGAGTGCTTGGGCTTTGAAATCAAACAAAAGGACTTTCCTGAAGACCTCCGAGGAAAGCACTATTTCTGGTCCCAGCAACAAATCAAAGTGTCCGGATTAGGGGCCATTGATTACAAGCGTATCTATGACAATAGCGCAATCAAGGATCAGATTCGAGGTCGAGCTTCTTACTCAAGTCTCAAAGATACTCTCAGCGATGATAAAGACGGTCGTAAAGTGGCTGTAGCTGCAACGATTGTGGAAATCGAGGAGAAAAAATTCACCAGCAAGAAAACCGGTGAGCAGGAAACATTCTGTAAACTCACTCTTCAGCAGAACAATGATATGGGTGAACTGGTGATATGGCCTGAAGAATACCGCAATGCTCGCGGAGTGCTTCAAGGTGCTAAAAACAAATTGATAATATGTATGGCTCTGTGTCGCTACAGTGAATACATAGGCCACAATAATCTCCAAATGACACGAAACAATCTCATTGAAATAATATGATCATCGAATCAAAACCCATCATCATTTGTATTGTCGGCCCTTCTGGTTCCGGCAAGACAACTATGGCTCGGTTCTTGGAAAAGGCTTTGGATATTCCGATGCTGGTTTCTTATACCACCAGACCTAAACGACCTAACGAAATCGACGGTGTTGATCACCGTTTCGTGACAGAAGATCAGATGCCATCACGTGACAAAATGCTGGCATATACTAAATTCGGCAACTATCATTACTGGATGCCACTTGAAGAGGTCCAAGACAAAGGTATTTGCACTTACGTCATAGACGAAAAGGGATTACTCGAACTTGCCGAGAATTTTAGTGACGATTACAATCTCTTCAGCATCCTCGTCAAACGAGATGCAGATAAATTGATTGCACAAGTTGGCAAGGAGCGCGTTAAGCGAGACCTTGAACGAGTGTCAATTCCGGAAGCAGAATATTGTGCGGTTATTGCTAATAATGACAGAATCGAAGATTTTCTGGCAGGCTCATACAAACTAATTAAAAACATTTTAGAATAATGGCAGCTCCATCACAAGAAGTGCCCGTATTGGTGGCGTTTACACTCGACTTTGAAACAGGCGGTCTGAAATGTCAGACTTCAGCTTGCACACAGATTGCAATTCACGCAACTCGCCTCGATACTTTCGAGAAAATTGGCTCATACGTTAGCTATATTGCACCCTATGACCGTAAAGAAGTAGCCGGAGCCACAAAGAAACGCAAGGTACTCAAATCTAAGTTTGAAGCAGAAGACGCTACTCCGATGGACTATGAAGCCAAAGCGTTGGAGTATTCGGCAATCACAATGGATATGCTGGAGCAGTACGGAAAGCCCATTGAAGTGGTCGCCAGAGAGGTCATCGAGTTCATTATGGCCAACACCCCAAAATGTCCAAAGAATATGAAGCCGTTCATTATCGGTCAGAACATAGGTTTTGACGAAGGCTTCCTCTGTCAAATGATGGAATACGCCGGTCTTATGCCTGAGCTCAAGAAACTTCTCAGAGGACACGAGGACTTCTACGGCAACTGGCACCCTCTCGTGCTTGATACAATCATACTCGGACAGTTAGCGCTCTGTCACCAGCCTGAAGTTAATTCATACAAGTTGGAGATTATGTGCGAACACCTTGGTGTAGAGTTGGATGACGCACACGATGCCGATGCTGATGTGTCGGCCACGACCAATGTGGCAGCTGTGTTGACTCAGCGTATGCGTAGCATCGGAGGTGAATACACTGGTGATGACCTTGCCGTTTCAAAAGCGGAAAAATCACGCAAACACTTCAAAATCTAAGCGATATGGCACAAGAAGAACAAGAAGGAGTTTACTCCAAAGTAAATGAGCCTACAGTTCATTTCAAATTGATAACAGACCGTATCATTAGAGAGGTCAATAATCCGGAAATCAATCAAACGTTAATACGTATTTCTGGATATGACCTTCAGATCGACTACAATCTACAATATCTAAAATCTGTAGAAGATATTGAAGCCGCCTGTAACGGCATAGCTCAACTCTTCAGGGAAGATATAATGAGAGTATTGTTGGAGCGCAATAAACAATCTGAATGAAAAAGCACTATTCGTTAATGAGCGAAGGGCGTATCTCAATCAGCGTCCTTGCCATTAACGAATAGTGCTTTATAATGGAAACAAGCAACACCAATCTTACAGACCAAGAAATACTTTTCTGTGACCTCTTTGCTCATGGTGAAGCTCCTTTTGGGGGCAATGCAGCAAGATGTTATCAGGAGGTATTCAACGATACATCCAAGCGTACCAAAAGTCGCGCTGCCCGTTTGCTGGCTCGTCCTGAGATTCAAGAATATCTGAAGTCTTTGGACGAGCTAACCTATGAGGAAGCCAAATACATGAAGACATTCCTCAGGGAAAATCTAATCAGTATTATTGAAGAGTGTTCTACAGCCGAACTTCGGGATCGAAAGGGCGTGATTCAATCCCCAGCTGCAATGCGCAGTATTGCTGTTAACGCAGTCAAGGCTCTGATGGAACTCTATCCAGTCAAGGCCGCTCAAGAAAACAAGTTAAAGATTGAGGGCTCCGGAGAAGGAGGTATCACATTCAATGTAATCATGCCCGAACAACCTAAACAAGAATCATAAGTTTATGGAATCTATTTTTTCTAACCTACCGGCTATAATCAGTGCTCTTGGCACCATCATAACAGGATTTTTCGCATATAACCAGTACACCAAGAATAAGGAGACTGATGTGAAAATTGAGCGTTTCAAACAAGAAGAGGAGGCTAAAAGCAAACGAAGGGCAGATAATTCCTCCATCGTCTTCGGCGAACTCTGGAATATCCTGCATGAACTCAATGCAGACCGAGTATATATAGTTCAGCCTCACCCGCTTGGTAACGAGAGCTTTGTATCTATTTATTACGAAGTAAAGCGAAAAGGCGTTGAACCGATGAAGCCCCATGTCAGCAACCTTCATATCTCTGACATTGCCAAATTTGCCAGCGATTTAGTAAAAAACCTGTTTATGTACATTACAGACATCGATGGGCAGGTAAGTGACAAATGCGCCAAATCTTTGCTTGCAAGTTATGGTTGCCAATCAGCGATTATCATGCGTATGAACGATAACCGACATGATTGGGTGGGCAGTATTTTCTGTGAATTTACTCACCAAATTGACATTCCTGAGGAAGACGCACAAAGAATTATGAACCAGGCGGCAAGTGCCATTCAATACTTGCTGCCGGAATATAAATAAACACATGAAACCGGGAGATACCATTATTATCCTACCTTCAATCGCTCTTACTAATCTTAAATTAGATGCGCTTGTAGGCCAGACTGCCACTATTACGGAAGTCAATATAAATGCCGACATCGTAAAAGGATGTTGGGTACAATTACCGGGAACCTATCTCGGAGAACGAGAATGGTATATCCCGTATAACTCAATTGGAATATGAAATTCAATTCATTTTTAGTTGGAGCCGCTACAACTATGGCTGTTATAGCTGGCTTTGCATTTGCTTTCAAGAGTTGCCAAAGTAAGCAGCCTACAAGAAAGACTGAGGAAACAACAACTGTGGTTGACACCATTCCTAAATTTATAGATCAGCCAATACCGAGGGACAGTATAGTCCTTCGGTATAAGACTATCAAGGTACCTGTATATGATACAATCAGTGTATTTCGTTCTGACACGCTGCTGGTAGATAGTGTAAACGTAGAAATTCCTATCACCCAGAAGATATATCGTGATTCAACATATCAAGCATGGGTCAGCGGATATGAACCGGCACTGGACAGTATTAGGATATTTCAGCCGATCACAACAATAACTAATACCATTACCAATACCGAGATACGCTACAAAGCAAAAAGGTGGGGACTCGGCGTACAGGTAGGAATGGGCATCACACCTACTAAAGTTGAGCCATACATAGGAATTGGGGTGAGCTACAATCTTTTTTCGTGGTGACTTCACCCGATTCTGGTTAAGCACATCTATTCTTTAACGAGATAAGATAATACAAATGACTACATTAAAGATAGGAAGCAAAGGAAACGAAGTTCGTCAGTTGCAAACTAAATTAAGCTGTGCGGTTGACGGTATCTTTGGCCCCTTGACAGAAGAAGCTGTAAAATACTTCCAGGCATCTAAAGGTTTAGTGCCTGATGGCATTGTTGGCCCTAAAACTTGGGCTGCGTTAGGCTGTGTTGTAGCTCAAACCAAAAGAGCAATCAAAGAGCTGATTGTTCACTGTTCTGCGACGCCTGAAGGTGAGGATTTTACTGTTGAACAAATTCGCCAATGGCATACACTTCCCAAGCCCCAGGGCAATGGCTGGAGCGACATTGGTTATCACTATGTAATCTATCGTGATGGCAGTGTACACGCAGGGCGATATGAAACTGTTTCCGGAGCTCACTGCACAGGACATAATTCCATATCTATTGGTATATGCTACATTGGTGGCTGTCCTCCGAGGTCTGTAAACAATTGGGATCATTTATCAAAAGACACCCGAACACCGGCACAAAAACAATCAATCATCAAATTGCTCAAGGAACTTAAACAAAAATACCCAGGTGCCAAAATATATGGACATCGAGATTTTGCCAATAAGCCTTGTCCAAGTTTTGACGCGAAAACAGAATATGCTAATCTCTAAATCACTCTAACTATAAAAGATATGGAACTTCACATTCTTGACCGAATCTACATTCCGGCGATTCTCCCCAGTGAGAACAATTTCACAGATTTCAACCTCAAGCGCAATATCATCAAGAAAGTTGCTCTTACCGAGGAGGATGCTGCAAAATATGAAATCACAGAGAACGCCGAGGAACGCCAGACTAAATGGAACCCGGTAACAGACCGCGAAAATCCGCTAATTGTAGATTTCACTACAGAAGAGCTCGCTTACCTCAAGTCAGCCTGTGAAAAGCTGGCTGACAAACCGGCCCCTGACAATCTGTGGGCTACAGTGGAGAAAATTTACACCGCTGCTCTTGCAACTGCATAAGGCTTTTCTTGCTCCCAATTCTATATTTATCTGTCGAAGCGCTCCTTTTAATAGAGGGGCGCTTCAATCATTTTCAGAGTTCCACTCCACACCCTCATTGTAGCCATCATCATATCCATTTTCATACCCACCAACATAAGCCTGCAAGAAACCGGAATACTCCGGCTCATCATTGTAATAATATCCATAGTCCAGATGGTGAGTTGCATCTGAATAGCCCTCTTGATGGCCATTATAATACCCCTCGTCATACGCTTCATCTGCAGACCTGAAGGATTTGTCATTTGAGTCCTTAGGAAGCGGCTGAGCGACAACTATGGGCTCCTCTGGAGCATTGGCAACAGTATTAGGGCGTATCACGGCAGAATCTGTAGAATGAGCTGTCTGCTGATTCGCCGGAGTACTTTTTGAACAAGCCGAAAGCACAAGAACGGCTGATATTAACCATAAGAGTTTCATAATACAAAGGTAATCATAATCATTGGATTTTTAACCGATTGAAGATTCTTCAGGGCTATTCTTCTATGAAAAGATATGTTATGAAGAATTTCGATACGACAATAAGAGGTAGAGCCATTGGCTTTCTGGTGTGGTTCCGCAACCAGTATAAGATTTGGACAGACGACACCTACTACGCTATTGCCGATAAGTATAGGCAATGCAATTATGGCACCTGCCGGAATATGATTCTTGAGCTTGTCAAAGCAGGCTACATCAGGATATGGAATGAAGGCACACGCCAACGCCGGTTCTACATCGACCTCAAGAAATATAATCAGTTAGTCAATCCTCAAATTTCCTCAAGCGATGATTCCAGGACTCAGGGCTCCAAAGAATCTGAAGATTGACTTTGCCCCTTCTACCAGACAGTTTCAAGTATGGAAGCAACTCCAGCCTGAATGTCCGGAATGTGGAGGACGTGTAGTTCAGATTCAGAATGGTGTGGATAGGAACGGTAATCCTACTTACACATCGGTTTGCGAAAAATGCGGCAACAATAATATCCCACAGATTATTCTTTGTGGGGGCGCCGCCGGAGGAGGTAAGAGCTATCTGGGTTCTTGTTGGCTAATCAGCACCTGTCTCCGGTGGCCCGATATGCGTATGGTGGTTGCTCGTAAAACTCTCAAAAGCCTGAGAGAATCTACTTGGAACACCATTCAGAGCGTGGCAAAATCTTGGGGGCTGGAGGAGCAGGTTCACTTTAAGATAAACAACCTCTCCGGTGAGATGATTTTCTGGAATGGCTCCAAAATCATTATGAAGGAGATGGCCTATTCTCCAAGTGACCCCGACTATCTGCGCTTCGGTTCTTCTGAGTTTAGCGGTGGATTCATTGATGAGGTCGGTGAGGTTGATCAACGCGGTGTGGACGTGCTTTTCTCACGTCTTCGTTGGAAAGTGGCCGAGACTACAAAAGTACCCAAGCTCCTTATGTCCACCAACCCATGTCTCGGATGGGTACGTGACCGCTTTGTATTGGATGAAAATGCTGAGCCTGTAATATGTCGTCCGAATGAAATGTACATACCGTTCAGCGTGTACGATAATCCGGACAAGAACTTTGTGAACGCTTATGTGTCTGCTCTCTATAAGATTTCGGACCCAAGTGTGCGTGAACGATTGCTTTTTGGTAACTGGCTGTATGTCGATGTAAATGACGCTGCCTGCTACTGGAAATTTGATGGAGCCAAACATCTGAAAGATGGATTGAGGGACGACAAATACGACCCTCTCAAACCACTCATTCTCAGCTTTGACTTTAACGTGGCGCCATATATGAGTTGTCTGATGGCACAGATTGACTATGAAAACAAAAAGGTCCATATTCTTGAAGAGGTACGTGGGCTCCCTGAAAACAAGGAAAATAACACGCCCAAATTTGCTGAAAAAATCAAGAAGAAACTTCTTGGTATGGGGCACACTGGCGGTATAGTAGTTACTGGTGATCCTGCTGGACTTTCCAGAACCACAACTACAGAAGAAGGTGTAAACAACTACACCATCCTTCTTTCCATATTGAGTGCTCCTCAGCTTAGAGCAAGAAAAAAGCTCCTGAGCAAACAGCCATCTCAAATCACACGTTTGGAGTTCGTCAATAATATATTCGATGGTTATCAGGGCTGGGAGATCCTAATAGATCTCAAATGCCGTAAACTTATCGAGGACCTTATCAATCAGCGCAAGGAAATGGATGGCTCCAAATCCAAGGCGAAAATCATGGATTCGAGACTTGGCATCAAATATGAGAAGTACGGACACTTTTCTGACACCCTCGACTACCTTCTGGTTCTATTCTTAAATGAACCCTGGAAGAAATTTAATGCCGGTGGCACCTCAGGTATCACCACATTCAATGGGACTCCGATATATGGTTCGTTTGAATATTAAATGATGTAACGATGTATCAACGATTTCTTAATAACGAAGACTATATGAGTCAAATATCGGATGAGCTGTTTGAACAACTTATCCGAGGCAACCAACTACGTGTGGCTCAGGCTGAGGAGGCTGCTGAGGCTTCTATTGTCGAATATCTTACTGACAACTACGAGGTAGAACAGGCACTGATGGTTGGCAAGAATCTTCGTGAATACAATCCGCGCATCACTTATCCGGTTGGTGTACACTTCTACTATGAAGGCAAAATTGTCGAGGCCATGCGCTCCATCAATGGGGTTAAAACGCCCGCTTCAGTGGAATATTGGAGAGAGTTTGACCACTACGATGAATCTCTGCTACGTGATGCCAAACCATACTCTCAGCTTCTAAATTACCATCCTGGCGACATTGTGATATTCTCAGATTCTCTGTACGAATGTATGGAGCACAACGGTCTGGATTATGCAGACATCCGCATCCCCGGTATTAACGCATGGGAAACTGTTGAGACGTCACTCTGGGAGCCCAATCTCGAATATGAGGAGTGGACTGTGGTTGAATGGGAAGGGCAGTTTTATGCTCTTTTGACTGTTGAAGACATTGATTTAACCGTAAACCCACACGAATCCGATAACTGGGGGCTCATAGGCGATTATGTTACCAACTATGCCTATGAGCTAAAAGAGACGGAATATGTGGTGTTCGATGGTAGAGTATGGTACCCCACAATGTCTCCTGTTGCTGACACGCTTAAAGAGGGTTACAATTTCCGTTACCACGATCCTCGTAACCCGAATATCAAAAAGCACATGATAAAGATTGCGCTTTATGAACTACACAAACTAATTTCGCCCAATAATGTGAGCACGGCCCGCATTACAGACTTTGAAGCTACAATGCAGTGGCTCCACGACGCAAACCGTTGTAAAATCAATCCTCAAATCCAGCGAAAACTGGATGAGGAAAAGAAACCGGTCAGTGAAATCGCAATGGCAACCTTCCAGCGCGACTATGACCCATACAAAAATCCGTGGCAGATTTAGTGCGACCGCCCGGAACGACCCCGACAAGGTGCGAACCCCGACCAATCTTGGCCGGGGTTCGTTTTCTGTACCGCCTATTTTGATGGTATAGAAATTAGTTTGCCTGTTCATCCTCCAGCGTTCATAAACGCCTCTGTAAGTTTGTCGCGGTTCTGCTGGCTCTCTCCGTTATAGTAATGCTGCTGTATCATTTCCACGCTTGTTCCGGCGGCATTGGCTATGTATGACACTGAGAGCCCGTGGTCGATGGCCACAGTGATGGCTGTATGCCGGAACACGTAGGCGTAAAGGTCAAAGCACAGGTTCAGCTCCTTGCCGACGGCCTTCAGCCACTTGTTAAGGAACTCTCGGAACTTCTTGAAGGTGTAATCCTTGGTGGTGTACTTTTTCTCCTTCTCATCATCCATGATCGGGAAGATGTAGCCATCTTTGGACTGCCCCTTGTACTTGTCAATGATATGGCGCATCACAGGAGTCACTGGAACTTCAACAGGACGGTGTGTTTTCTTGCGTCTGACGGCGATTGTACCTTTCCGAGTAATATCCCTCCACTTAGCCTTGATTACGTCGCATGGCGCGAAGAATGAGTGGAACATGAAGACACAGAAGTCGTAGTAGATCTCCACCATGCGCCGGTCCTTGTACTTAGGTGTGATGTCCTCCACGCTGAGGTTGAGAAACGCTTTCAGTTCCTCTGCCGACAAGACATCGGGAGTCCGGCCTTCAATTGCATACCGGTCAGGGTTGTAGTCCACGAATTTGAACTCTCCGATTTGAGAGAGGCTGAACAACACATCCTTGTCCTTGCTCGCCTTTCCCAATAATGCCCGAAATTTCTTGGAGTGGTGCAGATACGCCTTGCCCTTGGCGAAGATATTCGCAATCTGCACCATCTTGTTGTAATCAAGGGTAGAGAAGGGCATTACCTCAAATCCGGGCACTTCCTTACGGCATTTCTGAAGGAGTTTGTAATACCCCTCGAAATTGCACCCGGCTTTCGCCTTCTCGCGCAGTGTCACGACCTCCAGATACTTTGCCACGGAGTTTCGGTAGTCCTCCACAGTCCAATCTGACAGCTCTACCGGATCGGTGCCTGTATGACGCCGTTCATTCTTATAATAGTCGGAAATTTGTCTTGCTGTTAGTTCCGGATGCTCCTTAACAAGCTTCCAGTAGATTTGCTTGAAATCAGCAAGGGCTTTGTTGTTTTCTTCGTGGAAGGGCGCGTAGCCGGAGAACTGTTCCTTGTCGGCCTTCCAGTGTTTCAAATCAGGAGCTCCCTTGAGCAGATACTCCACACTTTTGTAAAATCGGTCCTTGTTCTCGGAGATTCTCAAGACGAGTGCGCCGGACCGGATAATGATTTTTAGTCTTACCAT